AGCCCAAGGCGGAGCTGTACCTGAGCGCCGTGTCCACCACGCTGGAGCCGACGTTCTACGAGTCTCCCAGCGATCGCGAGAATCGACTCCGCGAGCTGGTCAAGCGGGTCACGCTCGAAGACCCGCAGTGGGTGCGCAACTTCGTCGAGTGGCTGCGGGCCAAGGCCAACATGCGCTCGGTCTCGATCCTGGTCGCGGCCGAGTTCGTCAAGGCCCGCCTGGACGCCGGTGTCTCCGAGGCACCTGAGAAGGGCGAGCGCCTCACGGCCCCGCTCGCGCCTGGGCTCAACCGGCAGGTGATCGCGGCTGCGTGCCTGCGTGCCGACGAGCCCGGCGAGTTCATCGCCTACTGGCAGACCCGGTACGGGCGCAACCTGCCGATGCCGGTGAAGCGAGGCGTCGCTGATGCGGCGCGCAAGGTCTTCAACCAGCGTGCGGCGCTGCGCTACGACGGCAACCGTGGCGCGATGCGTCTGGGTGACGTGGTCGAGCTGACTCACCCGACCCCCAAGGGGCCGGAGCAGTCGGCGCTGTTCGGCTGGCTGCTCGACCGGCGTCACGCACGCCGGGAGACTCCCGAGGCGGACCTGGCGATGCTCAAGGCCATCACCAACCGGCAGGCGCTGAACGAGCTGGCGATCGCTGAGCGGCACGCGTTCGTGCGGCAGGTGCTCGCCGGTGAGCCGGATCCGGAGTTCCGCTGGCTGCAGGCGTTGGCCGGGCAGTGGGAGTGGGGCAAGTCCTGGCTGGGTGAGAGCACCGAGGACCGCACCTTCGAGCGCGTGTCCGAGGCCGACCAGTGGAAGCTGTTCATCCAGCACGGGATGGGCTACATGGCCCTGCTCCGCAACCTGCGCAACTTCGACGAGGCCAAGATCTCCTCCGACGTGGTCAAGCACGTCAAGGCGATCCTGGCTGACCAGGACGAGGTGAAGCGGTCGCGGCAGTTCCCGTTCCGGTTCTACTCCGCGTTCAAGGCCACCGAGGGCAACCACTGGGCGACGTCGCTCAGCGCGGGGCTGCAGTACTCGCTGGCGAACGTGCCGAGCCTGGACGGGGGCACGCTGATCCTGGCCGACATGTCCGGGTCGATGTGGCCCTGGGGCGGCTCGGAGCGGGGCAAGACGTTCCCCTACGAGCAGGCGGCGCTGTTCAGCTCGGCGCTGGCGCTGCGGGCCGAGCGTCCGACGCTGGTGCAGTACGGCACGGGCTCGGCAGTGGTCAAGGTCGACCGGTCGAAGGGTGTGCTGGAGCACATGGCCAAGTTCACCTCGATGGGTGGCACGGCCACGATGCAGGCGGTGCGCGAGCACTTCCAGCCGGACGTGCACAAGCGGGTCATCATCGTCACCGACGAGCAGGCGCACTACGACTCGCTCGGCGGTGGGCTCGACACGCTGCTGCCGGACGACGTGTTCTGCTACACCTGGAACGTCGCGGGCTACCGTGCGGCCCACGGTGAGTCGGGTCCGACCCGGCACAGCTTCGGTGGTCTGACCGACCAGAGCTGGGGGCTGATCCCCCAGATCGAGGTCGGCGTGGACCAGAACTGGCCCTGGGAGAGCTGACTCGCTCCACGACGAGGCCCCGGACCCGCAAGGGTCCGGGGCCTCTGGGGTGCCCCCACTGCTCCTACCCCTACATGCGTAACGAGGTTCGGAGCAGAACGTGACGCGGATTGGTCTACCATCTCGCCAACGACGCAGGACGAACGACGGATGACGAGGGGCGCGGATGACCGAGATCCAGCACGGGCAGACCAGTGGCTGGGTGGCCGGGTGCCGCGAGCACTGCTGCCGGGCAGCGATCTACGCCTACAACCAGAAGTGGAAGTCCGACGTCGCCATTCACGGCAACGACGGCCGACGTCGGGTCGATGCCACCGGCTCCCAGCGGCGGATCCAGGCGCTGAAGCTGATGGGCTGGAAGCTCGACGAGATCGCCGCGGTGTGCGGCTGGGTGACCCCGGCCGCGGTCAGCGTGGTGCTGCGGCGCGACCTGGTGCTGCGCACCACCGCGGAGCGCATCGAGCAGGCCCACGAGGTGCTGTGGGGGCGGTGGCTGCGCGGGGAGCTGCGCGGGCAGACCGAGACCGGGCTGCGCCGCCGCAGCATCGAGGCGGCGCAGCGCCAGGGCTGGGTGCCCAGCGCGGCCTGGAACGACATCGACAACCCGCGCGAGCGTCCCAAGGGCCTCGCCTCCTAGCTGGTCTAGACCTCCAGCACCTCTACGTTGGAGTTTTCAACAACTCCACACATCTGTATGGATCTTGCGCTAACTTGTCTCGCAGCTCGGGATGTCCCGTTCAAACGACAGAGAGAAGCAAGACATGCGCAAGATACTCACGGGCTTGGCCGCGGCCGTTGTGGTCGCCGCTCCGCTCGCCCTCGTCACCTCACCGGCTGATGCCGCTGACGGCGACCAGATCCTCAACATCAACTTCGACACCGCCACGCCGTCCACGCTGCTGACCGATCTCGGCGAGACGACCGACTTCTCCCACACCACGTTCCTCGGCCAGGCCACCGACGGCAACCGGCCCGCCGGTTCGATGTGGGACCCCGGCACGTACGTCATCGGGTCCAACCCGAACGCCTTCCACGAGTTCTGGGCCAACTACGACGGCGGCGACAACATGCTGATCGTCAACGGCAACCTGAGCCTGGACCAGAAGGTGCTGGAGGCCAGCGCCACCGGCACGGTGTGTGACAACCCGCTCTCGCAGGTGCGCTACACCTTCGGTGCGAACATGACGAACATCCTGCCGCTGTCGGCCGCCTCGGACGGCGGCGCTGCGATCAGCGTGTTCGTCAACAACCAGCTCATCGGCTCGCAGACCGTCCTCTCGAACGACCCGGCCAACCAGATTGCGATCAGCGGTTCGGTCGTGCCCGCCGCCAACATGACGGTCAAGATCGTGAACGACGGCACCGCCTACTCCGGCAACGACTTCGCGATCGACGACATCACGCTGACGCAGTCCGGCGAGTGCATCCCGCCCTGCAAGGACGAGATCAAGGGCGTCTGGCACAACTACACCGGGAACTTCACCAAGAACGGCCTGGACGCCAACCACGACGGTATCCCGGACCTGAACGACCCGCTGTGGAAGGTCCACTCCAACACGCCAGGTGGTGAGCACGACTTCGCCACGCGCGGCGTGAACAAGCCGTACCGCCCTGGCAAGGCCAACGGCAACGGCGACTGGTTCTACTGGTCGGACGAGGGCGCCAAGTGCGCACCCGCTGCCTGATCCAGCAGTAGCCCACCGGCCCGTCCCCACCGCTCGGGGGCGGGCCGGACTGCTACCCGGCGTGTTTAGCTAACATGAGGCATGGCCCACCGACCGCGGCCGTCCAAGCTGGTCGCGTTCATCAAGCGCTATCGGATCGCCTGGGCGGTGATCACGCTGGCTGCGAACGCGCTGGCGATCGGGCTGGTGGTCTTCGTCTTCCCCGACGTCTCCAACCTGTGGGTCTCGATCTTCGTGCTCTTCGGGGCGTTCACCGCGAGCGTGACCACGCTCGGCGACATGCTGGTCTCGGCCGAGGAGTCCGAGCGCACTGACGAGCAGACCGGCACTGCCGAGCCCGGCTCGGACGTCGGCGACACCTCGTCATGAACATCACCGCGGTCCTGCACCGCCCGGTGACCGATCTTGCGGGCTCGGAGCAGATGCTCAAGGCGATGCTCACCCACTTCGACCAGTGCGGGCACACCGTCGCGGTGGTCATTCCACACCTGGACGAAACCGACGGGGACTCCCCGCTCAGCTCGATCCCGCACATCTACAGCACTGACATCGTGGGCGTGGCGAAGGGTGCCGACGTGCTGCTGACCCATCACGACGTCACCTCGGTGGCGATGATCGCGGCGCGGAAGATGGACCTGCCGATCGTGTCCGTGCTGCACAACAACGCACGGACGACCAAGACCGTGGTGCGGCGGGCCAGGACCCTCACCGGGCTCATCTTCAACTCCCAGTGGCTGGGTGAGGAGTGCGCCACGATCAGGCCCGAGCTGCCCCGCCAGGTGGTCTACCCGCCGGTGCACCCGGTCCACTACGCCGTCCACCGGCGAGATTCGTTGGTGACCCAGATCAACCTGTTCAAGAACGGGAAACTGCTCTGGGAGGTGGCCCGGCTGCTGCCCGACACCCGCTTCCTGGCCGTGCAAGGCGGCTACGGGGACCAGGGCATCCCCAAGGTGGTCCCGAGCAACGTCGAGGTGATCGCGCCCACCACCGACCCAGCCGGAGAGATCTACGCCCGCACCCGGATCCTGCTGGTGCCCAGCCTCTACGAGTCCTGGGGACGGGTGGGGATGGAGGCTGCCTCCTCGAACATCCCGGTCATCGCCAGCCCCACCCCTGGACTCCAGGAGTCGCTCAGCTACGCGGGCCTCTTCCGCGACCCGGAGCGTCCGGCGCACTGGGCCGAGGCGATCACGGCGCTCTCGGACCCAGGCGTCTACTCGGCGTACGCCGCGTTGGCGGGCCTCCGCGCCGAGGAGGTGTGGGCCACGACGCGGGCTCAGTTGGAGGAGCTGGAGCAGTTCCTCGTCCGGCAGTTGTAGGTCGCCTGCTCCCTTATAGGTGCACGCGGCCGATCATCCCCCTGAATCTGCGGCAACTTTCTGCGACGGACTAGACCAGAACGGCCTGTCGGCCCGGTGTGCTGGGCTACTCTGGGCACCTGCTGCAGGCAGAACGACGCCCGGACACCAAGACACAACGACAGGAGCGACAGATGGACTACCCCACGCTGCGCCGCATCGCCTTCGGATTCATCCTCGCCGTGCTGATCGCAGTCGGGATCGTGTTCGGCGTGACCATGGCGCTGCACGCCCGGCACGAGGCTGCCCGCGCTGACGCCGCCGAGCACAAGCTGGCCGAGACCCGGACCAGTCTGGCCCTGACCCGTGAGGCCCTGGGCGAGACCGGCACCGCCCTGCACACCACCCAGGACCGACTGGCCCACACCTCCCAGGTGCTGTCGCGGACCAGTAGCCAGCGCAGCGCGCTGCAGCGCCAGAGTCAGAACTGCCGCTACCTGGTCCGGGTCAACGACCACCTGCTCTGGGGCATGACCAACTACGACACCGCCACCGACCGCCTGATCGACGGGCAGCGCGCCCGCGCTACCGCGTCGGTCAAGCGCGCCAGCGCCCACGTCCAGGCGATCCAGGCCCTGGTCAAGCGCTCTGGACACCGAACCATCTCGGACCTGGTCACTGCCTGCGCACCGCCCGTCACACCTTGATAGTTTTGAGATTCCCCATACTGGGTTGAGGATTCTCGCCAGATTGGTGTCGCGACACGCCGGGTGAGGGGCTATCAGACCTCCGTGTCTAAGGGTACGGTCGCACGATGCGGATCGAGGCCGACGTCCACCCCCGCCGGGGTGACCGAATCACCATCGCATCCCCGTACACGGCCAAGGATCTGGTCCGCACCCTGCCCGGAGCGCGCTGGTCCAAAGACGACAGCAAGTGGTCGGTGCCGTTGGCCTGGACCTCGTGCCTGGCGATGCGCGACGTCTTCGGCGACGACCTGGAGGTCGGTGACGACCTCTCCAAGTGGGCCTGGGCGCGCAAGCGCGACGTGATCGACCCGGCGATGCACCTGCGTGAGTCGATGGGGGCCGGGCTGGAGGGCGACGAGCGGCTCTACCCCTACCAGCGGGCTGGTGTGGAGTTCCTGGCGCTGGTCCGGCGCGCGCTGCTGGCCGACGAGATGGGCACCGGCAAGACCATCCAGGCGATCCTCGCGCTGCGCAAGCTCCAGGACACCGGTCAGCTCGACGGCCAGGTGCTGGTCGTGTGCCCCAACACGATGAAGCGGACCTGGGAGCGGGAGCTGGGGATCTGGTGGGGCGACCCCGAGGTGCAGATCGCGGTGGTCTCCGGCTCGGCCGAGCAGCGCCGCAAGAAGATCCGCTCCGGGGCCAAGTTCGTGATCCTGAACTGGGAGGCGCTGCGCACCCACTCCCGGCTGCTGGCCTTCGGCTCGCACGCGCTGAAGAAGTGCGTGGAGTGCGGCGGCTCCGGCACCGTCAAGCAGGCCCAGTGCGAGGTCCACCAGCGCGAGCTGAATGAGATCGACTTCGCCGCGGTGGTCGCCGACGAGGCGCACCGGGCCAAGGACCCGCACTCGATGCAGACCCGCGCACTGTGGGCCGCGTCCGGCGACTCCCCGATCCGGTTCGCGATGACCGGCACCCCGATCGCCAACGACCCCACCGAGCTGTGGCCGGTGCTGCACTGGATCGACTCCCTGGAGTGGCCCGCGAAGAGCGCCTGGGTGGAGCGGCTGATCAACTTCACCTTCAACATCTGGGGCGGGATGGAGGTCAACGGGATCAAGCCCACCCACGAGGTGGAGTTCCACGCTGGCGTCGACCCGCACCTGCGCCGGATGACCAAGGAGCTGGTGCTCCCGTTCCTGCCGCCGATCGTGCCCGAGCAGCGCGACGTCGAGATGAACCCCACCCAGAAGAAGAGCTACGAGCAGATGCGCGACCTGATGATCGCCAAGCTCGACGCCGGGGTGCTGCTGGCCGCGAATCCGATGGTGCAGGTGGCGAGGCTGATGCAGCTGGCCTCCTCCCACGGCGACCTGCGGATCGTCAAGGTCCAGATGACGGCCAGCACCACCCACCTGGTGCCGGTCGATCCAGAGACCGGCAAGTGGAAGTACTGGGGCGCCAAGCACAGCACCGACCCGGAGACCGGGATGCCGATGGTGACCGCCCGCGAGAAGCTGGTCGACGCCTACACCGGCGAGCCGCTGTACCGCGACGAGGAGCACCTGTTCCTGCAGAACCCCTCGTCCAAGCTGGACGCGCTCATGGGCGACCTGGGTGACTTCGAGGGTCAGTCGGTGCTGGTCTTCGCCGAGTCCCGGCAGCTGATCGAGATGCTCTCCGAGCGGCTGCACAAGAACCCGGCCAACAAGGGCGGTCCGATCCGGCACGGGATGATCACCGGCGCGATCGACGAGGAGGCCCGCAACCGGGCGATCGACGACTTCCAGCGCGGCGACTTCCAGTACGTGCTGTCCACGATCAAGGCCGGTGGCACCGGAATCACCCTGACCAAGGCGAGTGTCGAGGTGTTCATCCAGCGCAACTGGAGCCCGGTGGAGATGGACCAGGCGATCGCCCGCGCACACCGGATCGGCTCGGAGGACCACGAGTCGATCACCAAGATCGACTACGTCACACCCGGCACCGTGGAGATGGCCCAGCTGGTCTCGCTGGACCGCAAGCGGGACATGTTGGAGGAGATCGTGCACGACGCCGACCTGATGCGAAAGTTCCTGACGGGAGCACCACTGTGACCAAGCCTCACCTCCGACCCGTGCACTCCCCCGCGCTGCGGATCTTCGTGCTCGGTGCCGCGATCAGCGTGATCCTCTTCTGTGCCGGGCTGCTGGCGATGCTGGGGGCGCACTCATGAACCTCGGCGAGAGCATCCCGTCCCCGACACCGCCGCCGGTGGTGCCGCCGACGCCGCCTGCGATCTACATCCCGAACACCGCGATCGGTGCGCTGGCCCAGGGCATGCAGGCGCACTACCTGGCCTACATCACCGGCACGACGCGCGAGATGGCCCTCTCGGCAGTGAAGTTGGTCTGGAGCGCGCACTCGTGGCAGGTGCCGACAGCCGAGGCCACCTACGACATGCTCAACGAGGCGACCAACCACCTGCTGACGATGGTCAAGAACGACCCGGCCGACGCGGCCGACACGGGGTCGGCGCCGTGAAGGGCCTCCTCGGCTACGGCCGCTACAACGACGATCCCGAGCACGTCGGCTGCCCGCGGGCCAAGTCCGACATGACCCCGTGCGTGGCACGGGACGGCAACGTCGCCACCTACGACGCGGGCGACTGCGTGGGCTGCGAGCTGTACCCGGCCGACCTGCTGCGCGACCTGGTTCGTGAAGTGACCGCACCTCTGGTTGAGGAGACCTGATGGCGACCTACATCGACAGCACGCACAACATCCTGCGCACGCTCCCCGCCGCGAAGTGGCAGCAGGATCTGGCCAAGTCCGCCCGCGGTGACATCACCGGCTACCAGGAGTGCGCCAGTGCCGCGGCACGTGCCGCGGTGAAGAAGCACTGCGCCGACGCGCACCGGGCGCTCTACCATCCGCCGAGCTGCGGCAACCCGATCTCGTGGAGGCGCGCCACCTTCGACCAGGCCAACATCGGGGGCAAAGTGAGCGAGGGCGTGGTCAACGCGCACGCGAGCGCCAAGGCAATGGGCGTGCCCTCGAACGTGAACCCTGAGCGGGACTTCACCTGGGTCGGCCTGATTCACAAGGCCAGCGGGTACAAGGTGCTCCGGATCAACGTGCACACCGCCTCTCACGGGGTGCTGCCGGAGGCCAACCCCCGCAACAAGGACTCGGCCGCGCTGGCGCAGTGGAAGGACTGGGCGATCGGGCAGTACTGGCTGGACGTGGTCTCGTTCGCGGCTCGGATGATGAGCGTGCAGGACCCAGGCCCGAAGACCAGAGCCAACCTGTGGGACGTGGTCAGCATCGGCGGGGACTACAACGCCGAGCTGACCCAGAAGGCCCGTTGGTACTACCCAGGCTCGCTGCTGCCCGCGTTGTTCGTGGCCGACCGGCAGCCCAAGGGCATCGACCACCTCCAGCACAGCCACGGTTCGGACGTGACGATCAAGCGGCGCTGGTCACTGGCCGCCAACAGCGATCACAAGATCCAGTTCGTGGAACGCACGTTGGTGGCCGTCACCGACTTCCCGAGGCAGTAGGAGCGACATGAGCGACGAGATCAGCGACGACGACGTGACCAGCCACGACCACCCGGTGGACCGACTGACCGACCTGTGCGCCGAGATGACGGTGCCACTGGAGCGGCCGGAGAACGCCGACGTCAAGGCGAGCATCTTCCTGCACGACACCGAGCGCGGCGGCATCGTGCTGCACGGCTACGACGACGAGGTCGAGGCGATGGCCGAGCTGTTCGTGCACATGAAGGCGGTCTTCAACTCGATCGGCAAGGACATCGACTTCATCGGCATCCCGGACTCACCCGAGGGGCTGACCCCGCCGTGAAGATCTGGTACCTGGCGATCTGCGTCCAGTGCAACGGCGACCTCCGCACCATCATCGACCACCCGGAGGACTTCATGCCGATGCCCTTCGACAACAAGGACATCCGCACGTCGTGGGTCGAGGCCCACATGGAGGGCACCGGTCACTCGGTGCTGCTGATGAACCAGCACGAGACGGAGCAGTGAGCGTCATGGACACCGCCACAGCAGAGCCGATCCGGGTCTCGAACTCGGAGATCCAGACCTTCCTGCGATGCCGCCGTCGCTGGTACCTGCAGTACTACGAGCGCTGGCACACCCGCGAGCCGGTGGTCACCGGTGCGCTCGCGCTCGGCAGTCGGGTGCACGCCGCGCTGGAGGTCTACTACAAGGGAACCGGCCCGCTGCTGGAGCAGTACGACCTGCTGATGACCGAGGACAAGATGCTGGCCGCCTCGATCGGCCAAGATCTGACCACCCTGGAGCAGGAGGGTGAACTCGGGCGGCTGATGCTGGAGGGCTACCAGGACTGGGTGGCCGAGGAAGGCATCGACTCGATCTACAAGATCATCGGCGTCGAGGAGGTGCTGGCCACCCCGATGCTCGGCGGCCGGGTCGAGCTGATCGGCAAGATCGACCTGCGGGTCCAAGATCTGCGCGACGGCGCCAACCTGGTGCTCGACCACAAGACCACCGCGTCGCTGGAGGACTTCCCGAAGTGGGGGCACATGAACCCCCAGCTGATGACCTACCAGACCCTGGACTTCGTCAATCGCAAGGGGCCGGATGAGGACCAGCGCCTCGCCGGTGGCGTCTTCAGGCTGATCAAGAAGGTCAAGCGCGGCGTCCGGGCCAAGCCGCCGTTCTACCGCCAGCACGAGATCCGGCACAACGTGTTCACGCTGCGCTCGTTCTGGACCCGCACCCAGGGCATCCTGACCGACCTGCTCTGGGTGCGCGACGGCCTCGACTCCGGGGAGGATCACCGCTCGCTGGCCTACCCGACACCGACGCGGGACTGCTCGTGGTACTGCCCGTTCTTCCAGGTGTGCCCGCTGATGGATGACGGCTCCGACGTGGAGTCGATGCTCAACGACCTCTACGTGCGGGCCGATCCGTACGCCTACTACAAGGACGAGAAGGACGACACATGACGAACGACAACGAGCCCGTGCACTGGCCCGAAGGCACCCTGCTGGAGCGCCAGGCGATCTTCGTCTACGAGGGCGCTCGGCTGCAGGCCGTGGCCGCGAACGCGCCCGTCGTGCCGGAACCGTGGCCCCAGCGCGACCAGAAGTTCCGCACCCAGTTCCTCAACGTCATCAAGATGATGATGAGCGCGGACCGCAAGTCCAGCCCCGAGGAGCTGCACGACGACTGGGTCAAGGCGTACGAGGAGATGGGCTGGAAGCAAGGCCCGAAGCGCAGCGTGATCCTCAAGGAGCATCCGGACATGGTGCCCTTCGACCAGCTCGAACCGCACGAGCAGGACAAGGACGCGGTGTTCGTGGCGCTGTGCGAGCTGGCCCGGCGGTGGATCGTCGACTACGACGAGGTGCCGTCATGAGGCGCTACGTGGTGAGCAATCTCGGGTGGCGCGAGAACGTCTGGTACGTCGCCATGACCGACGAGGAGTGGGCACAGGCCCAGCATCTGAGCACGCGTCGACATGACGATGCACGCGAGCACGGCGAGGACTACAGCAGGCGTGATCCGAAACGCACACCCCGCGATCAGTACAACGACGAGCAGCAGAACTTCCTGGGACGGATGGCGTTCTGTGCTGCGACGGAGATTCCCTTCCCTGAAGATGGGCAGATCGGGATCAAGCCAGGTGATCCTCGGTTCGGCATCGAGGGTCGCTACGTGGTGCACACCGTCGACGCAGACGACCGCCAACTGCTGATCCGGCCCCATGAGCCAGAAGACCGTATCTACGTGCTGGGCCAGGTGCTCAGCGACGGTGTGCACGTGGTGCTGGTCGGCTGGTCGGACGGGCGCGAGCACTGCGACGAGTTCAGCTGGGAGCCACGACCTGCCTGGGGTGGGCCTCCCCTCTGGGTGATCCCTCGCTGGCAGCTGCACGACATGGACAAGCTGTGAACGCGCTGTTCGGCATCGGCACGATCATCGCCTGGTGCACCCTGCTGGCGGTGCTGGTCCGGCTCGTCTACGTGAGGTCGACGCCGCTGCGGCACAAGATCCAGAACCGCGCGCCGATCAAGGCGGCGATCACCCTCGACGAGAACGATCGGTTCATCCAGGACCAGGAGCACCAGATCTGGCCGGACGCGACCTTCGAGCACGTCAACTGCGCGATCTGCGGCCCTGGCCCGCTGTTGCAGGGCACGATCCCCTCGAAGTACGCGCACCCGTTCTTCCGCAAGGAGACCCAGACGCGTGACGACGGCTACGGCACCTGGTCGGTCGAGGCGCTGGTGGAGTCCAACGGCGCGAACGCCGAGATGGTCTCCTCGGCGGTGATCGAGAACGGCAAGTACACCGGCAAGCACACGGTGATGCTCGACCTGGACTTCCCGGCCACGCTGGTGCAGTCCACCCGGACCGGGCACCACCACCTCTACATCGACCACCTGATGAGCTGGCACCAGTACCGCAAGCTGCTCAAGGCGCTGGCCGAGGTCGACCTGATCGAGCAGGGCTACTACCGCGCCGCGGTCCGGCAGAGCGCCACCATGCTGCGCCCGCCGTGGGTGAAGAAGGAACTCCCGCCTGCTCGGGCTCCCCGGCCCAACCGACCCTCGGCGCCACCCAACATGAAGCCCTGGGACCGCTACCGACGGCGCGGGGAGAACCGCTGATGCCCACCTACGAGCTGCTGCGTGAGGGCGAGTGGACCATCGACGGCCGGATGCTCACGCCCGACACGATCACCTGGAAGGACCCGATCCCGCTGATGCGCCGGGCCGACGAGATCGGTCAGGACGGCAGCGAGATCGTCGGGATCGTCAGCAGCATCCGCCGGGTCGGCAATCGGATCGTCGGCAACACCAGCGTCGAGCTGGACGAGGACCAGCTGCTCACCTGCGACGTCGACCACCTCGGGCAGATGTTCGAGCACCTCGGCGGCGGGATGGAGATCACCGGCGCGCGGCTGGTGGCCGCGCACGTGAACGCCAAGGACCAGTACCCCTGGAAGGACAACGAGTGAAGGAAGAGGAGGTGACGCCATGCCAGCTGATGGGATCAACAAGTCGTTGACCCTGATGATCCACGGCGAGTCGAAGACCGGAAAGTCGACGCTCGCGGTGAGTGCACCAGAGCCACGGCTGATGCACGACGTCGAAGGTGGGCACAAGTTCCTGCCGATCAAGGTGAAGTACTGGGACCCGATGACCTCGGAGCCGCCGGAGTACGACGGCTCCTGGGACACCTGCGTGGTGGTGACCACGTCGTACGACCAGATGCTGAGGTCGTACGCGTGGCTGCAGTCCGGCAAGCACCCGTTCAGGTCGGTGATCGTGGACTCGATCTCCGAGCTGCAGGTGAAGGCGATCGAGTCGATCGCCGGACGTGAGCAGTTGCAGCTCCAGACCTGGGGCGAGCTGCTGCGGGCGATCACCGGACTGATGCGGGACCTGCGCGACCTGACCATGCACCCGAGCAACCCGTTGCAGGCGGTCGTGCTGACCGCGATGACGCGCGAGCAGAACGGCGTACGTCGTCCCTACCTGCAGGGCCAGTCGGCGGTCACCGCGCCGTACCTGTACGACATCACCGGCTACCTGGCCATCGAGGAGTGGCCGAGCACGGATCCATCCGCACCCCCGGTGTCCTACCGGCGGATGCACATCAAGTCCAGCAGCAAGTTCATCGCCGGAGAGCGCGTCGGTGGACGTCTGGGAACGGTCGTCGAGTCAGACGATCTGAACATCACACACATGATCGAGAAGGTCTACGGGGCCACCTGAGCCCCACGAAAGGAAGGTGAGACTGCATGGCTGACATCCCGTGGGATGAGCTGATGGACGCTGCTGACAACAGCGACTTCGCTCCGATCCCGCAGAGTGACTACGACGTCAAGATCATCGAGACGGAGGCGACCAAGTCCAGCACGGACAAGCCGATGTGGAAGATCACGACCGAGGTGCTCAACGGTCCGCACGCGGGGCGCAAGGTCTGGACGCAGCAGACGCTGACGATGGACAACCCCGACGCGCTGAACGTGTTCTTCCGGCAGATGGCCGCAGCGGGCCTGACCGGTGAGTTCTTCAAGACCAAGCCCACCAACCAGCAGATCGCCGATGCCCTGCTGGGCCGTCAGTTCCGGGCCAAGGTCACGATCCGCGAGTGGCAGGGCGTGCCGCGGAACAACATCAAGCAGTGGAACCCGCTCGGTGCGGGTGGTGGTGCCCCCGGTGGTCCGCCTCCTGGGATGGGTGCCTCGGCGCCGGGTGGTCCGCCGCCTCCGCCGCAGGCCACGGCAACCTCGACGCCGCCACCGCCTGGACCGCCGTCCGCCTCAGCACCACCTCCTCCCGCAGCACCGGCAGCGCCCCCGCAGCCTCCGGCGCAGCAGGAGGCTCCCGCGGCCCCGGCAGCACAAGCTCCTGCGCAGGCACCCCCGCAGCCTGCGCAGGGCAACGGGGCACCGCCACCGGCCCAGGAGCTGCAGCCTGCTGCGGCTCCTGCCGGTGGTGGCGCGGACCAGTGGGTGGTCGAGGAGCGCAAGACCGGCTCCACGGAGCCTCCGCCCTTCTGAACAAGTGTTCGATTAGGAGAGATGTGAGGATCCACATCACCGGGATGAGTCCTCGGATGGTGTCCCAGCGTGCGCGCGAGCTAGTCACGTTCGCGCGCACGCTGGAGCGGGCGCTGACCACGATGGACCACGCGGTTTACCGCGGTCCCGAGGCGCCTGACAACGCCGACCTCATCATCGGTGGTGTGACCTCCGCCCTGTCTCCGGGCGCGACCTACGCCCTGGTCGGACTGGAGGTGATCGGCCAGGCGCTGCTCGACGACACGCCGCTGCTGCTCTTCGTCGACGATCCCGACCTGAACAAGACCCGAGCCGCGGCACAGAGCGCGATCCGCGAGCTGGACCGGCTGTACTCGCCGTACCTGATGAGCAAGCGGGTCAAGCAGTCCCGCAACCTCACCAAGAAGCAGCGCACCCACATCACCGCCGCCCTCACCGTGCTCGCCGAAGAAGTCTGGCCGCCGGTGCTGATGCCGCTGCACCCCTGGGCCAGCCCGGCGATCGCCGCCAAGCGGATCAGCATCGTCAGCGAGGTGGTGCCGGTGGACGTCTCCTCCGCCATCGAGCTGCCGCGGCTGGTGTACCCGCCCCAGCCAGCGATGCTGTGGCTGACCGACCGGCACTACTCCCCGCAGGTGCTGGAGCCGGAGCGGGTGAACTGGCCGGTGATCCCGATCGACTCCACCACCATGGCCAACCCGGCGAAGGTCTACAGCGTGGCCAGGGGCGTCCACCAGGGCGCGATCGAGCGGATGCCGGGCTGGTGGACCCCCACACCCCTGTACGTCGCTCACGCGGGCACTGTGTACCTCTGCGACACCGACGAAGGCCGGGCGATGGGTGTCACCAGCCCCTACTATCTGACTCCCGATGACGTGGAGTGGCTCGGCGATCTCGTGCACCACGACCTGGCAGCAGCTCAGGCCGCTCACCTCAAGGAGACCATGTGGAATCACGACACCCTCTCTTCGGTCCTGGCGGACTCGCTTGGGCGCGTGCGCAGCTCAAAGAAGCGGGCTACGAAGACAGCACCGTCGCGCACCTGACCCGCAAGGTCTACGAGACGCTGATCCCCTACGGCGAGGCCGACTACGAGCGCACCGCGGCGGCGATGCCGGTGATCGCCCAGCTGCTGCTCGGCAAGCCGCTGACCGAGGAGTTCTGGAGCGAGGAGAAGCTGACCACACGCACCCACACCTGGGCACGGATCCTGCCGAACTCGCTGACGCCCGGTGATGTGGTCCGAGTGCGGCATGATGCCTACACCGGCACCGCTGCGGTGCACAACGGCAAGCTCGGGTACGTTTCGGCGTTGCGCGGCGGCGTCATCGTGGTCTACACCGACGAGGGTGGCCACGGGACCGGGCTGGGCACGCGGCACGAAGCAAGCAAGCTCGAACGACAGGTACCAATCCGAACGACGACAAGGAAGTGACGCAATGACCGGTGGAGTGAAGCTGGAGTTCTCGGCACTGACGATCAACGAGGCAATCATGACCGCCACCGAACGGTGGCGGATCCTGGTGGAGGACCCGGAGGCAACGTTGCCGTGGTCCACGCACATCGAGTTCTACGAGGAGCCGCGCGCCGACGACGGGTCCCAGACCATGTGCATCGCGCGGATCGAGTTCGACCGCAAACTCGCCGACGAGCTGACCGGCGCAACGAGCACGGCCTAGGCCACGCAGGTGATCCAGCGGGTGTCCTGGGCTGCGGTGCTGGCGGGGCTGTTGACCATCCTGTCGATCGCTGCTGCGGTGCTGCGCGAGCAGGCTTTGGTCCTGGCTTTTGGACTGAGCGCCGTGACCTGGGCCATCCTTTCCTTGAAGGACCGGACTTAAACCAAGGTTGGTGTGTAAGGTGGCAAAGTCACAATGACCACTAATGACGGAAGCGACGGATACATGCCCGCTGCCACGAGAAACGCAGACCCCGCCCACTCCCTGGTCTCTGCTTTGCAGAGCTACTCCGACACCTATTTGCAGTGTCGAGGGATCCAGCACCGATGGCGGGTCACGATCGACCTGCACATCACCGAGAAGCTCGAAGGCGGAGACCTGGTCGAGCGGCACTTCGAGTGCGAGAACTGCGAGACCGAGCGCCGGGACCGGTTCCTGATGCGGGTGGACCGATGGAGCGTCTACCGGCTCGAAGTGCTCGGCGCGCAGTACAAGTACCCCGAGGGCTACCTGATGAGCGAGATGGGTCTGGCCGAGCATCCGCGCGAGATCCTGCGCCACGAGCAGCTGCGCCGGGCGCTGGGCACCCGCAAGCTGAACGCCGCCAAGAAGGCTTCCCAGGCACCGCAGGCGTCATGATCTGGCAGGTCTCGGACGAAGGTCGGATCGAGATCCGGCTCCGTGCCTCCGGTCAGCAGGCGATCAAGGTCGCCCGCGTCAAGGCCGAGGAGTTCATCGCCAACATCGTCAGCGACCTGAACGCCACCATGGGCATCGAGATCACCACCGACGAGCTGCGCTACTCCTTCCACAAGACCCGGCCCGAGGTCACCGTGAAGTGGCGCGCGCAGGTTCCGATCGAGCAGGTGACCGGTGTCCGGGAGTACATGTCCCGGCTGGCGCACTCCCAGAGCCCGGACACGGTCCAGGGGGAGGTCGTCGATGGTCCACCAGATCAGTGAGGAGGACATCGCCTACGACGCGATGGCCACCCTGGAGGAGTGGTTCAAGGGCTACATGAACGTCAGCGACGGGCGCCAGTACCGGCTGGTCCAGGTCGAGCACGGCGAGCACATCATGGTGATCGAGGTCCAGGGCACCCAGCACCTCGACGTCGAGGAGGCCCAGTTCGAGGTCGAGGTCAGCGTGCGGAAGGTGGAGACGTGAGCACCAGACCCCCTGACCCCGACGATCCGGCCAACCAGCAGTGCGCGTCGCGGCGCACCGTGCAGATGGGCGCGATGGCGGCCGTGGACCTGCACTGCCAGCTGAAGCGCTGGCAGCACGAGACCCTGCAGCACCTGAGCACCCGCGACTTCGAGGACGTCCGGATGGTAGCCCGCTGGCCCGGTGAGTTCGAGGCCCCATGATGGAGCCATGCTGCGGCGTGGCGAGTGGGACGAGATCGACCTGGCTGACGAGCCCACTGCGCTGATCCTGGCGCACCCCGGTTGGACCAACGACCGGGAGACCCTGGCGCTGGCGGTCCGAGAGACCGGCTGGTTCTCCACCAGCCGGGACGCGTTCGGGGCCGCGGAGGACGCCGAGCTGAAGTGGGGCTGGGTTGGGGTCACCGAGGACCGCACAGTGGTGATCTGTGACGCGACTGGAATCGGCGCCGCGACTGGTACAGAAGTCGACGACGTTCTCCAGGTCACGCTTGCCAGGATGAGGAACGGTGCTTGACACTGTTTCTAATGACACCCCTCGGCTACGGAATCCTCACCGGCATGACCGAGGTCGACGACCCGCTGATCAACGACGCGATGACCAAGATGCTCAGCTCGTCAACGAAGCGAGAACTCGACCAGACCGTGCTGGATTTGGCGGCCCTCACCACGGCGTTGTGCCGTGCGCTGGGGGACTGCTCGAACACCTCCACCCAAGACGTCCTGGAGTGCGTGCTCGACCGGTAATGCGGCTACTCTGTGTTTGAGTAAACCCACACTCTGCACCCGCACGGAGGTGCCCGCATGGCCACAGCAGGCCCCTACAGCTTGTACGCGCCCGGTCCCAACGACCTGGCTGACGTTCCTGGGGACTTCACCAGGCAGAACGCCAGCATCGACGCTGCGCTCAACAAGAAGCTGGACAAGGACGTCAGTGTCGTCAACGACACCACGGCCAACTACCAGAAGAAGATCAAGTACGAAACGGTCATCCCGACGTCCGGCGCTACCTACGTCGAAGGCGACATCATCTTCGTGGTCTCCACCTAGGTCGCCATGCCGATCTACGCGATCCGCGGCGGGCAGCCCAAGCTGGTCAATCGGATCTACCGCGCCATGGAGAACAGGATCAGCGCAGCACCCCCCGAGGTGCTGATGGTGCTAGTCGCGGTGAAGGTCCCCGGTCAGGCCGGAGTGAGCCTCAAGATCGTCCACGATCGCTACCAGATACCGCCGAGCAACCTGCGGATCACCGAGGCCACGCACCTCTCCTGCAAGCTGGCCTGGACGCCGCCGCCCGGCGCTGCTCCCTCGATCGAGTACCAGGTGAGCTACAAGGGCAGACCGACCACAGTGGCCAACGCTGCGTGGTCACAAGAGACCATCCTCCCCAACCCGAACGAGTGGACCCCGCAGAACTCCATGTCGGTGAGCGTCCTGCAGCAGAACTACGAGTACCAGTTCAAGATCCACGCCAGGCGGACGATGGCCGACGGCACCTACGCCACCAGTTCCTACTCCACCACGGTGCCGGTCCTGCTCACCGGGCACGACGCGCGGGTGTTCCAGAACCCCAGCTACGGCGCCGACCCGACTGGATTCCCGGCGGGCAAGCCTGACCCGATGACTATCAACGCTGCCGGGACGGGTTCCTGGACGACCAGCTACAACTGGGGCACCCGCTACGACGTCCAACAGGGGTACATCTCGGGCACTGCAGCCACCCGCAACGCCCGCGGCGCCGTTGAGTACAGCACAGCGCGCACTCAGCTGAGCAACTGGATCGTCGGCAAGCACCCTGGCATCTCCGCGGACGAACTCACCAACGTGCTCAACACTGTCGTGCTGAGCGACGCCAAGATCGCTCAGATCTACCGCAAGCCGGGTGGTAGTGGCACCCCGACCATCAAGGTCTACCCCTCCAAGATCAACCGCAGCGTCACCGCGCGGCCTGCTGGTTACGGCGGCACCACGGACGGAACCACGTTCGTCTCCCCGGCCGTCAACAAGGCCCGGCTCGACACGGCCATCTCCAAGCTGACTGCCTGGGCCACCGAGTGGATCAAGCCAGCTCCGCTGCACAACGGCATGTTGATCTACAACGGCACCGCCTCGGGCAGCTCGACCACGGGCTACAACGGCTACGCCGTCTTTCGCTCGGCCAGGGCGTCGGCGCCCACGACCAGTGTCGACGCGGACTGGCAGCTGAAGGTGCTCGTCAAGTGGAAGTACACCTCCCCCGAACTCCCCCCGACGTGGCACTGACAAGGACGTGACGAGATGGCTTCGCTGAGTCAGCTTCCCGATGTGGTCGACCTGTCCTTCGTGGCGGGAGACACCTTCCGGATCCGGATCCGAGTGGTCGACCCGGACACCGCCAACGCACTGCCGCTGACCGAGTACGAGTTCCAAGCCCAGGTCGCCAAGCTCTCCGACCGTGTGGCGGTGGCTGACTTCGTCACCACCCCTGATCCTGACTTCCCCAACGAAGCGGTGATTCTCAGCCTGTCACCGACCGAGACCGCCACGCTGCCAGCCCAGGGCGACGGCTCGGAGTTCAAGGGGATCTGGGACCTGGAGGTGACGTTCCCCAACGGTGACATCCGCACCGTGGCCAAGGGTGACGTGCTCTGCGTCATCGACGTCACGAACTCGGGTGCGCCATGACCGTTGACAATACGGACAATGTGACGCTGTCCAGCGTCCTGGGGGAGATCGAGCTGGACATCATCTCCGGAGAGCCGCGGGTCAGCGTCAACCTGGTCTCCAGCGATCCCAATGAGATCGACCTGGTCATCCCCGGCACCGAGGGGCCACAGGGTGTTCCTGGCCCTACCGGGCCGGTCGGCACACCGGGTGCTCTGGGTCCGACCGGACCGACTGGCCCGGTCGGCGTCCCTGGTCCGCTGGGGCCGACAGGATCCCAGGGTGCGCAAGGCCAGATCGGTGCGACCGGGCCGCGCGGAGCCACCGGACCCACGGGACCGGTTGGTCCGTCCGGTCTGACGGGCAACAGCGGCGCCAGCGTCAGCATCATCGGCACCACACCCCAGACGGCACCCACCGCTCCCCTACCGGGCCAGATCTGGATCGTCGGTACGCCGGTGCCTGGCTGGGTCCCTCCGGCCATGGACGGCACCGCTGCTGCGGTCGGCGATGGTGTGAAGTGGACCGGCACCGGGTGGTCGAACATCGGTCCGATCCGTGGCACGCCTGGTCCCGCCGGTACGCCCGGAGAGCCCGGCGAGCCCGGCATACCCGGCCCGGCGGGTCCCGACGGTCAGCCCACCTACACCTGGATCAAGTACGGCGACAGCGCCACCGGAGCTGGGCTGAGCGACTCCCCGACAGGCAAGACCTACATCGGTATCGCCTACAACAAGAGCACCGACGTCGAGAGCGCCGTCGCCACCGACTATGAGTGGAGCTTGTTCCAAGGCCCACCTGGATCCGACGCAGCCATCATCACCTTGACGGCTACTTCGCAGGTGCTGGCCGTGCCTGCGAGCGGTAGTACGACGACCCCAGCCACGACCACGGTGACCGGGGCAGCGATCAACACCACGATCATCAACTGGACCTACGGGGTGGACGGAGCCACCTACTCCGGAACGGTCCCTGCCGGAGTGAGCCGCACCGGCAACAGCGTGACCATCACTGGTGCCACGATGACGGCCAAGACGATCTCGGTGAAGGCAGCTGACGCTGCTGGCAACGCAGACACCATGACCATCGCGAAGATCTCCGACGGCGCAGCAGGTGGCACCGGACCGGCTGGCGCCGATGCGTACACGATCCTGCTCACCAACGAGGCGCAGAGCTTCGCGGGAACGGCCACAGCTGCGGTGAGCGCGAGCGCCACCAGCCAGGTGATCGCCTACAAGGGCGTCACCCAGATCCCGGCCACGATCGGTGCGATCACCGGCCAGGTGGCAGGTATCTCCACCGCGTTGACCAACAACGGCACCACCACGGCGGGCTTCACGATTGATGTCACGTCGGCGCTGACGGCCGTCAACGGCACCTTGACGGTGCCTATCACGGCAGACGGCAAGTCGTTCACCAAGGCGTTCGCCTGGTCGCTGAGCCTCGCTGGCGCGGTCGGGTCACAAGGAATCCAAGGACCGACCGGTCCCAACGGCCAGCCGATGTACACCTGGCTGAAGTACGCCGACACACCGACGACTGGGATGAGCGATCTCCCAGCCGGGAAGACCTACATGGGTCTGGCGTACAACAAGACCAGCTCCACCGAGTCCAGCATCTACACCGACTATGGCTGGTCGTTGATTCAAGGCCCCCAGGGCAACACCGGTGTGCAAGGACCCACTGGCCCCAACGGGCAACCGACCTACACCTGGATCAAGTACGCGCCCAACGGAGCACCCACCACCGGCCAGATCAGCGACTCGCCGGTCGGGATGAGCTACATCGGCATCGCGTACAACAAGACGACGGCCACAGAGTCCACGGTCACGACCGACTATGAGTGGGCCTTGATCCAAGGCCCACCAGGACCCGCTGGCTCTCAGGGCATCCAAGGCTCTCCGGGGATCACCTACTACACCTGGTTGAAGTACGCATCCAGCGCTACTCCGATCCCTGCTGACATGTCTGACTCTCCTACGGGCAAGACCTGGATGGGGATCGCGGTTGGGCAGACCTCAGCGATTGAGACCACGGTGTACACCGACTACACCTGGAGCTTGATCCAGGGTCCACAAGGAAACCAGGGCATCCCAGGTACTCCTGGGGCTGATGGTGTCACCACGTACACGTGGGTCAAGTACGCACCGAACGGCAACCCCACCGCTGGCCAGATCGTGGATGTACCGGCTGGGATGACCTACATCGGTCTCGCGTTCAACAAGACCACGCCCACCGAGACGACGATCCCCACCGACTACCAGTGGTCACTCATCCAGGGTCCGCAAGGCCCTCAGGGTTCACAGGGCATCCAGGGGCCTGTCGGTGCGAATGGCTTGCCGACCTACACCTGGATCAAGTACGCGGACACCCCCACCACGGGGATGAACGATGACCCCACGGGCAAGAAGTACATGGGCATCGCCTACAACAAGACGACCCAGACCGAGGACAGCGTCAACTACAACGTCTACGAATGGTCGTTGATTCAGGGACCCCAGGGGAACACGGGGATCCAGGGGCCGATCGGTCCCAACGGGCAACCGACCTACACCTGGATCAAGTACGCGCCCAACGGAGCGCCCACCACTCCACAGATCAGTGACTCTCCGGTCGGCATGACCTACATGGGCATCGCGTACAACAAGACCACGGCTGCAGAGAGCACGATCACCACGGACTATGAGTGGTCGCTCATCCAAGGACCACCAGGTCCAACAGGATCACAAGGCATCCAGGGTCCGACTGGTGCTAACGGAGCAAGCCTCTACACGTGGTTGAAGTACGCCGATACGCCGACTACTGGGATGAGCGATCTGCCTGCCGGTAAGACCTACATGGGTGTGGCATACAACAAGACCAGCTCTACCGAGTCCAGCATCTACACGGACTATGACTGGAGCCTGATCCAGGGGCCTCAGGGGAACATGGGCATCCAGGGGCCTGCTGGGGCTAACGGTCAGCCCACCTATACCTGGGTGAAGTACGCCGATGACATCAATGGCGGCGGGCTGGTCGATACCCCGGCAGGCAAGCCCTACATCGGGTTCGCGTTCAACAAGACCACTGCCGTGGAGACCACGGTTCCTACCGACTACACCTGGTCGCTGATCCAAGGACCGCAAGGTCCACAAGGCTCCCAGGGTGTGCCTGGTGCCGCTGCTCCGACCATCTCGCTGACTGCTACCTCGCAGGTGTTGGCGGTCCCTGCAGCCGGGGGAGCCACCACTCCCGCAACGACCACCGTGACAGGTGTCGCCACGAACACCACCATCACGGCCTGGACCTACAGCGTGGACGGTAGCGCCACTTTCTTGCCCGCGCTTCCTGCGGGTGTGAGTCGCACCGGCAACGTCGTGACGATCACCGGCACGACCATGACGGCGAGGGCCATCACGATCAAGATGGCCGATGCTGCTGGGCTGGCCGACACGTTCACCGTGGTCAAGGTCTCCGACGGCGCCACCGGCAGCACTGGCGGTACCGGAGCGCCGGGCGTTGGCGTCACCGGCACCACCGTCACCTACCAGGTGGGTTCAACCGGCACCACTGCGCCGACAGGCACCTGGGTGTCCAGTCCGCAGGCCACCTCCCCTGGGCAGTTCCTGTGGACCAGGACGGTCACGACCTTCTCCGACACCACCAGCTCGACGGCGTACTCAGTCTCCGCACACGGCACCTCGGGCTCCACCGGGGCACCAGGTGTCGGTGTCACCGGCACTGCGGTCACCTACCAGGTCGGCTCGACCGGCACGACGGCACCAGTCGGGACGTGGCAATCGACGCCGCAGGCGACCATCCCTGGACAGTTCCTGTGGACGCGCACGATCACCACCTACTCCGACACCACGACGTCGACTGCCTACTCGGTCTCCGCGCACGGCTCGACCGGTGCGACCGGTGCGGCAGGAGCCGACGCGTACACCGTCGTGCTCTCGAACGAGTCGCAGACCTTCACCGCTGGTACCACGAACGCTCAGGCCGCAACGGCGACGACGACGGTGATCGCCTACAAGGGGACGGTGCAGCAGACCGCGACCGTCGGGACGATCACCGGCGGAGCCACGGGCATCACCGCCGCGGTGACCAGCAACGGCACTGTGGCACCCCTGATCACGTTCACGGTCACTACCGCGCTGGTCACTGCCAACGGGACCTTCACCGTCCCGGTCACGGTAGGCGGCATCACGTTCAACCAGGTGTTCAGCTGGTCGTTGTCGTTCGCCGGGCCGATCGGTGCCAACGGCGTGCCTGGCACTCCCGCTGCGACCATCAGCCTGACCTCGACCAGCCAGGTTCTGACCTCCCCGGCGACCGGAGGGGCCACCACGCCCACGACGGCCGTGGTGACCGGCACCCCGATCAACACCACGATCACGGTGTGGGACTACAGCGTCGACGGTGGGGTGTTCTCGACCTCGGTCCCCACGGGCGTCTCGCGCAGCGGCAACGTGGTCACCGTCACCGGCGGCACCGTGACCGCGCGCACGATCGCGGTGCGCATGTCCGACGCCAACGGGGTCGCTGACACCTTGACCGTGGCCAAGTCCATGGACGGCAGTGCGGGCGCTGATGCCTACACCGTGCAGCTGACCAACGAAGCCCAGGTGTTCCCTGGCTCCACCACCGCAGCTGTCGCTGGATCAACCACCAGCCAGGTGCTGGCGTACAAGGGGACTGTTCAGCAGACGGCCACGATCGGCACGATCACCGGGCAGGTCACTGGTCTGACTACGGCACTGACCAACAACGGCACGACGGCGGCTGGCTTCACCGTCACGGTGACCACCGCGCTGGTGACCACCTCAGGTTCGTTGACGGTGCCGATCACCGTCGGTGGGATCACCTTCACCAAGACCTTCTCCTGGTCGCTGGGTCTGACCGGGTCTCAAGGTGTGCAAGGTCCGATCGGGCCGAACGGGCAGCAGCTCTACACCTGGGTCAAGTACGCCGACACGCCTACCACCGGGATGAGCGACCTGCCTGCTGGCAAGCCGTACCTGGGTATCGCCTACAACAAGACCACTGCTACCGAGTCCAGCATCTACACCGACTATGAGTGGAACCTGACTACTGGCCCACAGGGCAACACCGGTCTGCAAGGTCCGACTGGTCCGAACGGACAGCCCACCTACACCTGGATCAAGTACGCCACCAGCGCTACCCCGATCGTCGCTGACATCTCCGACCTGCCCGCAGGCAAGACCTACATCGGTATTGCCTACAACAAGACCACTGCTACCGAGACGACCGTTCCTACCGACTATGAGTGGTCGCTCATCCAAGGCCCTCAGGGTCCACAAGGCTCCCAGGGTGTGGCTGGTGCTCCTGCCTCGACTGTCGACCTGACAGCGAGCACGCAGGTGCTGGCAGTTGGTGTAGGCGGAACGATCACACCCGCGACTGCGACAGTGACGGCTGTAGCGACGAACACCACGATCCCGGACTCCACGGCAGGCTGGCAGTACAGCGTGGACGGAGCTGCCTTCTCCGGGACCGTTCCACCTGGTGTCTCCAGGCCCGCTGCATCGAACGTGGTCACGATCACTGGCTCGACCATGACGGCCAAGACCATCGCGGTGAAGGCGATCGGGGCTTCCGGCAACAGTGACACGCTGACCGTAGCGAAGGTCTCCGACGGTGCTACCGGCTCTACTGGCAGCACTGGACCTGCAGGTGCTGACGCCTACACGGTCCTCCTCAGCAACGAGTCTCAGGGCTTTGCTGCTGGGCTCACCAACGCTCTAGCGGGGTCTGCCACTTCCACCGTCATCGCCTACAAGGGCACGGTGGCACAAACCGCTACGGTCGGGACGATCACCGGTGGCGCTACCGGCATCACCGCAGCGGTGACCAACAACGGCACCACCGCGCCACTGATCACCTTCACCGTGACGACAGCACTGAGCACGGCCACGGGGACCTTTACCATCCCGGTGACCGTAGGCGGGCTGACCTTCAACCAGATCTTCTCTTGGTCGCTGGCCTTCACCGGTGCCACCGGGTCTCAAGGGATCCAAGGTCCGACCGGCGCGAACGGTCTGCCCACCTACACGTGGCTGAAGTACGCGGACACGCCTTCGACGGGGATGAGTGACCTACCTGCAGGCAAGATCTACATGGGCTTGGCCTACAACAAGTCCTCTGCCACTGAGTCGTCCATCTACACCGACTATGACTGGTCACTGATCCAAGGTCCCCAGGGAAACCAGGGCGTGCAAGGTCCCATTGGTCCTAACGGACAGCCCACCTACACCTGGATCAAGTACGGCAACGACATCATCCGTAACGGTGACTTCGCCAAGCTGGACACGGTTGACCCGACGCTGCCCGCTGACTGGCAGCGCAGCGTTAACGGGATGCAGTGGTACAACGCTGCTCACACGGTCGCGTGGGATGCAACCGAAGGTGCTCTCGCCCTCACTTCTGGCCTTCTCGCAACGAATGGCGCCACGGCCATGCAGACGCTTGACGTGGTTCCGGGCGACGTGATCTACCTCCGCATCAGGATGAGAAGCACCGTCATAGGGGATGGGTCGGGGATCTACGCGATCCTGCTGAACGCTGCCGGTACTACAGAAGTCGTTCGCTTCACTAGCTTGCAGCCCAGTGGAATCACCACGAGTTACGCGGACTACAGCGGTGTGGCAACCGTTCCAGCGGGCGCTCCCACTGCTGTCCGTCTCGCTCTCCTGTCGTACAACAAGGCTGTCGGAATCAAGGTCTTCATCAAGGAGGTCTACCACGCTGTCAAGAACGTCACCGACAGCGCTGTGGGCACTCACATGGGCCTCGCGTACAACCAGACGACCGCCGTCGAGAGTACCGATGCGAACCTGTACGAGTGGACCCAGACCCAAGGTCCACAGGGTCTTCCTGGATCTAACGCTGCCACGATCACGCTGACCTCGACGGCTCAGGTTCTGGTCTCTCCTGCAAGTGGGACCGGTGCTACCGCCCCGGCCACGGCAACCATCACGGGCACCCCGGTCAACACCACGATCACGGTGTGGGACTACAGCGTCAACAGCGGTGCCTGGTCCGGGACAGCACCACCTGGCGTGTCGATCGCCGGGAACGTGGTGACCATCACCGGGGCGACGATGACGGCCAGCACGATCGCGGTGCGGGCAGGCAACAACGCGGGTGTCGCGGACTCGCTCACGGTGGCGAAGGTGCTCACCGGTGCAACTGGCGCCACCGGAGGCACGGGACCATCAGGTCCCGCAGGAGCAGACGCCTATACCGTGTTGCTGTCCAACGAGTCACAGAGCTTCCCTGCTGGTCTCACCAACGCGCTGGCTACGACAGCGACCACGACGGTCATCGCGTACAAGGGCACGGTGGCTCAGGTAGCCACGGTCGGAACGATCACTGGTGGCGCTACCGGCATCACAGCAGCGGTGACCAACAACGGGACTACAGCACCTCTGATCACCTTCACGGTGACGACTGCTCTGGCAACAGCGACTGGAACGTTCACCATCCCAGTGACCGTGGGCGGAATGACGTTCAACCAGGTCTTCACGTGGGCGCTGAGTTTCACAGGTGCGGGTGGAGCGACTGGCGCGGCGGCCACGATCGTTGACCTGACCGCCACCACACAGGCACTGTCTGCTCCTGCTCCCACGATCCTCGACTCGTTCAACCGTGGAGACTCAACCACCTCGCTCGGTACCACTGAGACGGGTCAGGCGTGGCGCAACGACAACAGTTCGGTGTGGGGTGTCAGCGGCGGCAAGGCGTACATCGCGACGGCTGGCGCTACGGGTGGTCAGTCCTACGCGGACGTGGAGTGTGGCACCGCGGACGTCACCGTCTCCTTTGTCATCACCGGCCTACTCTCTGGAGGGATAGCGTTCCGGCACAACTTGACCAACCTGAACGGCTACGTGCTGGTCATCAACAACAACGGGTCCTTGCAGATCTATCGGTCAGCAGGGGCGTACGGTGCCGAGACGTACACGACCATTGGCCAGTCCACGGCATTGGCCGTGCTCGGCGACAAGGTCTCCATCACCGCGTCTGGCTCAACACTGCAAGGCAAGATCAACGACGTGACGGTAGTGACCGCCACCGATGCCACCTACACAGGCACCCGACACGGTCTCTACAACTTCGGCGTCAACGCTGGCAGGCTGGACAACTTCACAGTCGCACCTGCTACGACAACTCCTGCAACGGCAGTGATCACCGGAACTCCCACCGGCACCACGATTTCGACGTGGACGTTCAGTGCAGACGGCGGCACCTTTGGTGCTGCTCCGATCTACGCTTCGGTGGCGGGCAATGTCGTGACCGTCACCGGCGCGATCATGACTGCGAAGACTCTGGCCATCAAGGCAACGGGCGCGTCGGGTGTCACCGACACCATGACGATCTCCAAGATCTCCGACGGCTCTTCTGGCTTCGTAGGCGCGGACGCAGTCACGGTCGTCCTGACCAACGAAGCTCAGGTGTTCCCCGGCACCGTCTCTGCTGCAGTGGCCGGGTTCACAACCAGTCAGGTGCTGGCGTACAAGGGCGCCGTCCAGCAGTCCGCCACGATCGGCACGATCACTGGTGCGCCGACCGGCATGACGATCACGTACCAGAACAACCCCGGTCTGACGGCGCAGTTCACAGCCACGGTCACGACGGCTCTGGTGACCCAGAGCGGCACTCTGACGGTTCCGATCACGGTCGGAGGTGTCAGCTTCACCAAGACCTTCGCCTGGTCTGTCTCCTACACGGGAGCACAGGGCTCGACCGGTGGTGCTGGTGCCCAGGGTGTCAGCATCACGGCGGTCACTCCGTACTACGCCACGGTGACTCCTGTTGGAGCAGCAGCACCTGCCGTACCGGTGGTGGCAACTCCAGTGGCTCCCTGGGTCCCGACCGAGCCTGGCTACCTGACCAACACCGAGCTGTACACCACCAACAAGATCACCTACTCGAACCTCACCTTCACCTACACCGGGGTCTCCAAGAGTTCCTCCTACACGGCTGCCTCTCAGGCGCTGCCCAAGATCTCGCTGATCGGGGCCAACGGGAAGCTGTTCCGAGACGTGACCAGCTACGCGAACGCGGCTGGGAACCTGACGGGCAACATCGTGATCGACACCCCGATCACGTTCACCAACCGGATGTACAAGATCAAGCTCTCGGGGTTCAACTACGCCTCCACCCAGGGGACCTTCAACCTGGAGACATCCGGTTACTCCTACGCAGGTCCACCGCCCTCAGTCGCGAACGCGACGGGAGTGAACACCGGCAACTTGCCGATTGGGGTTCGGGTAGCTCGACGCATCTCCACCGGGACGTTGGTCATCATCCTGACCTCGCAGGCAGCCAGCAACTACTGGCAGTACCCGAAGATCACAGCAGTGGATGCCGAGATCTCACACACCCTGCCACCTGACACCTGGCAGACAGGCTGGAACACCACGCTGGTGCCTGAGACAGACATCCCGGCTGCTTCTGGCATCTTCGACCTGTTGCTCACTGTGGCCAGCTCGAACGTCCCGGCCACGGCTGACTCGGCGTACAACGCCGCCACGCCCGATGCTCTTGCGCCTGCGTCCTCACCCGCAGCTACGGTGACGGGCTCGGTCTCCTCGCTGGGGATCAAGTGGCCTGCGATCCTCAACCACGACACGGTGACCTACGAGGTGCACTGCGCTACCACCGGTGCCACGTTCACGCCATCGGCAGCGACGTTGCAGATCGAGACCACGGCGACCTCCTACACGATCCGTGAGCAGCTGGCGGACGGCACCTTCCTGGTCAAGGACGGCTCGGTCACCTACTACGTGCGGATCGTCGCCAAGGACGCCAAGATCGGTGGCGGGTTCAACTCCGCTGCTCCCGGTACTGCTGGCTCGGCCACCCTGCGTCAGATCACCGAGGCCGACATCTCCGACGGCTACATCTACACCAACCTGGTGGACGCGATTCAGATCAAGGGCGCGAAGCTGGACGCTGACCTCGCCATCATCGGGAAGATCAAGACGGCTGAGTCCGGGCAGCGGATGGAGCTGTCCAGCGAGGGTTTGAGGCAGTACGGCTCCGATGGTGTCTCGATCCGGGTCGACCTGCCCAACGATCCACAGAAGCCTTCGGTGATCGACGCGCAGATCATGGCACGCGGGCTCACGGTCGGCCAGGGGATGGATGTCCGCGGCCAGTCGACCTTCGCGATGGGCTCCAAGACCATCCTGCAGACCCAGACCGTGGGTGCCACCTCAGGTCCCTCGCTGGGCACGGACTACCCCCAGTCCGCGTTCGCACGGGGACAGTGGTGTGACCCGTTCTGGGGCTTCCACCTGGACAGTGCTGAGTCCACTGGCTCGTTCCGTTGTGCGAACACATTCTTCGACGACGCGACGATGAAGAAGGGGACCACCTGGTGGCAGGTCCCCCGCGTCGCGAACAGCAACGGGGAGACAGCTGCGTACTACACCTTCCATGGCAACTCAGTCATCGCTGTTGGTGGGCTTGAGCGACAGGTCACCAACGGATTTTTCCGCACCGCTGGGTACGTTGGAGCCCGCGACGAGAAGTACATGATCACCAGCTGGGACGACTCAGCGATGAACACCTCGGGCACTCTCGCCCCGATCAAGAAGGCCGAGCGTCAGGACGGTACCTTCTCCTGGTTCTGGCAATGGCGGCTGGGACGGTGCTTCTCAGCGACCGGTGCTACCCGCGCACACATGGTCGCGCAAGCCAAGCGGAACATGTTCGCACCATGGCCCGGTGGCACCATTGAACTCGCCACCTTGGCCTTCACCGACACCACGATCACCCCGAGCGCCACGAAGACCATCAACTCATCCTTCTTCGCCCAGGACGAGGATCTGTGCGGTGTCACCTACGGCTCCTCGCAGCGGATGGGCTTCGAGACGACCGACCGGGACATCTGGGTGATCCACGGGACGGTGAACAACTACGTCTTCACTGACGCTGCCTCGCCCGCGCGTCTGGTCGACCTGGAGTTCCCAGCGGTCCCAGCGACCCGGAGTGTCAGCGCGTGTGGAGATGTGCTGACTGGTGCGTTCACGAGGTTCACGGCCGCTCCGGCCACTGACGGCCCGCAGTTCTACAACTACACCGGGATCACCTGGGCAGCCACGGATCCCTCGATCTGGTGGGGAGCGTTCACCTGGTACGACTCCCAAGGGGCCATCCAGGAGTCGAACGCCTCGGCGTACGCCTCGATCACGATGAAGAAGCGGGCTCGGCTGACCGTCACGGTGCCGGACCTGCCAGACCCGGCTGCAGGTAAGGGCACGGCACGGACTGTCAACGATGTGAACTCGTTCCGGTTCTACCTGACTCGGGCGGCGCTCAACATCACGCCGATCCGGACTGACTTCATCCTGCAGCCTGAGCAGCCTGCGTTCCTGCCGTCTGGAGTCGGAGCGACGTACTCGACCGTCAGCACCCCGAACTTCGTCGGTGCCGTAGGTGACACCGATGCGCCGCCGCTGCTCACCAGCTTCATCGCTGCGTCTCCAGCCTCATGGGAGTCCAACGCACCAGGCACTGGCGGGTTCCCCAAGATCAAGCTCACTGGTGACGGTGTCGCTCACTTCGAGACCCTGGACGTCGGAGGCGCTGGCGCGACTTCCTTCACTGGCAAGGCGTTTGAGCAGCTGTACTACTCCATCCGTGCCCAGTCACAACTCTCTGGTGGCGGTGTCAAGGTCGTTGACATCAACTACAACATCTCGTGGTCTGCGCGGTTCATGCCGATGAGTATCGGTAGAAGCGTCAACCTTGCCCCTTCTGGCTACTTCGAGATCACCATGCCGCCTGTTGGCACGGTGATCCCGAACTTCGGCGGGGCCACTCAAAAGACGGTCACCTCGGCAGGCGTCCCTATGAGTTCATGGGACGTTCTCTGGTACGAGATCCCCTTCGGGTCTGCTGCGACCTCACTGGCCGCAAACTTCCGGTACACGAACTACCTCAGCGACTTCACGGTGCCGAACAACTGGGTGCTGGTCGCGTACTTCAACATCGACGCCGGAAGGATCGAGTGGGCCACTGATGAGTCCATGCCTGCCGACTCCGCGCAAGGTGGTGGCTGGAACTCCTTCGCGTACGGAGCGGGGTGGGGTGCTGGAAACATCGTGCCTGCGTACAAGATCATCGGAGAGCAGGTCTACTTCCGAGGAACCTTCTCGCGCGCCTCAGGCTCGGGTACGACCATGGCGACGATCCCGCTGACTGCTGGACGCCCAGTAATCTCCGTCAACCTCCTCGCCCGCAACGGCACCAACACGGTAGTCAACTGTCAGATCTCTTCTGGCGGTGGAGTCACGATCGGCACCGTGGCCAACGGTGACGTCATCTACCTGACGACCTCCTTCCTCAACACCTAGCGAGCGTCGTGTGAACGAAGAACTAGAGAGCTTCTACCTCCAACGGATCGCCGAGATCACTGCTGGGGGCGAACGTCGTGCAGCTCACCTGACCGTTGAGAACAGTGATCTGAAGATGGAGATCACCACGCTCAAGCTCCAGATCGAAGACCTTCAACACACCATCCGAGGAGAAGCCAGTGAGCTACCAAGCCGTTCTTGACATCGCGAACAGCAGCAGCTTGTCCATGAGGATCGCCGCCTGTGCCGCAAGCGAAGGGATCCCCGACCCGCAGACCTGGGCGTTCAACAGGAAGTGGGAGTTCGCATCTCAGCCGGGCTGGTCCGATGACTGGGCCTACGCCAAGGACACCCTGACGATCAACAAGAACCCGGACCTCGGGGCTCGCGACGACGTGATCAACGACACCAAGATCCTCACCGCCGTGCAGGCCCTGAACATCCCGGACCCCCCGGCAGGAGCATGAGCGATGCCAGAGCCTCCAGGATGGGATGTCGACGTCGTCATCCCGCCCAACGACGTCACCGTCGAGATCGACCTGGTCCCGACGGTGCCGCCCACCCTGGATCTGTCCCTGGCTGCTCAAGAGTCGCTGAACATGCTCCTGGGCGGCGACGGTCCGATCGGTCCTCCCGGCCTGCCAGGTCCGGAAGGGCCGAGTGGCCCGATGGGGGCGATCGCCGACACCGGATGGACCACTCCGATCCTGCTCAGCAGCTGGGCCAACTACAACGCCCCGACCTGGGAGCCTGCGGGTTACCGCAAGATCGGCAGCGTCGTCTACCTCCGCGGCATGCTCAAGCCCGGCGCCACCACGGTGGGCAGCACCCTCTTCACCCTGCCCACGGGCTACCGACCCGGCGGCAACCAGGTGATCAGCGTGCCCACGTCGGCTGACCCAGCGAGCCGGATCAACCTGATGACCAACGGCGACGTGCTGGTCAACGTCGCGATGACCGGCGCGACCTGGTGCTCGATCGCCAACATCAGCTACCCCGCGGACAACTGAGAGGACCACCCATGCCCACGCCCTGGCAGAAGGAAGAGCCGGTCGACGAACCACCCGAGCCGGACCGGCAGGACCGCGAGGCCACCGAGCCCCACGACCCGGCCACCGAGGACGACGACGAGAAGAGGCGCTGAGGATGGCCAACAACGCGGCCAAGACCGCCCGCAACGCGAACGCGTCCACCCGCAACGCGCCGGGGATGTGCCTGCAGCAGTCCCGGCAGTGGGCCGGGATCCCGGCGCGCTACCCCGACGCTGCCACCGCCTGGCGCAACACCAACGACAAGCACCGGGACAAGCGGCCACCGCGCGGCGCGGCGGTCTACTGGACCGGTGGCTCGCGCGGCTTCGGGCACATCGCCATCTCGATGGGCGCAGGACGGGTGCGCTCCACCGACGCAGCAGGTTGGGGGCGGGTGGCGACCCGGCCGATCGGCTGGTTTGCACGGCACTGGCCGAAGCTGAAGTACGCGGGCTGGGCCTGGGACATCAACGAGGTCACCATCCCGCACCGCAAGCCGCCGACCAAGAAGGCCGCGGCATGAAGACAACAGGGAGCACACGATGAACAACGCCACGACCAACCGCCCGGTGGTGATCGTCTACTCGATCCTGGCCGCGCTCGGGGTGATCAACGGTGGGCTCGGACTGATCGACGGCCTGGACAAGGACGTGGTCGCGATCATCTCGCTGATCATCGGTGCGATCACGGCTGCTGCGGCGTTCTGGGTCGAGTCCCAGGTGACACCGTGGAACACGGTGGTCTCCAAGATCCAAGACGGCAACGTCGTTGCCGGACCAGCCTCAGGCGTGAACCCGCCCGAGGCGTGAGGAAGGACTGAGCAGTGGTCGACATCGGTGGTGCTGGCGAGCAGAACGTCGAGGTGCAGCCGCGCGTCGACGCACTCGACGTGCAGCTGGCCACCACCGACTTCGAGATGCTGGTGATCGCTGAAGGGGTCGGCCCGGTCGGCCCCACAGGACCACCAGGACGCTCGACGCATGTGTTCATCCAGGCGGGTATGCCCACCACCGGCGTGGTGGCTGGTGACGTCTGGATCAAGAGCCCGCCGGTGCTGGTGCCACAGCCGACGTTCGTCTCCGACGGCTCCAGCTGGGTGCCGATCTACGGTGAGGCCGGGGCGCCCTCGCGCTATGAACACACGCAGACCACCGCGGCGACGCACTGGTCGATCGTGCACCTGATGCACTACAAGCCGCAGGTGCGCGTGGTCAACACCGCCGGTAACACCGTGCGCGGCGCGGTCACCTACACCAACAACGACAACCTGACGATCGACTTCTCCGAGCCGATTGCCGGAACGGCCTACCTGTCATGACCAACTGGGTGCTCGGTGCACTGCTGCTGGTGATCATCGTGATCGTCATCGGCGTGGTCTGGGCAACCATCCGAGCAGCGGACAAGACCAGGGAGAAGCGTGAGCAGCGATGAGCAACGTCAACGACATCGTCCGGACGGTCCAGGAGCACTGGATCGCAGTGACACCGGGCTACCCCTGCAAGTGTGGGCACACCCACCACGGACGTCAGCTGGTGCGCGAGCACCGGGTGACGACGATGGCCCCGCAGTACGGCTTCTGTGACGACGAGGTTTGCATCTGTGATCGGCTGCAGCGGGTGGTTGCATGACGACGCCCGCTGCAGAATGGTTCGCCACCGACATCGACCTGCGGCACAACCAGCTGATCAGCGCACGGGCCGAGAACCGAGGCACGGCACCGGCCAACCCGGCCAAGGGCCAGCTCTGGTTCGACACCTCCAGCACACCTCAGGTGCTGAAGTACTGGGACGGGACCGCCTGGATCAGCAGTCGGTCCTACTACGACACGGTGACCGACGACGGGGTTGCCCGTGCTCAGCGCAGCACGCTCGACTTCCGCTCCACCGCATCGGTGGGCGCCACGGTGACCGACGACGGGTCCCACGACACCAGTGCAGTGAGCCTGGATGCGAAGTTCGGACCGGTCGCAGAGTCGGTGGTCGCTGGTGCTGCTGCAGCCGACGGGACCGCAGCCACGCTGGCCCGCTCCGATCACATCCACGGGACACCCAGCTCGGGCGGCGCCGACGTCGCGCTCACCTCGTGGTGGCAGTACAGCCGCGAACTGTGGGAGCAGCTGGATGCTCCGTCCACCTTCATCGCCGAGCTGCCCGGCCAGACCGTCGGTGGTGGCTGGCAGATCGGCACCGGTGGCTCGGTCTACTGGGACGGCGACCCGATCCCGATCTCGGAGGTCAACCTCTACCGCAGCAACGCACGAGTCTCCGCGCTGGGTAGCTCGGCCGCGCTGTCGATGGGCTGGCTGTGCTACGACGCCGACCACGAACTGCTCGGGCCGGTGATGTGCAGCAACCAGGTGGCGATCGTTCCGACCAAGGAGACCGGGATCCTGGTCGCCCAGAACCTGGTCACCAAGCCCGGCGCTGAGGACGCCTCCCCCACCGCGGGCGAAGGACCCGAGTGGCACTCCAACCCCACCTTCGGATCCGGCGCGGTCGGCACGGTGGAGTACGCCACCGAGCGGTACTACTCCGGGAGCCAGGCGGTGAAGGTGACCTGGCCCAACCTGGGCTCAGGGACCACGCACAGCAACTGCGTGATCGACACCCAGGCGATCCCACCGGGCTCGCTGTTGACGCTGTCGGCCGAGATCTACGTCCCTGCCGGGAACCCGGACGTCAAGCTGCACTACGTCTTCGCCGGTGAGAGCCCCACGATCACCGCCAAGAACCAGTGGGTCCACAGCGAGGTGAAGATGACCGTCCCGAACGATGGTCAAAGCCACCACTACTTCGTCGGCCTCGACTGCGCGGCGCCCGCCGCAGGCAAGGTGGCCTACCTCGACAACGTGCTGCTCCGGCTCGGCCAGAACCCACTGCCGAACGGGCGCACCTACTTCGACGGCGACACCGTCTCGCTGGAGGACGAGACCTTCGTGTGGGACGGCGAGCCGCGCATGTCCACGTCGAGCTACTACACCGTCGAACCGTCCTGGGAGAACGTGGCCGGGTACCTCGCGGTCGGTGATGGAGAGGAACCTGCTCCTGGCGCCACTGCTGCGGTGGAGGCAGCGGTCACCCCGCTGCCCGGCTCGGTGTTCTTCCGTCCGTTCATCACCTGCACGGCCGGACAAGTGCTGGTCGATACCCACGAGGTGATCCGCTCACCACGTGAGCTGCGGATGGCCGATGGACTGGAGCCTGGATGGGTGACGTCCGAGGGCACGATCACGGCACCCGACATCACCACCTCGGACATCAGTCCGCCCGACACCGATCCGGTGGTGCCGATGCGGATCGGGCCGGTGGTCGACCCGCCTGAGCAGGCCGGTGACGTGACACCGCGCAGCTACGTGGACCGGGCGCTGGGACTGCTGCCGGATGAGACCGTGGTCTCGCCGCGGTTCTTGTGGTCCGGTGATCCTGGTGCCACACCTCAGCCTGCGGACCTGGGCTTCCCGTTCGCTGCCTGGCCGATGTTCAGCCAGTGGCTGGACGCCACCACGGTGCAGTCCAAGATCACGGTGATGACCGGCGGCTACATGGGTGTGACCGCGAACAACGTGCCGCTGCTGGCCTCGGGGTACGCCGCTGTGCCGAACGCCTACCGGGTGGTGACCACACCACCGGCCGACGGCGTGATGATCGCCATCTCCACCGGGGCGGGGCGTGCGGACTATGACGACTACCTGTTGATGCGGTGCGGGGCCTACAGCGATGTGAACAGCGACGGGTTGGGTGGCAGCTACGTCGGGTTCGCTGGAGACGTGGCGATCTCTTCCTCCGACACCGTGCCCAGCCGGACCCCCTACACCACGTTCTCGATCGTGGCGGTGACCGCAGGGACCAAGTACATGATCCGCACCGAGTACGGCCACGGAGGCCCTAACGCCACTGTCTACCGGGACCGGGTGATCGTGATCTACCTGCCCGGTGCCGCAAGGATGGGAGCAGCATGACCAGCTATGCACCCGGCACGATCCGGGTCTGGGACGGGGCGGTGTGGCGGTTCGCACCGGGTGACTGGCAGGCACCGACCTACGAGTCGATCAAGGACGGTGGGAGCAGCGGCCTGATCTCGACGACGACCACGTGCACCAAGTCAGCCACCTCGATACACAAGGGTTCCTCGTTCACGCTGACGGCCAGCACCACTGGGCGCAACGGCGGCAACATCGAGTTCTACTACTTCAGCTCCTCCAGCACCTGGGTGAAGTTCGCCACCGCGGCAGCACCGCCGGGTGGCGGCACTGCCACCATCAGCACGTCACCGGTCGCCTCCACCAAGTTCTACGCCAAGTTCACCGGCTCGACCACGCACGCATCCTCCTCGTCCGCGGAGACTGCGATGGTCACGGTGCAGACCCAGAAGACCACGACCGTGAACTTTCCGGTCGGTTGGACGCAGGCGTACAACGGTGCGGGCAACAAGATCAGCGGCACCGGGCACGACGGTGCCGTGCACCAGGGCTACTACTCCGGTACGCACGGCAACCGGAAGTCGCTGCTGTACTTCAACCCCTCCTTCCCTGCCGGTGCGGTGGTCTCCAAGGTGATCTTCGACTGCAACGCGGGCTGGGCGTACTGGTCGGACAAGGCCGGTGGGGTCGCGGTGGTCGGCGACTTCTACAACCAGACCACCAAGCCCAGCAGCTGGAACACCGCGGACACCGTGCCCAACCGCACCCGCAAGGATCTGACCTACTCCTCCTACTTCGAGGTCGACATCACCAGCTGGGCGGCCACCGTCATCACGTACAGCTCGTTCTGCGGGATCACTCTCGGGCCGGGGCCGAGCACCAACCCCGGCTACTTCGGCTACTCGGTGGACTCACCGGCTGGGAACTTCCTTTTGAGAGTCACGTACTCGTATTGGTCTTGAGCGAGTCTCCACACCATGGTCTAGGTCCCTGTGCTACGTTGCCGTCACCTGATTCCCCAAGGTGGGGAACACAACCTCAAGGACGGAACGACACATGGCCACGAAGCCTGCCAAGAAGACCGCAGCCAAGAAGACCGCAGCGACTCCTCCTCCCGCCGAGGACGAGAGCGCACCGGCGATCGAGATCTCCCGGATCGGCACCGAGACGCTGCTGATCCCGATCGTCGGCTCCGCGCCGTTGATCATGCACAAGTTCAGCGAGAAGGCGAAGAGGCAGATGTTGGATGCGATGCAGGGCCGCAAGAGCCCGAAGGCGCCCAAGGACCCCGAGGGCGACTACGAGGCCGCGGCCTACAAGATGGACGACGGCGGCTACGGGTTCCCCTCGATCGCGTTCAAGGCCGCGACCGTCAGCGCTGCGAGGTTCTTCGACAAGAGCGTGACCATGGTCAGCCTCCGGCAGACGTTGTTCTTCTCCGGCGAGATGTCCAAGACCGAGGGCCAGATGATGGTCCGGATCGAGGGCGAGCCGATCATGCGCGAGGACGTCGTGCGCGTCGGCAACGGCGGCACCGACCTGCGCTACCGGCCGCAGTTCACCGAGTGGTCGACGGTGCTGGAGGTGACGTACGTGAAGTCGATGCTGACCCGCGAGAGCGTGCTCTCGCTGATCGAGGCCGGTGGCCTGGGTGTCGGCGTCGGTGAGTGGCGCCCGGAGAAGAAGGGCGACATGGGCACCTTCATGATCGACCCGACGCGCTCGGTCGAGGTCAAGTAACCTCAGCTCAGAGCCGGACGAGGCAGGGCGCCACTGGGGGGTGCGTCCTGCCTCGTCCCACGTCCGGACACGGCAGGCACGGGATGGCAACGCTAGGCGCGGCAGGGCATCGCTCGGCGGGGCAGGCTAGGCGGGGCGGGGCATGGGATTCTTGGCCCGGTCGTCGCGGCATGGCAGGCAGGTCTAGGCATGGCACGGCGAGTCCAGGCCCGGCAGGCGGGGCGCGGCACGGAGTGGTCGGCAAGGCGCGGATGGCACGGCTTGGCTTGGTCTGGCCAGGCGCGGTTGGGCAGGCTTGGCACGGCCAGGCTTGGCCGGGACGGTGTGGCTTGGTGGGCTGGGAACGGCCAGGCGCGGCAGGCAGGGCGGGGCTCGGGTTGGTCCGGCGGGGCTACGCATGGTGTGGCTCGGCTAGGTTCGGCAGGCTAGGCAAGGCCAGGTGCGTCGGGGCAAGCGGGGCGTGGCAAGGCGGGTCACGGCAGGCTTGGCATGGCAAGGCATCGCAGGGACCGGCCGGGCTTGGTTGGGCACGGCGTGGCAGGCAGGGCATGGTGTGTCAGGGCTAGGCGTCGTTGGCAGGGTCGGGCACGGCAGGCGAGGCAGGGCATGGTGTGGCCAGGTTCGGAGGGGCGTGGTCTGGCAGGCCAGGCATGGCAGGGAGCTGGCAGGGCTAGGCAGGGTTTGTCAGGGGCGGGTACGGCGCGGTCCGGTCCGGCCGGGCAAGGCAGGCGTGGTGCGGCTCGGATGATTGGGCTTGGTGGCTTTCGGCATCGTTCGGTGCGGCCCGGCAGGCAAGGTGTGGCGAGGCGTGGTGCTGTCCGGCGCGTCCTGGCTAGGTGAGGTGGGGCAGGCGAGGCTTGGTACGGGCGGCGAGCTGTGGCATGACGTGGCGCGGCAGGCTTGGCGCAGCGAGGTGCGGGCGGTCCGGCGAGGATGGTTTGTCTGGGCGAGGCGCGGCAGGCTAGGTCTGGGTTGGCTAGGTCGGTGGGGCGAGGCTCGGCAGGCGCGGTGAACGGGGCACGGCCAGGCTGGGCATGGCGAGACTGGGCTAGGCGAGGCGGGGCAGGTTGGGTCCGGCTTGGGGCGTACGGCGTGGCACGGTTCGGCAGGCGTGGCTGGGCATCGTTGGGCGCGGCGCGGACGGCAAGGTGCGGTCCGGCAGGCGGGTCGGGGATAGGCGGGGTTCGGCTTGGTCCGGCTAGGCCAGGCAGGCGTGGTTTGCCTAGGCAAGGCAGGGCTTGGATCGGTGGGGCAGGCGCGGATTGGCTGGGCACGGCGAGGCGGGGCTGGGCTTCACGAGGCAAGGGCTGGCTCGGCACGGCAGGCATGGCGCGGTGGTCTAGGCAGGGTGCGGCCGGGTCTGGTGCGGTCAGGCAGGCGTGGCTCGGTGCGGAGGGCATCACATGGCAGCGGCAGGGCATGGACGTCGTGGTCCGGCAGGCTTGGCTCGGTCCGGCACGTCCAGGATTGGCCGGGCTTGGCAGGGCTAGGTGAGGCAGGCATGGCGTGGTCTGGGATACGTGGCACGGGACGGTGTGGCTGAGCCAGGCAGGCGCGGAGGGCGTGGCGTGGTATCGCAGCGCATGGCGAGGTGCGGCGGGGCCGGGCAGGCATGGCTGGGCGCGGCCAGGATCGGTGGGCGCGGCAGTATGTGGCAAGGCCGGGTGTGGCAGGCATGGCAAGGTCGGGCCTGGCAGGGCGAAGCGGGGCGCGGCTCGGCTCGGCAGGCATGGCTGGGCTCGGGAGGTTCGGCGGAGCTGGGCGTGGCGAGGTACGGCAGGTCCGGCACGGCTCGTCATGGCAGGGCACGACTTGGCTAGGTTTGGCAGGGCGCGGCGCGGCAGGCAAGGCGGGGCACGGCACCGGATGGCGAGGATGGTGCGGCCCGGCTCGGCAGGCTTGGTCAGGTGGGGCGCGGCCAGGCATGGCACGACGGGGCTGGGCAGGCGTGTCTCGGTGCGGCGCGGAGGGCAAGGATGGCAAGGTTCGGCCAGGCGCGGCAGGCGGGTCTTGGTGCGGTGCAGCTAGGTGCGGCGGGGCAGGTCTGGCACGGTTGGGCGAGGCAAGGTCGGCAAGGCATGGCGCGGCAGGCGGGGCTAGGCGGGGCAGCACACGGCGCGGCGGGACATGGCCAGGAACGGCTCGGCAGGCGGGGCAAGGCATCGGCGTGGCTTCCGCGGTACGGCGTGGCTCGGTACGGCAGGCAGCGCAGGGTATGGCCAGGCTAGGAGTGGTTCGGCTGGGCAGGCATGGCTCGGTGGGGCGAGTCCGGGCGGGACGTGGCGTGACAAGGCACGGCTCGGCAGGCTAGGTACGGATGGAGTGGCTGGGCAAGGCACGGTCCGGCAGGTGCGGCTAGGTACGGCGTGGCGAGGCTGGGCACGGTACGGTCCGGCAGTCCTGGCACGGCGGGTCGAGGCAAGGCGCTCAAGGCAGGGCAGGCGCGGCCAGGATCGTCTGGCAAGGCAGGGCTAGGCCCGGCAGGCGGGGCATCGTGGGTAGGTCAAGGCGTGGTGTGGTCGGGCAGGCGTGGCAAGGCGCGGGCGGCAGGGCCAGGCCCGGTTGACATGGCAAGGCAAGGCGTGGCGCGGCAGGCATGGCTCGGTGTGGTTCGGGTCGGCAGGGCACGTGTGGGCATGTCCAGGCCCGGCTTGGCAGCACACGGCAAGGCAAGGCTTGGCAGGCGAGGCGTTGGTGCACCGCGGTGTGGCAAGGCATGTCCTGGCAAGGCGAGGCAGGCGGGGCATGACTCGGTCAGGCTAGGTGGGGTGCGGCAGGCGAGGCGCGGATGGCAAGGCACGGCAAGCTGTGGCTGGGCAGGCAGGGCTAGGTCAGGTAGGCACGGCTCGGCCCGGCATGGCAAGGCAGGCGGGTCCGGGCTCGGCACGGCCAGGTGAGCAAGGCATGGCACGGCTCGGCCAGTCTCGGCAGGGCAGGCGGGGCAGGGCACGACATGGCCGGGAGGGCGAGGTCCGGCATGGCAGGAACGGCACGGCTGGGCATGGCGATCGCGGCAGGGTGCGACTGGGCATGGCACGGCAGGCGGGGCAAGGTTAGGCGTGGTCGGCACGGCAGCGGTCTGGCACGGCGCGGCAGGCGTGGTTTGGTAGGGCTCGGTACCGATGGCACGGCACGGCGGGTCTTGGCAGGCGGGGCATGGATGGGCGCGGCTAGGCCAGGCACGGCCAGGTCCGGCAGGCGAGGTGGGCTCGGCGGGGCTTGGTTCGGTCAGGCGCGGCTTGGTCCGGCAGGCGTGGCGCGGCGTACAGGGCTAGGCATGGCCGGGTTGGGCGAGGCAGGCTGGGCGAGGTGACCTGGGGCTAGGCATGGCCGGGTGGGCGCGGCGCGGCAGGCAAGGCATGGTCGGGTGGGGTTAGGCCCGGCACGGCACGGCAAGGCAGGCGTGGCTAGGTACGGACTGACGGGGCCAGGTGGCGTTAGGCGTGGTCGGGTCCGGTGGGGCGTGGCTTGGCAGGCTCGGCAGGGCATGGCTAGGTGTGTTCCGAAGTGGTCCGGTCCGGCAGGGTCCGGTACGGCATGGCGAGGCAGGCAGGGCTAGGCATGGACAGGCGCAGCGCGGAGGGCTAGGTGCGGTGGGCTTGGCAAGGCAGCCCCGGTTGGCTCGGCAAGGTCTGGTACGGCATGGCAGGCGCGGTGGGGCTAGGCATGGTGGGGTGCGGTCAGGCACGGCGAGGCAGGCAGGGAATGGCTAGGCGGGACCTGGCACGACTGGGTGTGGCGCGGCCAGGCAGGCGTGGCACAGCCAGGTGCGGCAAGGCAAGGTTTGGCTGGGCTGGGCTTGGCAGGCCCGTCTGGGCGAGGCGTGACCAGGTTCGGCATGGCGGGGCAGGCGCGGTGTGGAAAGGCTAGGCGCGGCCGGGCAAGGCAGGCGGGGTTGGCAAGGCATGGCCGGGCAAGGCGCGCCGTGGCGCGGCCAGGCAGGCGTGGTGAGGCTGGGACCGGCATGGATAGGTGGGTGCGGCAAGGTGCGGCAGGCGCGGATTGGCAAGGCATGGTTGGGCACGGCTCGGCGTGGCCCGGCGCGGCTACTGACGAGACGGGTGTGGTGAGGTACGATTCACCAACCTGAAACGGGAGGGACGCAATGACGAACGGAACCGACGAGACCCCAGTGCCCAGCGCTGGTGAGAACCTGCGTGACGTGCTGCTGGCGATCCGAGACAAGCGCGGGCTGCTGACCCCAGAGGTCGTGGTCGAGGAAGCCTCGAATCCTGACCACCCACTGCACCACCGGTTCGACTGGCGTGACGACGTGGCCGCGCACAAGTGGCGGCTGCACCAGGCCGGGAACCTGCTGCGCGTGAAGTACAAGGCCGACGTCGGCAACAAGCGCGCCGACCTCCGGGCGTTCTGGGTCACCCGTGGAGAAGACGGCAGCCCGACCTCGGCGTACGAGCCGATCGAGGAGGTCATCACGGACCCGATCCAGCGCGAGCTGATGCTGCGCCAGATGCGCCGTGACTGGCGATCCTTCAAGAAGCGCTACGAGCACATGGCGGAGTTCGCCAACGAGGTGCTCACCGACCTCAGTGCCAGCGCGGGTGAAGCCAGCTGAGTTCCTACTACGACGACCCAGACTTCGCCGAGGAGTACCGGCGCCGCGACGAGGAAGCGGAGACCGCGTACGTGGAGGAACAGGAGCGCGAGGATCTGCGCAAGGTCCGGGCATGTCCGGGGACGAGGTTCCCCGACGGCACGCACTGCGGTGAGTACGGCTGGCACGCGAAGGACTGCCCGATGCGGGCGGTGTGATCAGACTCCCGGCAAGGTCGCGGGCCAGACGTCGTTCGTGGCGAAGGGCGGAAAGTCGAAGACGAGGGATGACGGTCCAGGTGTCACCAGTCCGGCCTGGACGACTGAACCTGTCTCCCGCATCTCCAGGCGAGCCAGCGGTCCCTTTGCGGTGTCCCACAGATGGCCGTACTTGTAGGAGATGGGACGGAAGCCGACCGGCAACTGGAACAAGGTGGTTGCAGTGGCTGCGGTCGAGTCAACGGTCCCGTTCAGCGTGACCATGGTGCCGATGCGCCGCAGCCGAAGCGCAGCGATGTTGCCGTTGCTGGTCCATCCGTTCAGGAACATGGAGGCGTCCACGATGCGCTCGCCAGTATCGCCGTAGAGCACCTTCCACCCTGTCGCGCCGGTGCCGGTGGCCTTGATCCACTTGACCGCGCCGTTGGTGGCAAGCCGGTCGATGTACTCCATGCCGACCAGGGCGGCGACCCTGGCTTCGGGGGAGCCGTTGCCGACGATGGCAGCGTTCGCCAAGGCCCCGTCTGTGGCGCGTTCGCTGAGCAGCTGCGAGGGGGACTTGCGCACGGTGCCGGTCCACTTGGTCGCCGGTCCGGTGCCGTCGAAGTAGTCGGCCTGCGCGACGGCTTGCGGGCTGTCCCCGAGCAGGGTCATCTGCCGGTCGATGTAGAGGTAGTCGGTGGAACCCAGCGGCGGGGCCATCGCCGGGTCGTAGAGGTAGAGACGCGGCTGGAAGGACACGGTGTTGGCGGGCAGCGGACCGAGGATGTCGTCGGTGGTGAACGTGTCACCGGGGTTCATCGTGTAGGTGCCACCACTGATGGTGCCGGGTCCGGTGCTGCCCCCGGTGTCGTAGTTGACGCTCTTGACGCTGACTCGGCCAGCGGTGATGCAACGGATGCGGTACATGACCCGCACGTACTGACCGGGGTTGGCGAGGAACCGGGGTGTCGCGGTAGGGAACGGCCAGATGCTGGCCGTGGACGGCGATGCATTGGTGGTGACCTTGCCGGATGCGCCGCCAGTCTCAGACCACACAGTGCTGCGGCCGAGCACCAGGCTACTGACGCTCCACTGCGAGCCGTCCACACCGAAGTCCGGGTTCGGGGTGATGTTGGTGGCGATCACCGGGAAGCCGTTGTTCATCGTGGATGCAGCCGCCGACGCAGCGCTCCCGGCAGCGGCAGTCTCTGAGGCGGCAGCGTTGGTGGCCGAGGTAGCCGCAGCGGTCTGCGACCCAGCAGCGGCCGTCTGGGAGGCGGCGGCGGCGGTCTTGGAAGCGGCTGCAGCAGCAGCCGAGGCAGCAGCCGCGGTGGCGTCGACGTGGCTGACCACGGTGACCACGGGTGGTGCGGCGGGCACCGAGACGACCAAGGACAGGTCGACCACGCCGTTGGCGGGCACGTCGAAGACCACCGGGGCGGGCTGGGTGGTGATCCCGGCGAGCTGGAACGCCGCGCGCCACTGCACCTTGTTGGGGATGCCAGCGGGCTGGTCGGTGGCGATCACGTACAGCGCCTGGCCCTGGGCGGACTTCAGGTCACCAGCGGTGATCACGGCCTGGACCGTGGAGGCCACCGCCATCCGGGGTGGCACCGTGCTCGGGAACTGCACGATCGAGGTCAGCGGGGTCAGGGTGACCCGGCCTTCGAGCGGGATCTCGTCGGGGATGTTGCCGACGTCGGTGGTGTCGGCGACGTACTGCACGAACCGTCCCTTGACCTGTCCGTAGGTCACGACAGCTGGTGCATCAACGAGAGGGGTCACGCCGACTTGGCTCATGGAATCACCTGGAGCCAGGTTATATGAACACTGCCCTCAGACGCGCCCGCGCATCACGTTGAAGCAGTAGCGGACCCAGCCCCGGATGATCTCCCACCAGGAGCTGGGCCACTCCCGATGGGGCTCTAGGGGTTTACCGGGGGCTCCTCCGGCCCGGTCGGGCCGGTCGCTCCGGTGTCGGTGTCACCGGCGTCGTCTCCGGTGGGACCCGTGGCGCCGGTCTCGTCACCACCCTCGGGACCGGTCGGGCCGGTGGCTCCGGTCTCCTCACCGCCGCCGTCGGGACCGGTCGCACCGGCCTCCTCGCCGGTCTGGTTCTCGATGTCGTCGCGCACCGTCTGGATCTGCTGGACCGACGCCTGGATCTGGTTGGCCGCGTCCTGGGCCTCCTGGACCTTGGACTGCACGTCGGACTTGAGGCTGTCGATCTCGGCCTGGAAGTCGGCGTCCTCGGCGAGGTCGGCCACGGTGAAGTCGTCCAGTGCCTGCTGCGCTGCAGCCAGGGCCTCCTGGAGCGGCTCGACCTGAGAGTTGACGGTGTCGGCCAGATCGGCCACCGACGTCTTGAGCTGTTCCACTGCCTGACTGAGTTCGGTCACTGCGATCTCCAGCCTTTCTGTCTTCTTGTAGAGGGCAACCAGGATGTGCCGTTCGGAGGCGGTCTCCAGGGTCTGTGGCCAGAGCAGATCTTCGTGCATGGACAGCGACATGGGAGCCCCTTCACACGGCGGCGGTTGTCCAACACTGTAGTGGTCTGAGAGGTTGTGTGAACACCACTCAGGTTGCCAGAAAGTGAGAATCCCATGTCCAGAAGCCGTAGTCGTTCCTCTGAGTCCGGGCAGTACGTCACGGCCGACGAGGCCGCCGCCAACCCGAGCACCACGGTGCAGGAACGTCCCCCGAAGAAGCCCGCGCCACTGCCGCCGCTCTCGGATGAGGAGAGCACCGAGCTGGTCCAGGTGATCGAGAACGCCACCGATCTGGAGCAGGTGGTCGACTACGTGAACATGCTGATCGCCCGACGTGGATAGGCGCGGGTGCCGTGATGCCTGAGGCTGAGGTGCGGACCTGCCTGATCTGCGGGGAGCCGCTGCCATCGCGCCCGTGGTGGCGACGCTGGTTCGGTGACGACTACCCCGCGCACGACCAGAAGGGCGCCGAGGGCGACGCCTGCTGGCGGGCGATGAACCTCAAGATGGGCAACAAGAACCCAGGACCGAGGCCAGCATGAGCGTGATCGCCGTGCACACGATCACCTTGAACGAGGAGAAGAACCTGCCCCGTTGGGCCGAGTCGGCCGAGGAGGCAGACCTGCTGCAGATCGCGGACACCGGCAGCACTGACGGCACCGTCGAGCTGGCCAGTGACCTGGACATCGACGTGACCCCGATCCACGTCGCGCCGTGGCGCTTCGACCTGGCTCGCAACGCCGGGCTGGCGCTGCTGCCACCCGAGGTCGACGTGGTGATCACCCTGGACGCTGACGAGGTGCTGGTGCCCGGCTGGCGCGCCGCACTGGAGGTAGCGATCGTCGAGGACCCCTACCCGCGCCGGTGGTCCTACACCTACGTCTGGTCCTGGATCGAGCCCGGTGTGCCCGACGTGCAGTTCACCGCGGACCGGTGCTACTCGCGTGAGGGCTGGAAGTGGCACGGTGCGGTGCACGAGGTGCTGGTGCCCTCGGCCTCGCGCGGTGACCTGGACGCACCCCCGGCTCCGGGTGGGTTCGCCATCGAGCACCACGCCGACGCGACGAAGTCGCGCCGGAACTACCTGGAACTGCTGGAGCTGGCGGTACGCGAGGAGCCGCGCAACCCGCGGCAGCGGTTCTACCTGGCGCGCGAGTACTTCTTCGTGGGTCGCTGGGAGATCGCGCGGGACACCTTCGTGTCCTACCTGGAGATGCCGCAGGCGACCTGGACCGCCGAGCGTGCCGAGGCGTACCGGTACCTGGCCAAGATGGACCACTACCCGGAGCGGTGGCTGCTCAAGGCGCTGGCCGAGGCTCCCGATCGGCGCGACGCGGTGGTGGACCTGGTCGACCTGTACGTGGGCCAGGAGCGGTGGGTCGAGGCGCGCGGGATGGCAGCGCGGGCACTGGCGGTCAAGGTCCGGCCAGGGGACTACATGACCGGGGCGCACACCTGGGACGACGAGCAGCTGGTCCGGGTGCTCGACGGCGCATAGACCGGCGCCCGGTGTTTGACTAACCTGGCTGAATGACGGTCACCCCCGCAGGGGTCGAGTACAGCCTGCCGACCAACATCGACAACACCGCGCTGCTGACGAACCCCTCGCACTCCGAGCTGCACAACGACGTGAACCGGGCCGTGCTGGACCTGACCGCCCGGATGAGCCAGGTCGAGCTGACGCTGGCCGGGCTGACCGCGGCGGACGGCAGCATCGAGCAGGCTCGGCTGGTGGCCAACACCTGGTACCTGACCGGGGCGCTGAACGTGACCCAGACGATCCTGATGCCGCTGGTCTGGAACGTCACCGAGCGCGCGGCCACCTTCAAGTCGGCCAAGGCCAGCCTGCTCACCCCGGCCGATGCCGATGTCGAGGTGGACCTGGTGGTGGCCGGGACGCTGAGTGGCCCGACCTACGACGAGACCACCCAGACCAGCATCCTGGCGGCCGGGAAGCTGGTGATCCCGGCCGGGCAGAACGTCTCGGCCACGCTGGGCGAGAGTGACTTCGTCGCCAACCACCCGATGAACACCTACGTCGCGGCCTACGTGGAGAAGGTCGGCTCCACCGACGCGCCGGGTGCCGACCTGACCATCCAGCTGAACCGAAACCTCTAGGTCTAGGGTCGAGCGATGGGCCTGGTCTCGGACGTCCGCTCGATGCACAACCGCTATCCCAGCGACTGGCTGACGGCCTGGTCGCGAGTGATGACGATCCGCTCGGTGCGGGTCCAGCGGTACCTCGCGATGAGCCCCGAGCAGCGCCGAACCGAGTACACCTGGCTGTACAAGGAGCGCGGGCGCAAGCGAGTATCCGGTGATGAAACAGCGCTGTAGCCAGATGGAGCAGGCTGACCATCCGCTGTAGTGTTGTCTCGCCCAAGCCGTGAGCGTTGACCAGTGCTCCGCACGCGCCGGGGCTAAGGACGGAGCGACGATGACCGAGGTGGACCACACGCCTGAGAGCGCCCGCAGGGTGCTCATGGGGCTCTACGGATGGGCGGCTGGACGTGAGCTGGTCGAGGTCTCGATCAAGAGCCCACGCGGGAAGTGGCACGCCCAGCACTGGGACGTGGCCACCCTGCTGGCCCCGGACACGATCAAGCAGCTGGCCTGGTGGTCCGAGCAGGGCCGCGAGATCTACATGGGCTGCGTCGGGCTCACCGAGAAGCCGCACGGCTCGAAGAGCCGTCCCTACCCGCGCGGCGGCGCAGCGCTGCGTGGACACGCCGGAGCGCTGTGGCTCGACGTCGACTGCCAGGCGCCCGGACGCGAGGGCGACGACTACTTCAGCCACCTCGGTGAGGCCGTGGACATCGTGGACATGTGCCTGGGACCCGTGCTCGCGGAGGCGAGTCTCGTGATCGGCTCCGGCTGGGGGCTGCAGTACTGGGTTCCCTTGAGGGAACCGGTGCCAGGGGTGGAGGCTTCGCGCCTGGTCCGGGCACTCGTCGGCTGGGTCGGGGAGACCTCGACCAAGAAGATCGACCGGGTCTGGGACACCACGCGGGTGATGCGGATGCCGGGCACCCTGAACTGGCGCGCCGGACCCGACGAGGATGCCGCCCGCCCCTCGGGTGTGATCCGCTGGCCAGGGTCGTCCAAGAGCTGGGACGGGCGTCTCAGCCTGGCAAACGTCACTGACGCTCTGGCCGCGCAGGTCACTGACGTTACCGACGACTGGCCCGGCGAGGGCGACTTCCTGGACTGGCTGCTGGAGCGCTACTCCCCTGGTTACACCGACGGGGCCGGTGGCGCGGATGAGGCTGGTGGGGAGTGGACCAGCGTTGGCCCAGTGCTCGGGGACCTGGACAGGATCGCGGATGAAGTGCTGGGCTGGGAGGACGTGCTGGTCCCCTTCGGGTGGCGGTGCGTGTCCGGCCCGGACCCCGCCGGACGTGAACAGATCTGGGAGCGTCCGGGGAAGCTCGACGACGCGGGCTCAAGCAGCGGGTTCGACGCCGGTGAGCGATCCGCCGTGGTCTACGCCGACATGCCGAACCTATTGGTGGTCTACTCGGACTCCCCCGCGACCGGGTTCGCGTCCGGACTACGGGGCTCTGGGCGTCGGGGCACGGCTGCTGGCGTCGGGGTGATCAGCAAGTGGCGTGCCTGGGTCGACCTCGCCTGCGCAGGTGATGTGGACGAGGCACGTCGTCGTATCAGCGCAGGTGAAGACGGGAGTGACGTGGTGGTGGGGAGGCTCTCGGGACCATGGCGGGACGAGACAAGCTGGATGGAGCAGTGGGGCCGGGAGCGGGAGCTGGAGGCCCTGGAGAGCCCGTTCACCACGACGATGCACGGGACCCCGGACCCGTGAGCGTGGACAGCGCCGCACCGCCCCCGCCCGGCGTGGGGATGCCCTCAACACCAGGACCGCCACCGGCGCCTGGTGAGAGTGGTGTGGTGGGTGGCCCGCCGACCCCGCCACGTCCGCCGACTCCTCCGGGGGTGCCACCGGCGGGCGCCGAGCCACCGATCCCGGACGCGGTCAAGAACCTGTGGCGCTGGGCACGCGGCTACATCACCCAGTTCGGCTGGGCGATCGCGCCGGTCTGGATGCCGGTGGACGCGGTGCCGGGCGCCGCAGCCTCCGGGCTGGTCGGCTGCTGCTGCAAGGACGGCGAAGCCTGCACCACCTGGGGCAAGCACCTGGTCTCCGGACTGGGCGTGGCCCGCGTCGAAGAAGACGTCGAGCGGGTCTTCCCCGCCTCGGACTTGAGGGTCAAGGCCGGGTGGATCGGGCTGGCGGTGCTGACCGGCTCGGAGTCCAAGATCGTGGTCCTCGACGTCGGCGAGCACGCCGAGATGACCAGGGCGCGGTTCAAGATGACCGGGCACGTGCTCACCCAGACCACTCCGTCGGGGGGCCAGCACTGGTTCTTCCGGATCGGGGAGTCCGAGGCGGTGATGGGTGGCCGCACCCAGATCGAGCTGGTCACCGGGGTCTGGGTGCTCGGTGACGGCGCGTTCGCGGTACTGGCGCCCAGGGCAGGCTATGAGTGGTCCGGCGGCTCGAAGGTGCTGGTCGACCCGATCGCCGGACTGACCAATGCCACCTCGGCGCTGATGATGCGTCTGACCGCGGCCGGGCTGGTCGACGACGTCGCCCGGATCGACCGGGACGACCCGTGGCGGACACGTCCTGGGACTCCGCTGGTGGGCGGGGATCCGCGGACCTACACCCGACGCGGCGATGTACGGCGGCTGATCGACACCCACGGCGACAAGATGCTCTACACACCAGGGTTGTCCTGGCGGGTCTGGACCGAGTCCGGCTGGGGTGGGCCGGAGCGCAGCGAGACGATGCTGAAGTCCTACTGCATGGACATGCCCGACATCCACCTGGCCGAGGGCAGGCAGTCCAAGCTGGACGGCAAGGACACTCTGAGCAAGGACGCGTTCAAGTGGGCGGGCAAGGCCCAGCAGCGACCCACCGCCTCGATCCTGGGCGACCTGCAGTCCGACGAGCGGGTGCTGGTGCCCTCGGCCTTGAACTGGGACGCCGAGGGCTGGATCGCCGGGCTGCCGGTGACGGCCGGGATCGGGCGGCTGGTGAATCTGCGGACAGGTGAATGCGAGCTGGACGCCCGGACCAGGCGGGTCTCGAAGGCGTTGGGGGCGCCGTACGACGACGGGCCAGGTGGGGAGTTCAAGCACCTGTGGGACGTGGCCTCCGAGGGTGGGCAAGGACGCTGGTTCCACAAGTTCGTCACCGACCTGGAACACCAGATGGGACCCGACAACCTCCGGCTGCTGCAACGCGCGGCCGGAGCCTCGCTGTACGGACGCCGCGGTGTGGACGGCGACGTGGACGCGGTCTTCGTGCTGAAAGGCCCGACCCGCTCGGGCAAGTCGACGTTCAGCGAGATCCTGCTCAAGGTGGTCGGCTCCTACGGCAAGGCGATGAGCCACAACCTGCTGTTCGGGGACAAGGGCAACCCGGACTTCTCGGTGGCCGCGATCGTGGGCCAGCGGGTGCTGACCTTCTCCGAGCCGCCGATGAAGGCCGAGGTCAACCTGCCGATGCTGAAGAGCCTGTCCGGGGGCGACTCGCTGTCCGGGCGGCTGCCCTACGGCAAGGAGGAGATCTCCTTCGTGCCGGAGTGCTCGCTGTGGCTCTCCACCAACCACGCGCTGGAGATCCCCGACGAGGCGGTCTGGCGGCGGCTGAAGTTCTTCCCCTTCGAGTACTCGATGAGCGAGCGCGAGGTGATCCCCGACCTGAGGTCACAGATCACCCGGCAACCGGCCGAGCTACGACTGGCGCTGGCCTGGATGCTGGAGGGTGCCAAGGCGTGGGCCGAGCACGGCTGGGGCGACACCTCGGCGTGGGCCGAGACCGCCACCGACGAGCGGGCCAAGCACAACATCTTCGCGAAGTGGTCCGGCGCCTGCCTGGAGGTCACCGGCAGTGCGCTGGACACCTTCACCCACGCCGACATGGTGGTCTCGTTCAACACCTGGGTGATGTTCGCCGGTGAGGATGCACCCAAGCTCAGCAAGGCAGCGACCCGCGACGAGCTGGAGAACACCTGCCGAACACTGCGGATGACCTACGACAAGAAGAGGAAGCTGATGGTTGGCGGGAGGCTGGTATGAGCGAGATGAACGAGCCGGTGGTGATGGTGACCACCCAGGAGGGCGCCGAGGACTACGGCAAGGAACCCGAGCTGGACGCCGAGGTGCTGGAGCAGCTGGAGGAGGCCACCGGTGACGGTGAGGCCGTCGACGTGCTGGCCGGGATCGTCGGCGAGGACTTCCACATCGAGATGATGTCGCCGTGGGGGGACAAGTGGCTGTGGGTGGCGATCGACGCCGAGAAGGCCCAGGAGATCTACAAGCTGCTCGGCACGCCGGTGACGTTCCGGCGCGTCGAGGAGGACGGTCCACGCCAGCACGAGGGCAACGGGGAGACGTGACCTACGGTTACGGCGCCGCGAGTCGGGCCGAGATCTGGGAGGCCGTGCTCGCGGCGCGCGAGCGTGACGAGACGTTCGACACCGCCGCGGTGACCTCGGCGCAGTCCAAGGTCACCGAGCTGCACGAGCTGTCCTGGTTCTACTCGGTGTCCCGGTGCGGCGGCGCAGGCTGACCCTGAGTCCACAGGTTTGTCAACAACCTGTGGAAAACTGCAACCACTGAGACGGGTGCAATCGAGCCCAAGGTTGGTATCTTGCGACTATGACAAGCGAACCGCTGGGGATGGAGCCCTCGCCGTTTCCTGAGCCCGAGGAGGGGACGACGAGCGCCGGTGCGCCGCGCCCGTGGCTGCCCGCCAAGCCGCTCCTGCAGAGCGAGCTGGACTACTACGCCGGGCTGCCGTGGGAGGTGCGCACCTTCAACCCGTGGGCGTGCATGTTCAACCGCAACTCCGAGGACGGGATCGGCTACTACTCCGGGGCCAAGCGGATCCAGTGCGAGGTGCTGCTGGCCGACCCGACCAAGAGCCGCTACTGCCTGGACCACGCCCGGCAGATGGGGGTGGACTACTACGCCCCGCCGGAGCTGGCCGAGGCGGTGGCCAAGGAGACCGCGACCAACCTGACCCGGCTGGTGCCCAAGGCGACCCGCACGCTGGAGATGGCGATGGACGACGAGGACTCCCCGATGGGGGTGCGCGCCAAGGCTGCCTCGGAGATCCTGGACCGGACCGGCTACGTGCGCGGCGTCGACGTCCGGGTGGACGCCCAGATCGCCACAGTGGACATCACCGCGGTGATCAAGGACCGGCTGGACGCACTCAAGGACGCGCACACCGAGGCGGTCTCGATCCTCTCCGAGGCGCAGGCCGCGGCCGAAGCTGATGCAGCGGCTGAGGCCGAGGCAGCGGTGGACGCCGAGGTCGTGGTGGAGCCGGGAGCCCCGCTGCCGTAGGGGTGTTGGCCCAGTAGCGCTGCCTCAGGCGGGGGTGGCAGCATGGTCCTCACCATGGACATCCCACCCGTCCCGTCCGTCTCGTCGGGCGCGCGCGTCTCACATACACCACCGGACACCGCGATGCTGCTGGTCGAGCTGGACGCCGGACTGCAGGCCGAGCTGCGCCTGGAGACCAACCGGGCGCGGCAGATCCGGCTGACCCGGCTGCGCTGCCTGGTGGAGACGCTGCGCGGGCAACCAGGCGATCCTGCCGCCTGATGAAGATCACGACACGGGGGCTGCTTCAGGCTGCCCTCTTCGCCGGGTGTGTGCTGGTGCTGGTGGGGTTCGTGATCGCGGTGGCCTACGGGCTCGGGCACGAGATGGTGGCGGTGGTCTCCGGGCTGGCTGAGGACGGCAGCTAGTTCAGGTGCATCCCTTGGATGAAGGCGCGCATCGCGGCCAGCTCCTCGGCGTCCGGGAGCACCACCTGGGTCCGGCCGTCGCTGCCTGGTGCTGACCAGGTCGCGAAGCACATGCAGCCCGGATCCGGGCACAGCATCACCCCGCCGTCCAGGGGGTTGCCGGTGGTGGCGATCATCGCGTGCGGGTCGAACGGGTGCTGGCAGATCTCGCACTCGGATTCGGGCTCGGATTCGGACATTGGCAGATTCTCCAGTGGGGAACCGCTATTGTCCACGCATGCCCTACCTGACCATGATCCTCGGGGTGTTCTTCGGGTCGATGGCAGCAGGTGACGTGCTCGGGATGCACCACCTGCGCGAGCCGGGTGACGTGGATACCGAACGGCTGGAGGCCGACAACACGATGATGATCAACGGGATGGCTGCTGTGGTGTACGGGCTGGTGATGGTGCTGTGAGCACCCAGGACGAGCAGGCGCCGGTGGCGCCCGAGCCTGGGCCGGTGGACGAGGTGGCCCCGGACCCGAACGGACCGCGGGTCTCGGTGCCGCCGATCGAGGACGAGGCGGTCCGGCCGACGCTGCGTGAGCTGCGCGAGGATCCGCGGGTGCCGACGATGCTGGTGCTGCGCGGGCTGGACGGCTCCGAAATGCCCTACCCGGACCCGCCCGGCTGGCTGGCCGCGGTCCGCGAGGGCGCCGAGGAGATCGAGCGGGGCCGGGTGGTCGAGGCGCTGACCAAGGAGGCGATCCACGAGGAGCACCTGCGCGAGTTCTCCTGGATGGAGCGCGACGGCTACACCGCCGACCAGTGCGGCAACTGTGCCCGCTGGGCCTCCTACGCCCGTGCGGTGGTGGCCGGGCTCGCACCGGCCGAGCCGGAGGATGAGCAGTAGTGCCGAGCGTCGAGGGGATGTCCCGGCTGATCGCGCGCCGGATCGCGGACGGGAAGACCCGCGAGGAGACACCGCGGGAGACCGCGGATGCGGTGCTGCTGCTGATCGGGCGCGCCGGGTGGGACGGGGTGGCCGGGAGCATGCAGGTCGATCAGGTCGATGAGGTCACCGAGGTGGCGGCCGACCTGAACCAGGTGGCGGCGCTGGCTCCGGCGGTGGCCTCGATCGTGGACGCGGCCGAGCAGGCGGCGCAGGTGGAGATCCTGTACCGGGCCGCGGGTGAGCTGCGGCACACGGCGGTGCTGCGCTTCGACGAGCACGGCTCGGGCGACGCCCGTGGGGCGGCGCTGTGGGACGCGGCGAACCACCTCAACCCCGACGACGGGGACGCGCTCGCGGTGGGGCGGCGCAAGGGTGAGCTGGCGCCCGAGGCGTCAGAGGTGTCAGAGGCGCTGACGAGGGCGCGGGAGCGGGCGCCGGACTGCCCGACCCACCACGAGGTGCAGCACCGAGACGGGCGCTCACCGTGGTGCAACAGCTGCGGCTGGACCTGGGGACGTCCGGCGTCACCGGCCCGCAAGATCGGGACGCCGCGGAGTGAGCGATGACGGACCGGTATCACACCCTGACCGTCGTGCTGGAGAAGGACATCCGTGAGGACGACGCCGAGTCTCTGATGGCGGCGATCGGTCACCTGCGCGGGGTGCTGGACGTGACCGGGGTGGTTGCTGACCTGGGCTCGCACATGGCCGAGGTCCGGGTCCGTCAAGAGCTGTCGGGCAAGGTGCTCGACCTGGCCAGGGAGCTGATGAACCCGTGAGAGGGCAGGGGTGAGTCCGTTGGCGGCTGGGTGTACCTGCGGTCCTGGCTTCGCGCTGTCGACGTCCAATCCGGCCCCGGACTGTCCGGTGCACGGGATCGAGGGGCACTACGGCACCGACGAGCACGGCACCACGATGGCCTGGTCGCGGGCGTTCTCCCACGGTGACGGGACCCTGTGCCTGTACAACCCGGCCAACGGCTGCTGGTACACCGACAACGACGGGGCCACCGTGCAGCGGGTGCGCACGGTGTGCGACCGGCCGCACGAGCTGAGCGAACCAGGACGGTGACGTGATGAGCAGGGAGAGCAAGAGGCGCGAGGCCAAGCTGCAGAACCACGACCCGGCGCTGGCCTCGATGCCGGTCGACGTGATCGACAACCACCTGGCCCGGTGCGACGGATGCGAGGCGCCGCCACCACCGAAGGAGCCGGAGGCGTCGGACGCGGCGAAGCTGCAGCGGGTGCGCGAGCTGGTAGCGGCAGCGGACGCGCTGCGCCCCGAGGACTTCAAGACCGGCCAGAACCACCTGCCGCCCGCGTTCCGGGAGATCAACTACCGCGACGCGTTCAGTGCGCTGGCGCACATCATCGAGCAGATCCAAGAGACAGTGGTGGAGTGAGGTGTTGGATCCGGCAGCACGTGCTGCGGCAGAGCTTCGACCGGGCGCACCGGTGGCGGACGGTGTGGGGGTCCAGGGCGTACCCCATCACGACGTTCGACTCGGTGGTCTGCACGGTCTGTGGGGAGCCCGGCTGGCGGACCCGAGGCACAGGTGACTGAGCGGTGACGGAGCCGGACTCGGTGACCAAGGCCATCATGCGGGTGCTCCGGGCGCACGAGCTGCAGTGGGTCCGGCCCTACCACGGACGCTGCTCGTGCGGGACCTGGGAGTCCCGGTCGGACGCGGCAAACGAGTTCAAGGCGCACGTGGCCGACGAGCTGGTGATGGTCTACGACCAGCACGTCCTGCGCAGCGAGGCGCGGCTGCGGACCCGGCTGGTCCGCAAGCTGGGCGTGATGGCCCGGCAGGCCGCGGGGAACACCAGCGCGCAGCGGGCGCTCGCCGCAGCGGCGCGGGTCGTCCAGAACGGCTAGAGCAGCTGGGAGAGCGGAGCGGCCGGGCTGAGGCTGGGCAGCAGGTAGACCCGGCCCCACGGGTCGGAGCCGGGGGCGAGGCGGAACTTCATCGTGACGATCGCCGGGGCACCGGAGAACCCGATGACCGCGTGCCCGCCTCGGCACATCCGGTAGACCCGGCCCAGGTCACCCTCGGCGCCGTAACCGTCCAGGATCCGGACCGCACGGCGGGCGGGCTGTCCGACGTGTACGGCGCGGTACTCACGCACGGTGACACAGCGGCGGTGGTCGGCGGCTTGAGCGGGGGCGGCAAGCAGGCACAGGGCGGCGAACACGGAGACGGTGAGCAGGGCTGAGAGGACTCCAGTGAGGGTGCCCGAGAGAGTGGCGCGCATAGTGAGGATGGTAGACCGTTGCGGCAGGTGAGCGACAGGTGACGCCGAAGGTCCCGTAGCGTGGACACATGGCGCGGCGGCGCAGGGTGGTGCGGACTCCCCGGATGATCCTGGTCCGGGGGACCCCGGTGCGGGGGCGGGCGCGGGGCAAGGACGGCCGGTTCACTGTGGCTGGGACGGCTGGCGGGGCGGGGGAGAAGAAGGTCGGCGGACCGTGGGTGGGGCCGTCCGAGGACGTGCTGTGGGCGGCGTACACGGCATCGCCGGACCGGTGGCCTGCACTGGCCGGGCTGCGTCGTCAGGTGCGCGTGGGGCGCTACTACCTGGACTTCGGGCTGGCCGGGCGCAAGCTCGGGATCGAGATCGACGGGCTGGCCTTCCACGGGCCGCAGGAAGCCTGGGCCAAGCACCACAAGCGGCAGCGCGAGATCGAGGCGCTGGGCTGGCGGATCGTCCGGTTCACCTCGAACGAGGCCGGGCGGGCGCCGTGGACGGTGCTCGACGAGGTGAACCGGGCCTGGGGTGGGCGGTAGTCAGCCCAGGCGAGCGGTGCCTCCGATGAAGTCATCGGTCACGTCGTCCTCGTTGGCGTAGACGACATAGGCGTAGAACTGCGTGATGCCCTTGGTCGGCGCCAGCGTCTGATTGCCCTCGGCGGGGCCTGCTCCCGCCACCGCGGTGAAGCTGACGTTCTGAGGATGACCCGTGCAGGTGAACGCACTGGTCAAGGGCGAGTAGTAGTAGTAGACCGGGGGCCAGGAGTTGTCTGGGTCCAGGTACACGCCACCACCCACGCTGGCCTGACGACCCTTGGTGCAGTCGACCTGGAGCTTGACGGTGGCAGTCTTGCCGGTGACCTTGATCGGACCCTTCAGCTCGATGTGAGCCGTCGCGTCGTTGAGTCCCTGGTGCGTGTAGTCGACCGGTGGTGCGGCTTGAGCTGGTGCGGCGGCAAACAGCCCGGTGAAGGCGACAGCGAGGACGGTGGGCAGGAGCGCGAGTCGACGGCGCATGGAGGAACTCCCAGGAGGTGAGTGACAGGTGAATGAGTTGGCACTCTCTCATTTGACCAACGCTCGCGCCAGGGGGACGGGGTGGTCTAGGTAGAGCGCGAGCGGCCCTGCCGAGCTAGTCGGAGCGGCGGGCGGAGACTAGTTCGACAGGGCCTGGGACTCGCGGTCGGACCGGCCTTCGCGGGTGCCTGGGTAGGCGGACCGGTCGGGGCGCGGGACCGCGAGCGGCATCGCGATGGTCGGGTTCTGCTGGATGGCGACCCAACCGCGCTCGGTGTAGCCCTCGGGCAGGAACAGCGCGTGAGCGGTGGACCAAGCCCATGTGCAGTGCGAGCAGACGCAGTCGGACCTGAACCACGCCTTGTCGCCGTTGCAGGGCTGGCAGGCCGGAACGACGTCGTTGGCGCGGAACCAGTAGGGCAGCTTCGAGAGCGGCTTGGGCAGGTCGGCTCGCGGCACGATGTGGTCTTCGCCCTCGGCCCGCTCACCGCAGTAGTGGCAGGTCAGTGACCGTAATACCGACCCGCGCTTGTTCCCTCCCATGGGGAGAAGAGTACACACCACCCTGACGACGAGCGAGCGGGTTCCCTCGCGCCTCGCCACGCCTCACCTTGCCATGCCTAACCGTGCCTGCCACGCCGAACCGAACCCAACCATGCCGTACGCCGCCAGGCCACACCGAGCCTTGCCCCACCTGCCATGCCCTGCCAAATGCTGACGTGCCCTGCCGGACCCCGCCTGGGTGTGCCTGCCTCACCATGCCTAGCCGTGCCGAGCCGCTCCGAGCCTGCCGTGCCTTGCCCCACCTCGCCACGCCGGACCTCAGCACACCGCGCCCTGCCGAACCTGCCCTGCCTGACCGAGCCGAACCCTGCCTGACCGCGCCTGGCCTAGGGGGAGCCCTGCCCTGCCATGCCAAGCCAAGCCTTGCCCCGACTTGCCGAGGGCGGGGAGAGCCTAGCCCAGCGGGGCGGGCTCGGTAGGTTGGCAACAGGTGAATCACCAATCAACGTGGAGGAGAGCGACGATGGAGACGGCTGAGATGGTGGGGACGGCGAGGTTGAGCAAGGCGCTGGCGGGCTGGGGGCTGTGCTGGGACGCAGCGGTCGCGGAGGGGAAGGCCGAGCCCCGGTACGGGGCGGAGTGGCAGGCCGCACTCGGGCGGTTCCTGCTGATGAGCCAGACCCAGCGCGAGTCCTGGCTGGGGCGACCGGGGGCGTGGCGGATCACGCACGTGCACGTCGACACGGTGCCGGTGCCCGGCGCGGTGACGCGCGAGGAGAAGTGGCGGGCCGAGGTGGAGCCGGTGGTGCGCGCGTGGGGGGAGGCGTGCGTGGAGGTGACCGGGAGGACGGGGCCGGAGGGGGACACCGTGGCGCCGAGGGACGTGGAGGTGTCGTTCGCGACCTGGCTGGCGTTCACGGAGCGCGAGAGGTTCCGGGAGCTGCCGGGAAGTCTGCGGATGAAGCGCGAGGTGCTGCGCGAGCACCTGCTGGCGGCGGGTGCGACGTGGGACGGGAAGGCGAGGGTGTTCGTCGGGGTGCGGCTGGTCTGAGGGGATCTGAGTAGCACATCGTCCGACAGGTGAATCCCTAGAGATGGTGGACGGGGACAACCACTTGGAAGTGTGGGGACTAAGGGTTCAGACGAGCAATCTGGAGTGCGGGTTCTAAGGGGTCAGCGACGGTGGGGGAGGACGGGGTCGGGAGGCACAGGTGACTAGGGAGGAAACGGACATCAAAGCAGTGATGAAGCAGTGGACGGCCCAGTGGTGGCCCAGCCAAAAAGGGTGTCGGCGCGGATCCTTGTCGCCTCAGCTCGTCACGCGGCACCCCCAAAAAGCATTCCGTTCTATGAGTTGCGTGAATGGTTCAGGCTGGGCGCAGGCTGGGCCGTCTCCTGGGCCGTCTCCTGCTTGATCTACTGGTATGAATCTGGTTTGCATGTACGACCCTGGTTTGACTATGATAAGATCACACCAACCGTTGAACAGATTGGCACATAGGAGTCACAACCGTGGGCATCTCGGACGAGGTCAAGAACAGTTTCGGACAGGATTTCTTCACCAGGAAGCGTGAGCGAGCTGGGTACCACAACTGGTTCAAGATCTGCGTGTGTGGCCACCTCGACCGCTATCACGGCGAGTCGATCGGCGGTGCGTATCACGTACCGGCGCCGTTCCCGCGGAACATCGGCGGCCTGGAGGTGACCGTGAGTGCCATCCTCGACGGCTGCGTCGGTGCGATGCCGGACCGCGGCTTTCAGACCGAGACCAAGTCGATGGACCGGGAGGCGCAGACGCAGACCACGGTGGTGCACCCCACGTGTCCGTGCGTCGAGTTCCGGCCGATCGCCGACATCGACCGACCGAACCGCTACTGGAACCAACGGCTGCCGATCGACCGCAAGGACCACGGACGACACCCGTTCCTGACCGGGTTGAGGGCGTTCTCGACCCATTTGTCCAAGCGCCGGGCCGCACTGAGCAACCCGGCCTGGGCCGAGCAGGAGCTGGAGCGACGGTTCGCCTGGGTCGACGGCGCCCGTGTCTGCGGGATCTCCCGGTGCCGGGAGACCGCTGATGTGTGGCCGGTGTTCATCGACGAGGAGCAGTCCGAGCTGAGGTGTGCAGCACACCGTTGATCAGCCTGGAGGATCTCCGCCCCGAGCGCCGACCGGTTGAGCCGACCGCTCGCGAGCTGTTCGCAGCGATGCGCCGCCTGGCCGACGGTGAGCCCTACGCTGAGGTCATGGCCGGGTTCTCCGACTACGACTACGGACCGATGGGGAGCCCTCGACGGCGCCCGCGATCGCTGCGCCCGGAGCCGCACCGCTGGGTCGGCGTCGAACAGCTGCTGCGTGATCACGCGCACGAGCCCGCGATGGTCGACGGTGCCCGCGCTCGGCTGGTGGCGACCGCGCAGCGCTACATGGATGCCAACGGTTACACCAGCGAGTCCATCTCCTGGGAGATGAGCCTGCCCGATGACCCGCACGGGCTCTACCTGGTGCGCCTGGAGGTGGCGATGGCGCCCCGCCACGACGGTGAGTGGGACTCGATCCGCCAGGCGATCGAGGAAGACGAGGCCGACCGTGCCGAAGCAACCGCTGGGCGCACGGCCGTGAACGACCGTCTGGACGCCCTGGCGCACGCAGCAGCGGCCTGGAGCAACCCGAGCCTGCGGGAGTCCTTCCAGTCCGTCGGCAAGGCCGCTATGGGCTTCTCAGAGGCGCTGAAGCGGACGTCCGTGCACCCGCCCGACCGCTGAATCTGTACCGCTGTACAACTGATTCCGTCGTCAACGGGTCGACCGTGTCCGACTTATCCGGTATCTGGCTTACATAATGACCCTTATCGGCGATCGCGACCGACGGGTAGCTCCTCGACCAGGTCGCTGGGCCGCGGCCAGCTGGGCCGCCAGGCGCCCGTTGAACGCCAACGTCATTGACGAAACGCACCGGGGCGCCCAGCTGGCCGCCAGCTCGCCGAGCTGCCGGGCGATATCGGTGGATCCTCAGCAGAGGCCGCCAGGCGACGGTGAGCTGGGCCACCCTGCATAAACGTCAGTGACGTTCGATCGGCGACCGCCAGCTGGCGACCGGCCTGGTACCAGACCATTCGAGGCGACCGAACGTCCCGTTCGGCACCCTTCCGCCGCGACGACGTCCCGTGCGTGAGGGTACCGGCTTTGTCAACGGCACCTTGGCCAAGGTGACCTAAGCCTATCTAGACCGGCAACCGCTTGCCAAGAGGGCATACAGCAGCCCCGCCTCAGTGGACATGGCGACCGTGAGACGGGGCTGCTGGTCCTCTACCGGAGAGGCGCTAGGCGACCGCAACCGTCCGGTCGTCGGTCTCGAACTGGGACATGGCCAGGGTCTTCGCCTTGGCCCAACCGCCGAGCCTCTGGACGAGGAGGGGACCCGACGGCTTGTCGTGCTCGCGCGCCCACGCTGCGTAAGCGTGGTAGCTGAGCTGACCGGTGGTGTTCACGAACTCGGCGACCGCGTCGACGATCTGGTCGTTGCTCCAGTCCTGGACGTAGTTGGTCCGCCGGGCCTTCGCCGCGGTGACCCCGGCCAACCGACACGCCTCCGACCAGGTCCCGTAGCGACGGATGTAGGTGGCCGCCGCGGGCACGTCCTGGCCCTCCATGATCTCGCGGTACCGCTTCCGGGACAGGCCCTTCGACCGATCGTCGAGCTGCCGGAACGCAGCCTTGAGAGCATCCGCCATCTGCTGATCAGTGAACCGCTGCGTCGGCGAGACCTTGCGGCTGACCACCAACCGATGCTCCGGCGTCCCGCGCAGGTACCGGGAGACCGATGACTTGCTCAGGTCCAGGCGCAGCGAGAGGTCGTCGACCGACAGACCGGGGTTGGCCCGGACGTACTCCAGGACCGCCTCCCGTGCGGGCGACGGCTCACCGATGCCGTGCTTGGCCAGCTCGCTGGCGATCGCCTCGCGACGGAGACCGTGCTCCTCGGCCATCGCGGAGACCGACTCACCACGCTCGTGCGCAGCCAGCAGCTCATCCGCGACCGCGGCAGCTCGCTCGTAGTGCGTCGGGGTACTCATGGTGGCCTCCTGGGACCTTCAGCTGATGGATGGTTCGTCGACCGGGGCAACCGTGCCCTCGACCGACGGTGAGGTGTTCTTGGTGTTCTTGCGCGGGACGGTGGCGACCGGCCCGAACTCCGCCTCGTAGGCGGCGAGATCGGCGTAGCCGTGGCTACGGATGGCGTGCTGGGCCATCCCGGTCCGGTTGGACAGCGGGCGACCGTGACGCTCACAGCCGTCGACCTTGCAGACCAGCGACGGATGGGTGCCATCCTCGTCGGCCTTCAGCGGCGCAGCTGGGCTTGAGCTGCCGGACGTCGATGACGTTCCGGCCGACTTCGACCGCGACCGCGAGCTGGAGCTGGGCTGCTCGACCTTGACCCCGGCCTGCATCAACGGCAGCACGACCGACTCGAACTCGTCGACGTGCTTCTTGCAGAGCAGGAACGACCGTCCCTGCTTGCCGTCGATGGACAGCACCTTCTCGATGACGATGCCTTCGCCTTCAGGGGCGACGGTCTCGCAGGTCGGCCAGTCGCAGCCGACGTGCACGGTGATGAATCGGGTCATGGTGCTGTCCTTCATGTCGTTGATGGTTCATGTTGATGGTTGATTTGTACTACTCTAACCGACCGGTCCACGGGATGTCGACCGACGGGTAGCTTCAGCTGGCGCAACGGTGCTAGCTACAGCGGAAAAGTCAGTGACGTTATTCCACCCGCCCGACGGTCCCGTCGAGCTGGGCCTCCGCCAGGCCAGCTGCCTGGCGAGCTGCGGCCAAACGTCGATGACGTTCCCCAGCTCGTCGAGCTGACCGCCCAGCTCCAGCCAGCTCGTCGAGCTGATCGCTCAAGCCCAGGATGTCGACGACGGTGACCAGGTCGACCGCGTCGGTGTGTTGACGTTGCACCAGCTCCAGGACACCGACCAGGGCCAACCGACGGTGCTTGGTGTCGAGCAGCTCTTGATCATCGGTCCGGCTGTTCGGCGGGACCGACGGGTCCTGACCGTCGGCGCCGTGCATCGGGCTCACGAGGCCAGCTCCTCAAGGAGATGGAACCGCTCCACCTGGTCGCCAGCTGGGTCAGCTGGGCCGTCGGCCCGATGACGTCCCACTGACGTTTGCGCAGGCGGGCCAGCTCCAGCTTCTGCGTCGAGGCGCCGCTCCAGCTCGGCGTAGCCCACGATCACCAGCGGGCTCCAGCCGAACATCCAGACCGCGATGATGGCGATCGCCAACGGCCAGGCGTCGACCGCGATGGCGAAGGCCGACAACGCACCGGTCGCTGCGGTGGCGAGCATGTACAGCACCAGGGCGGTCTTCAGCAGCATGCTCACTGGGTGGCTCCTTCGACGAACGCGGCGAGACGGTCAGCTTCAGCCTGGCACTCGGTTTCGTCAGTGAACCCGGAGGCGACCACACCGAAGCCTGGCAAGCTCGCTGGCAAGCTCGCCCGCTGCCGGTCATAGACGTTCCAGGTGGTGTGCTTGCCCTGGGTCCGCGGCTTGGCGATGAACCGCTTCTCTCCCGGCGGCAGCTGCTTCTCGTCGCTCACGGTCGTTCGCTCCTCAGCCTGGTGGCCCAGTTCCTGATCTCGTCGACGTTCTTCTGGCTCATGTTGCGGATCGCGAGCATCTCCTCGTCGCCCTTCTCGTGCGTAAACGTCAGCAGGTCGCCGACCGTGTTGACGTCTTCGCGCTTGAGCAGGTTGAAGGTGCGCACCTGGAGGTTGAGCTGCTCGATGGGGGTGTCCAGGTCGAACCCAGTGGCGTTTCCGAACAGCCGGTTGTCGGCACGGGTCAGCCCGCCTTCAGGGGAGACCGTCCACAGTGAGACCCGGCCGTCCTGGGACAGGGTGCCGACGGTGTCGCCGGGCTCGAAGACGGTGAGGTCCAGTTGCCTCATGACGTCACCTCACGGGTGGCGAGCAGGCTCAGTGCCACGCAGGTGGAGCAGCCGGGCTCGAACTCAGCGTGCGACTCACACGCATCGCCGACGACATCTCGGAGCGCATCGGCCAGACCGACGCAGCCCTCCAGCATCTCGAAGTGCCACTTGGGCTGCACCCACTTGCGACCGTCATCGGTGTCCCAGGCACGCTGCATGATCTCGTCGACCGCGGTGTACGCGGCGTTCTCGTCACCGGCCATCTTCACCTCGACGAGCACCTCGACCTGGTAGGTCGTCAGTTCCTCGGCGGCCATCAGACGGGGCTCTCGTCGACGATCGAGCAAGCGTCCAGGACTTCGTCACGCCAGTCGTTCAGCTGCTCCTCGGTGGGCTCGTCCGGGGTGATCTCCTCGATCTCGAACCCGTCGTCGAACTCGCCGTCCTCGCCAGGCTCCTCGTCGTTGTCGTCACGGTGAGAGGCGAGCGCCTGCTCGGCGTCCATCTCCGAGTCGTAGCCGTCCTCCTCGAACAGGTCCGAGGCGACACCGTCGCCGTTGGTGACGAACCACCGCGGCTCGGGCTCCGGGAGGTCCGGGATGTCGGCACCGCTGATCTCGTCGGCCCAGCCGTCCAGGTCGTCGGCACGCTGCTCGGCCTCCTCCGACTGCGACGTCGGGTGACCGAAGCCGTCCTCGATGTTGCCAGCGGTCTCACGGGACTCCTCGGCCAGCTCCTTGATGGCAGCCGCCACGTCGTCGAGAGCGCTCTGAACGTCATCGGTGGACTCGGCGTTGCTGACGTCGAAGTCGTGCGTGGCCTGGGCGATCCGAGCGCTCCAGGAGTTGCTGTACTCCCAGACCTGCCAGGTCGGGCAGGACTCGTGCCGAGTGCGCTTGTGCCCGCCGTACGGACCGCTCTTCGGGGTGATGTGCTTGTACGGCGTGCCGACCTCGATGGGCTGGTGGCACGAGTCGCAGGTGTACGGCGGCAGCGGCTTGGTCTTGTCCTGCACCGTGACGGTCATGAAGACCGGGCGGGCGGGGCGACCGGCCTTCGCGCGGGTCATCTTGGGCTCGCCGTTCTTCATCACCTGGGTGCGCTTGGGCTCCCCGGTGGCCTCGTCGATGACGGGGACGGTCTCGTAGCGCTGCTGCGCCTTGCGGACGTGGGTCACACGTGCCATGTCAGTTCTCCTTGTCGTTGCGTCGTTGCGTGGTAACAGAGTACCACAGGGTTGTTGTCAGTCAGGGTGTGAGTTGGATGGCGATCAGCACGAAGATCGACCAGCCGCCGACGATGATGGCGGCCAGCATCGAGAGCTTCGCGAGCACGACCACGGTGCGTGGCTGAACAACGCCATCGACGTCGCGTTGCAACGTCGGCCTGGTCATCACGATGATGGCCAGGCAGGCGACCACGGTGACCGTCAGTGGCAGCACCATCAGTCCAGCACCTCCCCGAGATCGGTGATGCCGCCACCGCGGTGTGCGATGCCGGTCCACAGCCGGTCTTCCATGTCGTCGTCGGTGGCCTCGATGCGGAGGTCGAACTCCCCGTGCTGGCCGTTGAGCACCAGGCTGATCGTGTGGATGTCGATGTCGCCGTCGTCGATGGCGTCGATGGCGTCAGCAACTGAAGCCATGATGTGCTCGGCGCTGCGGATGAAGGTGCTCATCAGTACTCCCAGTCCTCTCCGCCATCCCAGACCTTCTCGCCGGTGGCGTACTCCAGCCACGCGGCGATCTCCTCGACGACGTCCTCGTCCACGGTGACCAGGTGGTGCTCGATGGTGGGCAGGTCCCAGGTCAGCACCCGGCCCATCCCGAACGGGATGGTCCAGTCGTCCTGGTAGGCGCCGAGCCCGTGGTCGGTGGAGGCCATCCGGGCGATGCCCTCGACCTCGGCCATGCCGAACTCGTACTCGCCGACCTCACTGCCGCTGGCGGTCTCCACGGTCATCCGGAAGTTCTTCCCGGTGCCGTCGAGCGCCACGATCTTGACGCGGTAGTCGGCGCTGTTCCAGAACGCTCCGCCGTAGTACTGGCCGGAGACGTCCTTGACCAGGGCAGGCAGCGTGCTCATCGGAGCCCCAGGTCGGCACGGGCGGCGGACATGCCGTCGGCGTACGCCACGGTCTTCGCGGTGATCGTCGGCAGCCCGGTGGGCCGTACCAGGTTGAGGTTCTTGACGTACATGTCGTGGATCTCGGTGAACTCCGGGTAGGCGTTGGACCAGTCAGCAGCCTCCTGCTGGCTGAAGAACGGTCCGTGGAAGGTCTCCGGGTACTCCTCGTGCTCCGGGTCGATCACGCGGCCGTCGTGGTCCTCGGTCCACTGGATGTGCACCATCCACATCTCGCCGTGCACGGCGGAGGTCTCGATGAAACCGTCCTCGTCACGGGGCAGGTCGATGGGCAGCGCGAGGTCAGCCTCGCCCTCGGTGTACGGCGTACCCGAGGAGTCCACGGTGCGGGGCACCACGACCATCATCGGGTTCTCCGTGACGGCGTGCGCCTCGGTCTCTTCGGCGGTGGCCCAGCGGTAGCCGGTGGGGAGATCAGTCATGTCAGTTCGTCCTTCGTCGTTGGTCTGTTCCTAGGAACAGTTTAGCACAGGTCGCTCAACAACTCCAACTGAGAGGCGAGCGCCGGGCGGATGGTCTTGTGCCACACCGAAGACACTCCGCCCCGTGTCTTCCCCTGGTGCGCAGCGATCTCGGTGTCCGACATCCCGCCCCAGAAGCGCAGCACCACGTACTCGCGCTGCGTAAACGTCAGTGCGTCCAGCGCCTGGTGGATCTCGCCGTGGTGATAGGCGAGCAGCACCTGGTCGACCCAGGTCGCCGAGTTGACCAGAACGTCAATGCCGTTGTCCGGGTCATCGAAGCTGTCCCGGTTGGCCCGGCGGATCGGGTCCTTCTCGTGCGCCGTCGGCTTGGTGCCGAACCACTGGTCGCGGTAGACGTGCTGCATCAGCCGCTGCCGGGCGGCGATGTTCAGGTAGGCCCGGTTGTGGTTCTTCTCCCAGGACTGCCAGGCCGCAATGCGGGCCTCCTGGACAGCGTCCTCATCGGCTCCGGCGGGGAAGCCCCGGCCCAGTTTCTTGACCAGCGCGTTGCGGGCGTTGCGGACGAGGAACTCCTCCTCCTCGGCGAGCACCTCGTCCACGGTGGGGTCGTCGCCGAAGCCGTCCCGGATGCCGTCCATGGTTACCTAACCTACGCGTCTTCGTCGTCCGGGTCGCGGGGCTCGGGCAGTTCGAGGTGCAGTGCGCTCAGCGCCATCTCCAGCGCGTCCCGGAGCAACTCGATCTCGGTGTCGTTGGAGTCGCCCAGCGCAGCGTCCTGGGCCTCCTGGGCGGCCTCCAGCACGTTCGCGTAGTGCACCAGTGGGTTCAGGTCCACCGCCGGGATGGCCTCCCAGTTCCAGCCGCTCATGTCCTGGGCGCGGTTGATGGCCGCTTCAGCGTCCGGCTCGTCCTCGATGATCATCGAGGTGCCGATCACGATCCACTGCTTCACGTCGGTCATCAGATCACCGCCTCGATCTCGTCCAGCTTGTCGCCGATGACGGCCCCGATCAGGTCGGCGGCGTCGTTGAGCCACTTGGTCTGCTGCGGCCTGCGGACGGTGCCGAAGCCAGCGTCGTCGGTGCGGGTCTTGGTCAGCGGCGAGTAGCCCGCGCTGTGCTCCTCGAACAGCATCCGGCGGACCTGCTGGACGATGGCGCGCTGCGCCTCCTCCGCCGTCTGCGGGAAGTTGATCGAGGGGTTCTTGACCCGATCGCGGGGCTCCTCGCTCATCGGGTCCCCTGCTGGATCCAGCCGACGATCGAGTCGAGGTCGGCGTCGTAGTTCTTGACCGCCACCTCACCCAGATCCTCAGCGCCGTCCCAGAGGTAGGAGCCGACGGCGTTGACCATCAGGTTCAGCGCGTCGCGCAGCCCTTCGTCCTCCGCCTCGGTGGCCTCGATGATGTCGTCGGCGGCCTTGTTCAGCGCGGCGCTGACCTGCTCTTGGGTGTACTGCTGCTCGGCCATCAGTTGTCCCAGTTCTTCTCGTCGATGACGACGGTGTAGGTCTCGGTGCCGACACCCAGGTCGTCATCGAAGAACTCGCCATCGCTGCCGAAGTCGATCAGCGTCTCGGGCACCTCGGTGTCCGGGACCTCGACGGTCTTCTCGGAGGTGACCATGCCGACGGCGTGGCCGTCCGAGGCACGCTCCAGCGCCTCGTCCAGTTCGACGCACGGCTGGTCGGTGCGGTGCAGCACCTCGAAGGTGAAGATGGTCCGGGAGATCGTGCTCATGACTCGTCCCGCTTCCGGCTGAACAGCGCGCGCAGCCGGGCAGCGCTCTCGACCATGTCGCGGATGTCGGCGACCCGGAGGCCCCGGATCAGCGCGGGCTCGATCGAGTAGCCGTCGATGAGGTTGAGGTGGATCAGTTGCAGCGGCTTGGTGTTCCAGACCATGTACTGCGCGTAGCCGTCGGCACGCGACCAGCGGACCACCTCGCCCAGCAGCGGGCTGGTGCCGTTCATCTTGGCGCGGTCGGCGAGCCGTTCGAGGAAGGCAGCCTCCTCGCGCTCGTAGGAGCCATCACGCATGTTCTCCAGCGTGATCTGCGGGGGCTCGAAACCCTCGGGCGGGCTGTAAGCAGTAGCCATGTCAGTGTGTCCTTGTCGTCGTTGGGCTGTTGAGAACAGTCTACACCATCTAGATCAGCAGGCAAACCAGGCCAGCCCACCAGGTAGCCGCCAGGCTGCGTAAACGTCAGTAGACGTCACTGCCGAAACCGGCCGCCAGGCGGCGGCCGGTTGATGCGGCTAGAACGCCTCGGTGCCCTCGGCGTAGAAGTCCGGCCCGTGCTCACGGCGGACTCGCTGCCCGGCGCCGAAGGGGCGCTCGACCTCGCGGTAGCCCTTGGCCAACTTCTCGCGGAGCATGCCGATCGCGATGCCCTGCGCGGAGTCCAGGCTCGCGTAGTACTCGACCTTGATCTGCCCGCCGCCCGCGTCGGGGCGTCGGCCCCACCGCTTCTGGACGTAGAAGAGGCCGTCGTCGTGCAGGTGGATGGTCAGCTCGTAGAACTTGTCGTGCCCGCCGCTGGTCATCTCGGCGTACCGGACCCAGACCGGGTCCTCGTTGCGGAAGTCAGGGGTGCTCATGACCACACCACCCCTGGGTAGGTGCGCAGCGTGTAGGGCACCCGCAGCAGGAACACGGTGGTGTCCTTGCGCAGCACTGCCAGCGCGATGCCGCGCTGCCGCCAGACCTCCGTGCCGTCAGCGGCTCGGAAGCCCCACCGGCAACGCAGCCCGCAGACCACCTGCCAGTCCTTGATCGTTGTGTTCAACATGCCGTGCTCCGTTCTGTCGTTGTGTCGTTGTCGTGCTAGGTGGGGTCCGGCTCGGTGAGGGACGAAAGGACGTAACGACCTCACGCAGCCCGATGACGAGTCGGTGAGCCGGACCCCGGCTTGGGTGCGGGCTAGACCCGCTGGTCGATCTTGCGGACCTCCGCGATCGCGATCTTCCCGCACAGCGCGGCGACCTCGGCGGGAGACTTGCGGACGCAGTCGATCACCTTGGACCCGGCCACGCCGGTCGGGTTCATCGACCCGAGGAAGTTGAGGTAGATCACCGCAACACCCTTGCGCTTGGCCAACGGAATCCACTTCGCGGCGTAGGCCATATCGGTGCCGTTCACGTACTGCCCGTCGCTGGCGATGAACAGGATGCGAGCACCCCGCCCGTCCAGCAGGTTCAGTTCCTTGTCGATCGCCAGCGCTGCGTCCTTGAACGCCTCGCTGCCGTCGTACGGCGCGAACAGGCGCACGTCCTTCTCCCGCACGCCAGCGGGCGTGATGCCGTGCACCTGATCACCGAAGTGCACGCTGGCGACCTTGGCATCCACGTGCGCGCCTGCGGTGCTCACGACCCACTGGCTCGATGCCAGCGGCTCCATGGCTGCGTTCATCGACCCCGAGATATCCCCGAGGAACCCGATCGTCAGCGGCGTGGACTCGACGCGCTTGCGGCGCTTGCCGGACCAGACCTCGACACCGGAGGCGTCCCGGCCCTGCTCGGTCATCGCGTCGGCCTGCACCGCAGCCCGCCCGACCAGACGGCCGGGAGGCACCACGCTGCGGACCTTGGTCACCGCACGGTCGCGGTAGTCGATCTTCTCCAAGGACCGGGCCAGCGACTTGGCCGCACGGCGCTCGTCGGCGCTCGGCGGGCGTGACCCCGCGTAGTGCGCGAACCCGTCCGGCGTGTAGCCGTGCAGCCCGGTGTGCGCGAACGCCTCGGCGTGCGGACCCTCGGCAGCCTTGCGGCGCTCGGCGTCGGTGCGGCGCTCGGCGCGAGCACGCTCGGCGCGCTCTTCGCCGCGAGCCTCGGTGACCTCCTTGTCCATCTTGGACTCGGTGATGTGCACCTTGCCCATGATCTTGTCGCCGAAGCCGGACGCCTCACCCTTGGACTCGTCGCCCTCACCCTCGCCGCCCTCGCCCTTGCCAGAGCCGTCATCCTCGCCGGGGTCGCCGGGAAGCGGCTCGCCCATCATCGACTCGCCCACCATCTCGGAGGCGTCCTCGGGGTCCTCGCCCAGCGCGTCCAGCCACGCGGCGGCAATCTCCACCATGCCCGCGTAGTCGTGGTCGTGCAGCATCAGGAAGCGCTGCCACAGCGGCTCCAACACGTCCAGCGTCTCGCCCAGCACCGCAGCGATATCGCGGCGGAACGTCGACGCCTCGCGGCGCGTGAGCACCTTGGCATCGACCCGCGCCAGCAGCAGACCAGCAGCAGCGGCAGCGCCGTACCGGGAGTCGGGGATCACGAAGTCGCGCCCGACAATCTCCATCGCGCAGCCCCGCAGGAAGGGACGCGAGTCAGGGTGGAAGCGCAGCGCCTGTGCCTCGATGCGCGGCTCTTCCAGCGTGGTGATCACGTCGACCATCTTGCGGGTGGCCTCGTAGTTCTCCATCAGGTCGCGGGGGTCCCAGTGCGTGTGGCGGGCGTGTGCCGCTTCGTGGGTGCACGCGCCCACGCTCGGGGCGTAGGTGAGCATCCACATGCGGTCGTCCAGATTGACCTTGTCGGGAGGACCCATGGGAGCGGCCTCGGTGTTGATGTGCATCTCAGCGAGCGAGGGGATGAAGCACGCGGGAGCGCCCATGCCAGCAGTGCTGGACACGACTGCGGTGATATCGGTGCGGTGCGCACGCTTGTTCGTGAACTTGCCGACCTGCGCCGCGACGCCGTACCAGTCGTCGTCGCTCTTGTTCACAGTGCTCTCGACCTTGCCGTACAAGATGTGGCCCATGGCCCTGTCCTTTCGTCGTTCTGTCTGTGTGGCCGGGAGTCACCCTGACCTCGTAACCTCAGTTTACACCATGAGCCAGTCATTACCAAACTGGTGCACCCTCGCCCTGTCCACGCCTGCGCCGTGTCCAGCGCGCCTGGCTGCGTAAACGTCAGTGCGGTTCCTGGCTGCGCTGGCGCCAGCTCGACTGCGAGCTGACGCCAGCGACTACAGAGCCGTTCACTGTGAACGGTCCCCCGCCCCGCGCCTGCAACGACGCGGGGCGGAAGTCTCAGAGGACCAGCCCGGTCAACTTCTTCCCGGTGGTGCGGGCCATGACCTCGGCCACGACCTCGCGGTCGTCCTCGGGTGCGCCGCTGATCAGGTTGCGGATCGCGAACGCGTCGCCGCGCTTGGTCCACTGCGCCTTGGCGCGGAGCAGTTCACGCATCTGCGGTGCCCAGCCAATCTCGCCGGTGGCGCGGCGCTTGTCCAAGTTCTCGGCGGCGGTGACCAGCACGTCCGGCACCCCCATCTCGCGGCACACGGAGTAGTCGCTGCCGACCTCAAGGTGGATCGCGAACCGGGAGAGCAGCGCCTCGGAGAGCCGCACGCCGGGAGCGTGCGGGTTCGTGGCTGCCAGCACGAAGAAGCCGTGCCCAGCGGTCACGATGCCCCGGTCGGGGTTCGCGGTGATCCGAATCTCGTCGCGGCCGTCCATCACCGAGAACACGGTGGTGAGCACCTTGGGAGCGATCACCCCAATCTCGTCGATGAACAGCGGGACCTTGCGCTCCATGGCTTCGGTGAGCGCGCCGTCCGTCCAGCCGTAGGAGCCGCCACCGCGCACGGTGTAGCCGCCGATGAAGTCCGCGACCTCGGTGTCCTCGGTGCCCAGCATGGTCACCAGATCGGTGCCGAATGCGGAGTCGACCAGTGCCGTCTTGCCGGTCCCCGGCTCGCCGTAGAGGAACACGTGCTCGCGGTCGGGGCGAGCCTCGCGGATCACCTGCACGTCGGGCGTGCCGTCCAGCGTGCGGACCTTGTACTTGGTCCCGTTCGGGCGGGTGATGTAGCCGCCCTTGGTCTCGGGGTAGGTCCAGCCGCCCGTCGTGGTGGCCACGGTGACCTCCGGCTCTTCCTCCGGCTCAGGCTCAGGTGCGGCGGGCTTGATCACGCACGTGCCTGCGGAGTGCACGTGCGTGTCGATCCACGCGTTGTCGTCGCGGCCCTGCGCGTCCAGCCAGTCCTGCACGTACTGCTTCACGTCCGGTGTCGGGACGTTGCTGGTCGGGTCCGCGTCCATCGCGTCGATCACGCGGGAGTAGCGCAGCCCCACGTTCCTCGGGAACGCGCCGCCCTCGGCCTCGGTTGCCTCGTCCTCGGTGACCTCCATCAGGGTGGCGCCGTGGCTGATGCTCATCGGGGTGGGCGCGGCCTGCGTGAGGTTCACGTAGCCCTCGACCCACGTCGGCAGGTCGCCCACGCTGGCGTAGCGCCAGCGGGTGCGGGTGCCCTCGGTCAGGCTGCGGCGGTAGACCGCCTTGTTGGCGAAGACCACCATCTGCTGCTTGGAATCCCCATCGGCCGTGGCGAGTTGCATCATCACGGCGGTGCTCTTGGTACTCACGTCATGCGTCCTTTCGTCGTTCACTGTCTGGCTCTGTACCCAGAGCCTACCACAGGATTGCGTCACCCCATAATCGCGGGGCGGGTGGTCTGCTGCTGGTCTAGATGTGTGGTCAGCACTGAGGTTGGCTAACGGTCCTGACCCTAGGGCACCCCACCGACACAACGTCGTGCGGCGTTTGCCCTGCTCAGTAGGTGTGTCCCGGCTCAGCACGCTGAGCCTGCCACAGCCCGCATGATTGCCCCGCGTGGTTGCGGGTACAGCCCTGTCTGCATAAACGTCAGTAGCTTCTGGGCCTGTTTGGCGGAACGAGACGTGGACTGCGGTACACTCAGCAGTACCGAACAGGATCCGCACAAGGATCACGACCCTAGACCCTGGTCGTATTCGGCACAGCCGGTTGTCTGGGGTCTAGCAACTGGCCCAGCGACGGAAGACAACCCGAAGGAAGAACTCTCATGGTCACTCGATCAGATCCCGACAAGCACAAGGCCCAGGTGCGTGCGGCGAACCGGGCGCGCTACCGCGCCACGCAGCTGCTCATCAACCAGCACCAGGGCGAGTTCGACACGCTCTACAGCCAGCAGGCTGCGCTGGAGGGTGTCGAGCCGAAGCCTCGCGGTCGCGTGGATGCCGAGCACATCCAGTCGCAGATCGCTGAACTGCAGGAGCGCCTGAACAAGATGCAGAGCAGCGCCTCGGCCTAGTTCTGCGGCCGGTGCTCGTTGCCGGTCTGCGGGCAGATCCAGGAGCCGTCGGCGTCGGCCCAGACCATCTGCCACTCACCGGAGGCGATCGCCTTCTCGGCCTGCGCGTGCAGGCTGAGCCCACAGTCCTCGCAGTACGGGTCCATCAGCCACGCTCGCCGGGGATCGCCCACGCGCCGGGCAGGAAGCCCTCGTTGGACAGCCACTCATCGAGCGCCTCGAAGTGCTCGGCCAGGTCGTCAGCGTGCTGCTTGCGGATGGCCGGGTGCTCGTCCACACGCATCTGCGCGATGGTGTTGCGGATGATCTGCAGCGTCTCGTTCGGGTCCATGCGGGTGTCCTTTCGTCGTTCTGTCTAAGGACAGTTTACCACAGGACGTGGACAGCCTGCGCTTCGTGCGGTGCGCCTGGGCTGCGTAAACGTCAGTCAGCTCGCTCGTGGCTGAGCATCCCCTGGCGCAGCCAGGCAGCGAACTTGGGGTCCGGGTTCGGAGTCGCCGAGAGGGCGTACTGCGCGGCCTCCGGAATGTCCTCGCCTTCGAGGACGAACAGCAAGAACAGGTCGGTGATCTCTGCCTCGTCGGGGGTCAGGGTGACCCCGCCTCGCTTGTCCCGGTGCACGTACATCGTTCGTCCCTTCGTCGCTTGGGGACAGCCTAGACCCGGCTTCCGGCAGTGGGGGGACTGCAGCGGAAGCCGGGCTAGGTCCATCCTCTCGACAGGCTCAAGCAGCCGGGAACAGCGCCGCCCACGGCAGGTCGGCGTTCCAGTCGATCTCCTGCCGGGTCAGGAACGCCTTGATCGGGCGCAGCACCAGGGCCAGCTCAGCCGTGGTGATGTCCTCCAGCGGCTTGCCCTCACGGTCGTGGCCGAACCGGATCGCGTAGTCCCGGTTGTGCAGCACCGTCATCAGGCTGTTGGCAGCCTTGGACGGCTTCTGCCAGTAGGGCCAGCCGTCGGAGTTGGCGTTGGTCCAGGCGACCAGCGCGTCCAGCACGGATGCTCCGGCCGCGAGGTTCGGCACTGCCGGGTGGGCGCTGTCGAGGCGGTCGAAGGTCTCCTCGACCTCGTGCTCGTTCATCCACATGGCGCTCAGCCCTCGCCGTAGAGCAGGGTGCGGTACTCGGTGACCGTCTCGCACTCGGCGTAGTCGGTCGGGGAGAGCCGGTCCTTGACCTTCTCCTTCGACAGACCCGAGCGGTTGCGGAACGGGTAGCGCACCACGACCTTGCCCTTGGCATCGACGCCGGTGGTGGCCTCGCCCAGCGCGTCCTTGACGTTGTCCTCGTGGATCTTGAGTTCGGCCTGCATGGCCTTGATCCGGTCGCGCAGCGCCTCACCTGCATCGACGCTGGCGAGCACCGCAGTGACGTCCGCGATGCGGCTGTCCTTGGTGGTCGGCGTCTTGGCGCCCTTGCCCTTCTTGCCCTTGGCGGGCTTCTCCATCGTGCTGGTCATCGCTTCGTCCTTCGTCTCTGGGTCATGTTCGATTACCTCGTAATCGTAACATGGGGAATCTGGATTGCCCAATCCAGCCATGGGATCGGGAGGTGGTGGCGGGGGGACCTCGGGCCAGCTCTGCATAAACGTCAGTCCACCACGCAGCACCGACAGAACTCTGTCGGCGTGCGGCTCACGCGGTGGGCGTGAACTCGATGATGTCCATCCGCTCGGCCACGGCCAGCAGCCCCTCGTGCTTGGCGACATCGAAGAACCCCCGGCAGACGCTCTCCTGCTCGCGCGCACCGTGGATCGTCTTGTGGCACGGGATCACACCCTCGTCAGCGATCGCGTCGGCCTGCATCGCGTCCTTGCGACCTGGTTCGAGGTGCATCAGGTTGCCGGGCCGGTAGATGCACGTGGAGCACTTGGCCTCCATCACGTGCACCTTGCCGTCCCGGTAGACGTTGGTGCGGCTCATGGCCCGACGTACGGCGGGGCTTGGTAGCCCTCGCAGACGTAGATGTCCCCGAGCACCAGGTAGTTGTGCACCGTGCAGCGGTTGATGTCGCCCATCTCGGGATCGGTGTCCTCGTAGACCATGACGCACCACGTCCCGTAGCAGGGCTGCCAGGTCTTGTCCGCAGCGATCAGCGACTCCAGTTGCTCGTGGGCGTGTGCGATCGCGTCGTGGCCCACCGACGCCACAGCACCGGCGAACTCCGGCGCACCCATCATGTCGCCCGCGCTCTTGAGGTGGTCGATCGTGTCGAGGTTGTCCTCGATGAACGCGGCCAGGTACAGCATCGGGTCGACGTCGATGTGGATCTCGGGCTCGCTCATCAGAACAACTCCTCGCGGCTCGTCTTGGGCAGTTCACGCATGTCGAGGTAGTGGTTCACCGCGTCGGTGATCGCCCACTCGGGCTCGGTGTCGTGGATCTCGGGGAAGCGCCGGGTGAGGTTGCGGACGCCCTGCTGGATCGCCTCGATCACCACGGTGCGCGGCGGACCCAGACGCACCGCGTCGCTCAGGATCGCCAGCACCATGGTGGCTACGGCGTCGTTGGCCTCACGCGTGAACATCTGGAACTGGGCGTACTCGCCGCGGCGGCCGATCGACTGGTCGGTCACCCAGTCGGGGCGCGGGATGGAGAAACTCATGTCGGTGTGTCCCTTCGTCGTTGTTCTTACTGACGTAAGAATACCACACCGTCGCGTCAGTTCTCAAGCCCAGCCTGGTGCGGCCGTGCAGGCGAGCTGCGTAAACGTCAGTGACGTCTCGCCCCTCGAACGCACGAACCCCCGACGCCAGTGGCGCCGGGGGTCCTTGAGTTGATGCGGGTCGATCAGCGGCGACGCAGCCAGTGCGTGCTGGACACGTGGTTCGGGGCGCCGTTGCTGGCGGGCAGCAGGACTCGGTAGCCGCGCAGGGTGCGGTTGGCCGGGGTGAAGCCCAGCGTCGCCTTGCCGTAGCGGTTGGTCCGGACGTTGCGCAGCGTGGTCCACGAGTTGTGCCCGGCGTAGCGCTGAAGCTTCACGGTCTTGTTGCGCCAGGCGTGCCCGTCGTAGCGAGCGGTTGCCTTGAGCGCCCAGCCGTGGGCGCCGTAGGTGGCACGCGAGGCCGCGATGCTGGAGGTGTGCAGCCGGGGCAGCACGTGGAAGACATCGCTGGCGTCGGTCTCGGCGATCACGTTGTACTCGTAGTCGTAGAACTTGACGTTCAGCCTGCCGTAGTAGGTGCCGGGGCTGTCGTACTCGGGGCAGACGACGAACGAGTCGGTGAAGACACCGGAGAACCCCTCGCCGCTGCTGGACACCCAGTCCGCGAGGCTGGTCGGGCCGTCATAGGTCGACTCGAAGTCGTACTCCATGTAGGCGTAGTCGTCCGGAGTCTGCACCGAGATGCGGACCGGGGCGTTGCGGCAGCCGCCGTCGGCCCCGTAGCGGACGTCGTCCACGGTGAGCCGGACCGAGCCACCCACCGGGTCGGGGATCGGTGCGGTGTCGGCCGAGGCAGCGCCTGCGACGACAGTCAGCCCACTCAGGGCCAGGATGCCTGCGAACAGGGCAAGGGTGATGCGCTTCATGTGGTCTCTTTCGTCGTGCGTCGTTGTGTCGTTTGGTCTCTCTGACTCCGTCAGTTTATCACATCACCTCGGCAGACGCTGTGAGTTCGAGGGATGCGCGGCCAGGCACCTGGGGCAGCTCGGCGTAAACGTCAGTGGGTTCGCGCTGGCGAAACGAACACGCCGCCCAGTGATGAACTGGGCGGCGCGACGCTTGAGGTAGGCGATCAGGGGATCCATGCGGCGCACCCTAGCCCTTGCAGCGATCGCAGTTGTGACCCCCACCGGGATGCCAGAACCCGCTGGCGGTGACGTGTCCTGCCGCCGGGATGCCGGGCGAGGTGGGCCACCACTTCTGCCCCATCAGCCCTCGTCCTTGCGCGACTCGCGCACCGCGTCAAGATCGGGCTCGGTGATGTAGAGGCTGGCGAACTGGTGGAAGAGCCGTTCGACCTCGGACTTGAGGAAGCCGCCCTGCCCGGTGAGGCGGATCTCCCCGGTCGTGTAGGAGGACGCGACCTTGATGCCGTCGTAGGTGCGCGCGTGGAACCGGACGGTGTAGAAGTCCTCGTCCTCGGTGTAGAAGATCTCCGAACCCAACCAGTGGCCGGACGCCGTGGCGCGCTTGGCTTCGCTCTGACTGATCAGTCGCACGGCCATCAGTCGAACCATCCGCGAGACGCGAGCGCGTCGAACACCTCGTCATCCCATGACGCCCCGGCGAGGGTGGCGACTGCCACGCCCCACAGCAGCGTGAGCGACTCGGTGGGGAGCGCGTCGAACCATGCCTGATCCTCGCGGCCATACGCCGCGTCAGCGCCCGCGATGATTGTCGCGGCCTTGCTCACGGTGGCGGTGCTCATGCCGTCACCTCAGTGGCGCGCCACATGCCGCTCGCGAGACGCGGGATCACGTAGTCGTCCAGCGTCCACCCGCGCGAGTCGAATCCGAAGATCCGCACGTTCTCGCCGTCGACGCTCGCGGCGTAGTTGCTGGGCAGGTACCGGGCGATCGTGGCGACCTTGTCGGCCTGCCCCTCGACCACCGCGATGCGGGCCGGTCCGAGGTTGCGGGTGATCTGGTCGGCGTAGCCCCAGACCTTGAAGGGCTCGTCGGCGCCGATCAGGTCGGCGTCGAAAGCGTCCTGCCCGTTGTGCACCTCGCGGTCGGTGACCACCACGATGCGCTCGCCGCCACCGAAGGGCTCGTAGGCGACCACGTCACCGACGCTGAAGTTGATGTCCACAGGGTGTCCTTTCGTCGTTTCCTGCTTACAGATGTAAGCATACCACACTGTCGCGGCACCTCGCACCGCCCCAGGCCCCTGAAGGAGAGCCGAGCTGCGTAAACGTCAGTGCTGTTCTGGCGCGAGAAAGCCCGCCCCTCTCGGGGCGGGCTCTCACGCTCAGGCCGCGACCTCCTCCTCAGCGGGCTCGGTGATCGCGAGGATCTGCTTCGCGGTCTTGAGCACGCGGTCCGCAGTCGCTGCGACCTGCTCGGGCTTGCCGTTGGACCAGCCCGCGATGTAGGGCAGCGAGTAGGTCTCGGTCGGCAGCCCGTGCACGTTGGCGACGATGTGCGCGACCGACTCGGCCTCGACCTCAGCGACTGAGCGGTGCAGCATCGCATCGGCGGTGAGCCCGCCCTCCTCGCCACAGTGCAGCAGCATGTGCGCGACCTCGTGCACCAGCGTCTTGACGGCCTGCGCGTCGCTCACGTCCTCGCGGACCATGATCAGCCGCTCGCTCGGGCGGGTGAACCCGTTCGCCCCGTGGCAGTCGCCGCGCTCGACGTGGTAGCCGGAGGCGTCCACGATCGTCAGCAGCGAATCCCACAGACCCTCGGGGGCCTCGCCGTCGAGCAGCACGGGGAGCACGGGCTCGGGGATCGGGTCGCCGTCGGTCTGCGCGACGTCGAAGACCGGGACCAGCCGGAAGCCGGAGATGTAGCGCTTCTCCTCGCCGGTCTTCTCGTCCTCGCGCTTGCGCATCATCGGAGCGAAGATCGACATGGAGCGCTCGCCCTTGCGGACCTGACGCCCCATCTCGCCCCACTTCTTGTACGAGGCGACGTGCGTCGCGTCGGGGCGCTGGCAGAGGATCAGCAGCGTGTTGTTGAGGCTGTACTGGCGGAACTTGGAGGCGAACTCCAAGTACTGCATCCAGCCCTCGCTCGTGGCGAGTTCGGCCGTCTTGGCAACCAGCACCTCGTGCATGGCTTCGAGGCGGGCCTCGCGGGCGTCGGACTTGGCGGTCATGGGGGTGTCCCTTCGTTGTGTCTCTGTGTCGCTTACTGAAGTAAGCATACCACACCGTCCCGCCATCGCAACAGTGCGCAACGCTGAAGCCCAGCTGGAGGGTTGGCCGCCTGCGTAAACGTCAGTGACGTTCCGCGGCGGCCCAGCTGGCCTTCAGCTGGCGCTAGCCTGGAGCCGAGTACGCGGCGAGGCATGGCGGGGTCTGGCTCGGTCAGGCGGGGCTTGGTTGGGCATGGCACGGCATGGGAAGACCCCCGGCCCTCACGGGTCGGGGGTCTTCGTGCGCGGGGCTCAGCCCTCCGCGAGGCGAGCGCGCTGGGCCGCGACGCCCTTCGGGTAGGCCCACCCCATCCGCTTGGCGCAGGTCTCGCCGTAGCCGACCAGCGCGGACACGGCGGCGGACAGGGTCTCGCCGCCCAGCGGTGCGCAGCAGCGGATGCAGTAGCCATGGCTCAAGCCCATCTCGGCCGCGTCGGCGGCGGTCATCGGCCGCAGGTCGGCGACCGAGTAGCCCGCGCCGCGCACGTAGTCCCACGACGGGCGGCTGCCGTCGGCCGGGAAGGTGAGCACCTTGCCGTAGGTGCGCTCGGGGTGGCGCTTGCCCGCGACCACGACGACCGCGCGGCCGTCGGCGGGGCGGACGTAGTAGCCGGGCTCGGCGTTCTTCGCCGGTGCCTTGGGCGCGGGGCACGCGCCCATGTGCCGGGTCTCCCACTTGCCAGCGGCGGACTTGGTGAGCACGCCTGCGTCGGCGTGCACCCAGCCGCGGCAGTCGGCGCAGGCGGCGGCGTAGCGGTTGGTGCGGGTGGCGGTGTGTGCCATGGGGGTGTCCCTTCGTCGTTTGCTTACTGCGTAAGCATATCACACTGTCCCGACAGACCCCAACCAGGCGCGCCCGCGGCCCAGGCGCCGCCCTGCGTAAACGTCAGTAGCTCGCGGCCTCCTTCCCGGCCCCTCTTCGGGGCCGGGTCGCGTGGCGGGCAGTGGGTCAGTCGACCAAGATGAGGAAGCCGATGATCACGAACGGGACCATCAGGAGCATCGCTGCCAAGTAGGCAAGCACGGCGGCGACGATCGCGAGGATCACCAGACCGAGGCCGATGTAGACGATCGCCGAGGCGGTGCGGGGCTTGGTGGCGGACAGCCGTGTCAGCCACCAGTCCAGCCACGGCACCAGCCACTCCCACGACGTCCATGAGAAGGGCACCTCGGCCTTGCGCTTGGCTGCCACGGCGCGCGGGCAGTCCCCGGCGCACCCCGGCGTGGTGCAGTACACGCAGGCGTTCCGACGAGCCGGACGAGCCGGGCGGGCTTCGATCTTGGCCACCTTGGCCGGGGCAGCGGCGGCTGTGCAGTCGGCGCAGGTGCCACAACGAACGCGGACGCGGACGCGGACCGTGGTCATGCGAACGCCGGTTCGCCGACGAGCCGCACGCCGCTCATCTTGACCGTGATGCAGCCGCCGTTGGGCCGGGGCGCGGAGCGCTGGCTGGGCGTCAGGTAGGACTCGTACTCGTCCCGCGTGACGACCTCGCCGTCCACGGTGTAGATCGCCCGCACGCCGTGCTCGATGCAGTACAGGCGGGCGTAGTCCTGACCCTTGTGCTGGATCACGAACGGCTCGGCACCGTCCATCCACGAACCCCACGGCAGCGGGCCGGTCTCGACGCCCTTGTTGACGCGGAGGTTCGCGTACGACGCGCCGGTCATGACGACCGCCGTGACGACCTTGCGGAGCCGCTTGCTCGCGTGCTTGGCCGCAGGCTTCGTGTCGCTGTGGAACTCCACGGTGAAGTGGTCGGTGCCACCCTCGACAAGGGCGAGGTACTCGGCAGTGATCATGGGGTGTCCTTCGGTCGGTGCGTCGTTGTTCTTACAAGAAGAACAATACACCAGTGTCCGGACACACGCGAATCGGGACTAGACCAGCGGGCCGCTCCAGAGTGGGAAAGCTGCGTAAACGTCAGTGGGCGTACCCTGAGCCCATGGTCATCCTCGGGCTCATCCTTCTGGTGCTCGGCCTGGTGCTCGGCATCTACTGGCTGACGATCATCGGCGCGATCCTGATCATCGTCGGCCTGGTGCTCTGGTTCGTGCCCGTCGGCGGCACCCGGCACCGGTACTACTAGCACCGGTGCCGCCGCTCCGCTAGCGGTTGAGGTCGGCGAACGTGCGCCCGTGCAGCATCCAGCGCTGAACCGCGCCGCACGGGTCCTTGCCCTCTTCGCACTCGGCGACCGAGTAGGTCCCGGTGATCGCGGGGTGACCCATCCCCCACCGGTGGCGGCGGTGGCAGTCACCGGGGGTGAAGTCGGGGGTGAACCGGTTGCCGGTGACCCAGACGAAGTGCTCCCCGTCGACGTAGTAGGGCGTCTTGAGGTGCTGGTCCAGCCGGAACAGGTGGCCCAGGAAGATCCCCCACTGGTCCCAGGACGCCGCCTCATCGCCGCCGCCGTTCTGCTGGCGCCCGGAGTCACCGGTCAAGATGACGTCGAAGGCTTGCGCGCGTGAGCGGCTGCCCTTGAGGTCGAAGCGGGTGAAGTCCACGGCGGCGAGCGTCGCGGCCTTGCGGATGTCGAGCGTGTCGACCGAGTCGGAGTGGATCCTCATGGTGTGTCCCTTCGTCGTTTGCTTTCAAGGAAAGCATACCACACTGTCCAGTCGAACCTCTCGCGACGCGGGAGTCGTACCCCGGCGGCCAGGCGAGCTGGCTGCGTAAACGTCAGTGACGTTCCGACCCGCCCGGCCGCCTCCTTGGGGCGGCCGGACGAGCGGGGGCTCACATCCCCAGATACGAGCAGGCGGTGCAGTCGGTGGCGTCGTGCTCGTCCTCGTAGGGGCACACCTCCTCCCAGTAGATCCGCCGGGTGACGGGGTCGAGCCGGGCGATCCGCTCGACGCGCGGCTCCGGCGCGTGGCAGCCCGACCAGTCGATCGAGGACGTGCCGCCGAGATAGTCGCCGTAGATCATCGGCTCGCTGAAGTCGGTGTTCATCGCCTGCACCAGCGCGAGGCACTCCTCGTCGCACTCTCCCGCGGCGTCGTGGTGCTCGCACGCGCTCGCCAGCGGGGCGCTCACCGCTCGTCCCACGAGTCGGCCTCGGTGACCGGACCGAACCAGGTGCCGCGCTCGGCGATCGCCTCGCGGTCGCGGGCGAAGGCCCGGTCCGCCTCGGCCTCGGCCAGCGCCTCAGCCTTGGCCTCGGCGTGCACGTCCCCGCACCAGCGGACGTCGGCCACGGTGGCGTGGCGGTTCTTGCAGTGAGCGCAGCGGATGCCGTAGCCGATCACCGTCTCCGGACCGGTGAACCAGCGGTCAGCCTCCGCCTCGGCGGCGGTGGGCCGGTCGTAGTCCACGTCCTCGGCCATGCCACGCTCGCGCTCCCACGCACCGGCGTCCTCCACCGTGTTGGAGTAGTGGTCCTCGCGCATCGGGTGTCCCTTCGTCGTTGTCGTTCGCTTTCAAGGAAAGCGTACCACACCGTCCCGTCATCACCAACCTGTTTGCCAAAACGCCAGCGCGCGGCGTGTCGCTCCTTGCGTAAACGTCAGTGCCCTGGCTACGTTGGGGACCTGCCAGAGCTGGAGAGCACTCGGTCCTTCGGGACCTTGAGCGTGAAGGCAAAGGCTGCAGTCAGATCCCATGATGAGACGGGCTTCGGCCCAGACCAAAGTGGGTGAAGGCAGAGCGAAACCCCGCTAGGCACCTCGTGTATCTAGCGGGGTTTCGTGCGTCACCAGCCCTCGCGCGTCGGGTACTCCTCGGCCTGCCGCGCCTGCTCCATCTCGAAGTAGTCGAGATCCACGGGCTCCTGCTCCTCGTGGTCGTCCTCCTCCTCGACGGGCTCGGTCTCCTCGGGCTGGTCGTCATCGAACGGCGAGGTCTCCAGCGGCTTGGGCTTGGGGGCCAGCAGCCAGCACACCGTGCCGAACACGAGCGCCCAGGCGCCGGTGCCAGCCAGCAGCCCGATCAGCGTGCCCACGCCGGTGGTCTCGGAGTAGTTGCTGCCGATCGCGCCGCCGCCGTAGAACATCACGATCAGCAGGACCGCGCCGAGCGCGATCACTGCGTTCTCACGGGTGCTGGTCTCGGGCTTGGCCATCACCAGCCACCCCGGCCGGGCTCCAGGAAGTGCTCACGCGGCTGCTCCTCGGTCGCGGTGGTCTCCGCGCCGCAGGCCGGGCACCGGAACCGGGTGATGATCCGGACCGTGTGCACCTTCTCGGCGTGCACGGTGCCGACCTCCTCGGCCTGCTCCTCGTCCACGTTCTTCGCGCACGGGTGCACGATCAGGTCGCCGAAGATGCCCACCTCGGGGTCGGGACCCTCGAAGATCCACTCGACTGCGTCGCTCATCCGGTCCTCCGTCGTTGTGTCGTGCTGACTACGTCAGCATACCACACCGTCCCGCCGCTCCGAGTGCACGGCCGCGGCGCCAGGCCGCCGGAGCTGCGTAAACGTCAGTGACGTTCCGTGCGCCGTCAGCTGGCGGCCGGGGCCGTCAGCTGGCGCGCGCTTTAGTCCTGGCGCCGGGCGAGCACGGGGGCAATGAAGTGCTCCCACTCGTCGGTGTAGCCAGCGGCGAACTCACGCGAGCGCAGCCGCGCGAGCAACTCGACGTTGGGGGTCGAGTCCGGATCCTTGCGGAAGTCCTCCCACGCCGCGTTCTGACCCGCGCGGAACTCGGGCGTGGTGACCACGCGCTGCCACACGCGCGCCATCAGTAGTCCTTCCCGAGTCGCTTGCACTCGTCGAGGAAAGCGCTCAAGATCTCGGCCGCCTCGGTCATCGTGCCGGAGTCGAAACCCTCTTCGGCGATGGTCTGCGCGTTGAAATCGTCCGGCTCGATATCGGTCGCGCCCATGCCCGGCCGGTAGCCGAGCGAGTCCGGCACGGGCTCCCCCGCGCGGAAGTGCAGGTTCTCGGCGACGGCGAACGCCCACGCCATGCCGGTGCCCCACGGGTCGTGCTCCACGTCGTCCTCGCGGACCAGCGCGATGATCGGGTTCGCGGGCACCTCGGGGAGTTCCGGCTGGATCGCGTGCCGCACGTGCGTGCCGCAGTCGACGCACTTGTCGTCCTCCCAGTATTTCGCACCGCAGCCGCAACGGTCGGCACCCTCGCGGGCGATCAGGTTGCCATGCTTGTCGGCCCGCGGGCCGGTCGGGATGCTGGTCATGATCTGTCCTTACGTCGTTTGCTTACTGCGTAAGCATACCACACTCTCCCGTCAGTGTCGAAACCGCGCGTCGACGCACGGCCCGCGGCGAGGGAGCCAGCTGCGTAAACGTCAGTGAGGGGGAGGGGTCCCTCGCGTGGAGGAAGCGGGGCGTTCCGGGAGGGAAGCCTCCGGCGCCGTCTCGGGTCAGCAGCCGGGGCTCGCCCCGTCCACGCGAGGGACCCGTAGCCGCGTCATCGGGGGAGAGTAGCGGCTACGTGCGCCCAGACTAGGCGACGTCGAAGCAGTCGCGGTAGGCCGCTCGCGAGGTATCGCACAACCGCTGCACCCGCTCGACGTCCCAGTAGTCGCCGTCCGACCAGAGCACGGTGACCCGCGATCCGTTCAGGGCGAGCGACTCGGCGGTCTCCCAGGAGTAGGCCAGGTCCACGATGTCCCCGGACTCGTCCTGCTCGACGGCCAGGAAGCCCTCCTCCTGCGTGGCGTAGGCACGGGCGAGGAAGGTACCGGTCTCGGTCTCGGGGAAGTCCAGCGTCGGGAGCAAGCGCATGTCAGCCCACCCGCTCGATGATCGTCGCGGTCTGCTCAGCGGTGAAGCCGATCAAGTGACCGGTGGTCTCCTCGCGCTGCGCGGTGCCGTAGTCGATGATCACGGTGCCGTCCGGATTCCCGGCCCAGTCCGTGCCGGTGGCGGTGAAGGTCAAGCCCTCGCGCTGGAGCACGCGCACGGCGCCCTCGATGCAGTCCTCGACGTCGAAGTCGAAGTCCTCGCTGCGCGTGTCGTCGCGGGGGAAGTCGCCCTCCCAGACGTCCGCCTCGAAGAACCGGGTGCGCCAGATGCGCACGGTCGGGAGGAGGGTCACGGTCTCGGTCATCGGGTGTCCTTACGTCGTGTGTCGGGGGAGTGAGCGGGACCCCCGGTCTGAGATTCCAGTCAGACCCCACGGTTTCGCATCCGTAGCGGGTGTCTCGCTTACTGACGTAAGCGTACCACACCGTTGCGTCCGCTACCAATCGTCGGGCTCCCACGCTCCCGATCGTCGGGGCTGCGAGCAGGGGGAGGGCTGCGTAAACGTCAGTGCTTTGTGTATCGCTAACCACGCCGCAAGCGCGTACCCTGCAAGGACGAGGACCACCCCCGAGAGGATCAGTCCGATGAGCCAGTCGAGCAACGAGCCCAGCACCTACCCGGAGTCCTGGGACGACATGCCGGGCACCCGGACGCAGAAGCCGGGGCACGAGCACGCCAACGCCCGCGAGCAGGAGTACTACCTGCAGGACGAGGCGGACCCCGTCAAGAAGGGCGAGCACACGCGCGAGGACATGAACGCGCCCAAGAAGGACACGCCCGGCTACTTCTAGCCCGAGCTGACGCGCCTAGCGCGCCGTGCCCGGCGAGGGGCCACGGCGCGCTGAGGTGCGCTCAGGACCAGACCACGCCCCGCCCGAGCCGCACGGCTTCCAGCGCGAGCGCGTGCAGCGCGCCGAACCGGTCCGCGAAGTAACCGACCGACCGGCCGCAGTCGATCACGGTCGCGCCGGACTGGCCGACCTCCGCGCCACCGACGATGGCGTACGGCACGCCCGAGTCGTCGCGGTCGGTGGCCAGCGCGAGCAGCACCCGGCCGAGGAAGTCCTCGCCGTCGAGCGTGCCGCAGAGGTCGTCGCCGTCGTCCAGCCCGAGCGCGATCAGCAGGGTGCGCGCGTTGAGGTTGGAGACGTTGAGGTCGAGCGTGTCGTCCACGTCGAGCACGGCTTGGGAGTGCAGCCCGTACGCCGCGCAGTCCTCGCACGTCGCCTTGTGCGCGTCGAGCAGCGGCACGATCGCCTCGTAGCCCTCGACCGGCCCGAGGGTGACGTCGCCCTCGTAGCAGTGCGCGGTGAAGGCGCCGGTGAAGTTGGCCTCGATCGAGAAGGTGACGCTCATCGGGCACCCCCGACCATGGCCAGCCCGAGAGCCTCGACCTCGTCGCGAGCCTCAGCCTGCCAGTCGCGAGCCTCACGCGAGCGGTTGTCCCGAGCACGGGTGCCGTGCGGGCGAACCACCCATGCGCCGTGCTCACGGGCGGAGCGCTCGCGGTCGGAGGCTCCCGGCTTCCAGTTCGTGTCGACCTGCATCGTTCTGTCCTTACGTCGTTGTGGCTTACTGACGTAAGCCTACCACACCGTGCAGCCATCCCGCGCATCGCGCGCCTTCCAGGCCAGGCGCCGGGCCGCCGGGCCGCTGCGTAAACGTCACTGACGTTCCGCCTCGCACGCCAGCTGCCGAGGCAGCTGGCGCCGGGCTCGCCGGTCAGGCGTAGCGGTACTCGTCCCAGAGCCCGAACTGGACGACGATGTCGGCCACGTCGGAGTCGTAGTCGACCTCGTCCCAGTTGCCGAACGTCAGGTCCCGCAGCGCAGCGGTGACGTAGTCGTTCCAGTTGCCGCGCGCGTGCGCCTTGCGGATGCCACGCTTGATCACCGACTGGTCGATCACGAACTGGTCGGTGCCGTCTCCGTCTCCGGTCTCGATGATCACCGCGATGAAGTCGAGAGCCTCGACTGCGTCGGTGCCTGCCACGTGCCACCGGTACTCCGTGCACTGCGACCAGTAGCCGATGCCACCCTCAAGGGCAGTGGTGAACAGGGAGTTGAGCATCCGCTCGCGCTCGGTCTGGCAGGGGATGGAGGGGGCGTGGCCGGGGGCGAGGGGGGCAGTCATGGCGAGTCCTTACGTCGTTGGTGGCTTACTGACGTAAGCCTACCACAGCGTGCAGTCAGAGGGGATGCGGGATGCGGTGACGCTGCGTAAACGTCAGCTGGCATGCGGTGACCCCAGGACGCAGCACTGCCCGGCCCCTGTCGGGACCGGGCAGATGCGGGATGCGGTCAGCCTGCGAGCAGGTGGGCGCGCCGTGCCGCGTCACCCATGAGGGTCCACGCGAGGCGCGCGATCCCCTCGGGTGCGCGAGGCGTCCACGCCTGCGCGTTGCAGAAGGCGTAGTCCTCGCCGGTGAAGGGGACCTGACGCTCGCAGTCGTCGCACTCCCAGACGCTGGCGATGGTGTCGGTGCCCACGCGCGCAGCAGTCGAGGCGTCGTGCGCGCAGACAGGACGCGTCTCGCGATAGGCAGTGATGCCTCCGATGGTGGAGAGGGAGGTGGCCATGGTGGGTCCTTACGTCGTGGTGGGCTGTTCCTAGGAACAGCCTACACCATCGTCCAAACACTGACCAATCGTGCTAGCCCAGTGTCTGAACAGGCAGGGCAGGGGTACACAGGACCAGGGGAAGCACAGGCCAGCCTCTCCCTTATCCCTGCCTGACGAGGCAGGGCTCCCTCCCTGAGGCTGGCCTGTGCACTCACCTGCTCCCTGCCTGTGCCTGCCTGTGCTTGCCTGCCTCTGCCTCTGCCTCTCTCAGCACAGGCATGCTCGTGCTCAGTGCTGCAGCGCATCGGCATGCTCGTGCCTGTGCTCGTCGTGCACGCGCTCGTGTGCTCAGCACGTGCCCAGTGCTCCCTGCGAGGCTCCCAGCGCGCCTGCGAGGCTCCCAGCGCGCCCTAGGCACGCTGCAGCGCGTCTGAGAGGCTGAGACACACGCTCGGGACGCGTCGCCGGGGTCGTGCCCGGTGCGAGCGGGTGCGGCCCCTGACGCAGGTCGGAACACGATCCTGAGGGGTTCCTGAGGAGGCACACTTTCAGCTCCCACCCCTCGCACCGCCTCCCCCGCCTTGGCGAACTCGATCTCGCCAATCCCCGCTTCCCCCGCCACCCCCTCCCCGCCCCCCACCAAATCCCCCCGGTTGGACTCTCACTCTTCCCCACTCCATGCGAGACTGAGCCATGTCGCACACCCGGATCACGCCTCGGACCCTGCTGCTGGCCCTGCTGATCACCCTCTCCGCCACCGCCGTGGTGATCCTGATCGTGCTGCTGGTCCGGCCCCCGTCCTCCAACGACCCCTCCACCCCGGCCGCCGACACCAACCCGACCGACCTCGACGACCTCCAGGTCCGCGCCCTGATCCCGCCCCAGCCACCCCTTCCCGCCCGTGCCCAGGACATCGTGTTGACCGCCAACCTGTTCCACGCCGAGCCGGGCGAACCACTCCCCCGCCCCTACCCCGACTCGAAGACGACCAACGACACTCCCCGCGGCCTGACCCCGACCGGCCAGGCGGCGCTGCACTGCACCGCGGTCGCGGACAAGGCCATCCGCACCATCTGCACGGGCACGGCGCTCACGCCGCGCGGCCAGATCACCTTCGCGGGCGCGATGATCGAGAACGACGCGCTCGCGGAGCCCCCGGACGCGGACCTGTCCTTCACCATCACCGGAGGAACAGGTGACTACCAATCCGCCTCCGGGCTGCTCTCGATCACCTCCTACACCCCGACCCAGCAGGACTGGCTGTTCCACTTCACCCCGACCCCCACCCCCTCCGACTGATGACCCCCGAGCCCCACCTGCCGCCCCCGGACCCCTCCCCCTCCGACCCCTCCCGGCACCGATCCTTCGGGCCGCTCCCCCAGCACACCAACCAGTGCATCCTCGACGCCGCCCGGTGGGGCTTCTGCGACCACACCCGGCTCGTCACCGCCCCAACCGTCGTCGCCCGCCGCACCCGATACCTCGCCCACCGGCGGCGCCAAGCCCTGATCCGCGTCATCCTCAGCTACGCGGGCCTCACCGCCATCGTCGGCACCACCCTGTACCTCGCCGATCAACTCGGTTGGGCCATCCTCTGGGTGCTCCCCGCCTTCTCCCTGGGCTGGCTTCTGGTATTCACCTGTGGCCTCCCTCGCGCCTTCACCGACACCCAAGACGACATCGTTCCCCCCGACCGGGCGCGCGCCCTGCGCCGCGAGATCACCTGACCCACCCCACCCCCGACACAGCAACAGGGACCGCGCCCGGTGGTCCGGCGCGGCCCCTGTTGTGCCAGCTAGCTCAGCTGCTGCCCCTACTACCGGTGCGGCCTCAGCGGCACCCCGCGGGACCAGGCGCCCCATCCGGCCTTGTTGTGCGCCCGGACGAACAGCGTGTAGGTCCGGTTGTTGGCCAGCCCGCCGAAGGTCACCCGGTGCACCCGCGGCCCGACGAACCGGTTGGCCCGGTAGCGGTGCACCTGGTACCGGTCGATCCGGGCTCCCCCAGCACGCGGCGTGGTCCAGCGGATGGTCACCCGGTGGTTGCCTGCCGAGCCCGCCACCCGCGGCGGTCCGGGCGGGTTGACCGCGGGGGCCACTCGCTTGGTGCGTCCGGCGAGCCGGGTCACCTCACCCGGCCCCGAGGCGTTCACGGCCTGCGCCGTGACCGCGTACACGGTTCCCGGCCGCAGCCCGCCGATCCGGTAGGTCGCGCCCTGCGACCCGGCCGGAACCACGGCCGACCGGGTCCGCCCGCCCCCGGTCCAGGTCCACCGGTAGGAGGTGATCGGTGCCCCGACGGCCGGTGCGTCGACGTTGAACAGCAGCGCGGTCGTCGAGGCGTTCGCGAGCGTCACCAGCGGTGCACTCGGCGTAGCCGGGGGCGCCGCCGCAAAGCCCACATGGACAGCGGGACTAGCCACTGTCCGCCCACCCGGCGGCGCGGTGGTGACCACTCGCCAGTTGCCTGCGTCCCCGACGGCGGGCACGTTGAAGACCGCGTTCCCGTCCTGCCCGGTGGCCACCGCCGACCCCACACCGGAGTACGAGCCGCCGTCCGGGGCGAACTGCAGCTGCAGCGTCGCCGCGTTCGGCACCCAGGCTCGGTCGAACCGTTCCGCGACGGCCTTGACCGTGAGCGCCCCGCCCTGCCGGATCGTGTTCGGGGCGTCCACCCGAATCCGCTGGTCGGAGTAGGCAGGCAGCACCGCGGTGCCGGAGGTGTAGGTGCCCCCGGCGGCGTTCCCGTAGGCGAACCTGGCCCGGACCGACGAGAGCCCCGCTCCCTCGGACCTGATCAGCGACCCGTTCGCGTGCGTGTTCGGGATGTCTCCCGAGAGCCTGATGATGTCGACGTCACCGACTCGCGTCGGCTGGGCGTCGGCGATCAGGTAGCGCGGGCACACGGAGAAGAACTCGCAGTTGGCGTCGGTGACGTACGCCTCCTTGAAGACCTTGTACGCGCTGTCGGAGGCGTTGGTGACCCGCAGCGTGGCGGTGACGTGCACCTTGGTGTCATCCGAGCTGAACACCACCGCCTCGGGTGACCAGGTGATCGACTCCAGCGTCGGGTACGACACCGCGGTGGCCGTCCCCGTTCCGACGGCGACCAGACAGGTCGCCAGCAGCGCACTGAGCGCTGCGATGATTCCGAGCTTCTTCCTTCTCATCACTTCACCAGCCTGATCGTTGTGGTCTTCTCGTTGATGAATCCGTTGCAGAACTCGGTTTCCTCACTCGGGCAGCCGTACACGGTGGCTCGTGCGGTTGCCGTCCCCGGCTCGAAGGCGATGTCCTCGTAGAACGGGTCGGAGATGTTCACCACCTTCGCGTGCTGGGCCGACCCGGTGCAGCGGGTCGACCCGAAGCCGAACGCCGCGTCACCGTTCGGTCCGACGTGCCCTGAGCCCGGTCCCTGGGTCACCGCGGTCTCGATCTGCAGGAACACGTCATCTGAGGTGTGCTGGCACTTGAACGTGATCGTGAACGTCACCGTCGCTGCCCCGAAGTCGGTCTCCCCGATCACCCCGCGGGAGATGTTGGTGACCTTGATCGAGGGTGCCGGTGCAGCCTGCGCGGTCGACGGGACCGCTACCAGACCGAGCCCCAGCAGCACAGCCACGATGAGTCCGCGCAGCGGCCTCATCGTTGCACCTTCCAGCCGGTGTACCAGACGTTGACCTCGCCACCGTCTCCGGCGATCGAGCCGTACAGGTCGACTCGCTCACCAGGTACCAGCGCTGCGTCGGTGGTGGTCCGCTGCAGGGTGACGTGGTGGCGCCGCATGTCGCAGTACTGCACCACGTCAGCGCTGTAGCTGACGTGGGTGCCGTCGGCACGGGTGGCGGTGAGGAAGAAGTGCTGGGTGCCGTTGGGGTTGGGGTCGAGCGGACACCGGATCCGGGCGGTCACCGTGTCAGGACTGACCTTGGTGACCTGGATGTAGGAGCCGTGCCACGAGGGCTTGGCAGCTTGAGCGGGGGCGACCCCCACGACAGTGCCGAGGACCAGCAGGAAGCCGGTCAGAAGAGCAGCGAACAGGCGGAGTGATCTAGGCACACGCATGGGGATCCCCCAGAGGTAGGTGACAAGGCGAGATTGCCACCCTAGGGATTCTCCAACCCCACCGCTAGACCCGGCGCGCACCCCTATAGACCAGACCGGACCAAGAGCACCTTGGTCCGGCCTGGCTCTCCCTGTCCCCGGCGGGTCTCCCCCGCATGAGTAGACCCGCCAGGTCCGTACCCACGTCGCCCACCGGAGCGGAGTGGCGCGAGCACGTTGTCACTATACACATTCCCCAACCTACGACCCGGCTCTCCGCCTCCCCCGGACCCACTGCACCGCCCAGACCACCGTCATCACCAACCCCAGCACCAGGAACAGCGCGAACCCGACCATCGCCACGAACACCAGCACCGGGGACTCCGGGTGCGCGAGCAGCCACACCGCGCACAGCAGCCCCACCGCGATCCCGGCCGCGGCGGCCACGCGCACTCTCATCGTCCGCTCCATCGTCTCCACCCTCTCCATCTCCCTCTCCATCTCAGTTCTGCCAGCCACTGCACGAGCGCCCCACGAAGCACATCCTGGCCACCGGCGAGCCTTGCCGCCGGACCTGCAGCTCCATGTGCCAGTTCTGGTGCAGCTTCGGCGTGGCCACGTGCCCCTGACTCAGCACCCAGCGGTACTTGAAGTACCGCGACGTCGTCGAGTAGTGGTACACCGGCGTGATCACCGTCAGCGTCTCCCCACCCGCGAACGGGATCCGGTTCTGCAGCGCGATCACCGGCTTGCTCATCCCGCGCAGCCCGTACCGGACCGGCCCGATCGGCTGGCCGTAGTGCCGATAGCCGCAGACCGTGAAGTCCGCGACCACCCGGTGCCCGACGAACGAACTCCAGCGGATGTCGTGCGCGGCCTTCACGTAGCCCCGGCACGACGACCCGGCGGCCGAGGCAGGCGCTGCCGCACCCACTCCCAACGTCCCCACCAGCGCCAGCGCCGCGAGTCCAGCCCGTCCCGTTCTCGTCGTTATGTCCATCAGGTCCCCTTTGAGTAGCAATAGGATTGCCACTATAAGGATTCCCCAACGTCAACGCTAGACCCTCAGCCCGCGTACTCCGCCATCCGCAGGTGCTCCAGCCACGCGGCCAGCACCGCCTCCGAGACCGGCGCGAAGTCGTTCACGTCGACCCCGACGTTGAACTGACGCCCTTGGGTCCGCCACGCGGTGTGCACGTGCCCGTGGATCAGCGGCAGCCCCTCATCGGTCGGCCGCAGCCAGCGATGCCGGTCGGTCTTGCCGGAGTCCCCCTGGTACGGGAAGTGCGAGAGCGCCACCGGCTGCCCGGCGATCACCCCGCCCCACACCGAGGGCACCACGTCCGGCTCCGCGCGGATCAGCCGTCCCCGGATACCGTGCGCCGCCTCGTACTTCAGCCGCCACAGCTCGCGCGACGTCTGCTGGGCCTCCGGCCCGCCGCGGTGGGAGTAGGCGCGGGAGAACCGGTCGTGGTTGCCGGGGATGATCCAGATCCGCTTGGCGCGCAGCTGCGCGAGCAGCTTCACCGTCTCCTCGAACGTGCCCATGATCACGTCGCCCAGGATCACCAGCGTGTCCCGGCCGGTGACCACCGAGTTCACCCGGTCCAGGATCTCCCGGTTCATCTCGCTCACCGACTTGAACGGTCGGTTGCACAGCTCGATGATCCGCTCGTGGCCCCAGTGCCAGTCGCTGGTCCAGTAGGTGTTCCCTACCCGCCAGTCCTCGAAGTTGAAGGTCTCGTTCATCACTGCATCATCTGTCTGTCTCGTCGCTGTCATTGCGCCAACAGGCTACGGCACCGGCCAGCCGAGCGCCGCCATCTTTCGCAGCACCCCCTCCTTGCGCGGAGCTTCGAGCCCGGCCACGATCCCCCGGTCCCAGGCTTCCTCGTGGAACCGCACCCACTCCCGCGTCCCGATCAGCACCACCGTCGCCCGGATCCCGGTCAGCGACCAGCGCCCCGAGACCGACCGGATGTGCTCGTGCGCCTTGGTGCAGTGCTCCAGGCACCGGTGCTTGTCGTAGGACCGCTGCGTCACGATCGAGCGCACTCCGGTGATCTCCCCCAGCCACTGCAGGAGGTCGCCATCTCCACAGGAGATGGCGACATACGGCAGCACCGTCCCGGATCCAGGAGCGAGCCGGGTCCGCACGATCGCACGGGTGTCCAGCACACCGGCCAGGTAGGCCAGCTCACCCGCCTCCAGCCTCGCTACTCCGCCCGCCTCCGCCACTACTGATCTCCCACCAGCCGTCAGCTACCCGTCGATGACATCGGTAGCAGAAGATTCCCCACTCCTCGTACCAGAACGGCGAGTGCCCCTCCCGGCGGCACACCCCGAACCGGGCACGGTAGCGGTGCACCAGGTCGGTCAGTCCCACGTAGATCAGTCGCTTGCGCGGACGTGGTTGCATAACCACCAGTGTGCGCTCCCGCACCCGGTCCGGCCCCTCCTACAGGCGTCTCATGCTCAGTGGAGCCGGTTCAGTCCCTTCCAGCCACTTCCCGCAGCGCCAGCACAGCGGGTTGACCGCCCCTTCGGGCCATTCCACGTGCCCACGACGGCTACACACAAAGATCTGCTTGCACAGGCGGATCATCCCCTCCCCCCTTTCCCCCGAGCCCTGCACTTCTATCCCTCTACCCCTACTGTCCACCCGTTTAGGCAAACATCACCTACCAGATTTCGGTCACCGCGATGTTCACCTGGGTCACCGACGCCTCGGGGTGCTCACGCAGGTACTTCACCGCGATCTCGGTGCCCTCGCGGCACGTCTCGCAGGCATCACCGGGCTGGAACGCCGCCGCGGCGACCGGATCGCCGGTCACCAGCACGTCCGCGCGGCCGAACAGCAGCTCATAGGGCGGTACTCGGTACTGCTTCCAGACGTACTGCTTGGCGATCCCGACCGCCTGGCGTTTCCACGCCTCCAGCGACGCCGGATTTCCTTCATCGACCGAATCCGGGGTCGAGCAGGTCAGCACGTCGTCGAAGGTGCGGAAGTTCTCCCGCTCACCCGGCTCACTCACCCTGACCACCTCACTCACCGTTCACCGAGCCCACGTCTTCCCGCACGAGCACGACACCAGCACGCCCTTGGCCGCCCGGTCCCACATCGGCACCGAGATCATCGTGTTCCGGCGCAGCGTGTGCCGCAGCACCCGCTCGTGCCACCAGATCACGAGCTAGACCACGAGTTCGCCAGCCAGACCAGCCACACGACCACCCCGACGGTGATGAAGAACCCGATCACGGCGACCCCCAGTCCGCTCCCTCGACGTCACCGTCCGGGTCGTCGCCCAGGTCCGGTCCGCGCCGCCTCTCCAGCCGCTCAGCGCGTTCCCGCTCCTTCAGGTGGTAGTTGCGCAGGCACTCGACGCCCATCTTGGAGACCGAGAGGCTGAGCCCCTCGTTGAGCACCGCGAAGTGGTGCCCGTGGCCGTCCGTGGCCAGGTACTGCACCGCCTCGGCCGCTTTCTCGGCGTCCGGGTAGCTCGCCACCCAGTGCGCGCCGCCGAGACCGACCTGGTGCCACATCTCGATGTCGCGGCGTTCGTCGATGATCGACTCCAGCCGCTCCAGGAACGTCCTGCTCACCTCCGGCGACACCCCACCGCCGGTGACGTCGTCCAGCAGCGTCTGGGCGCGCTTCTGCAGGTACTCGGTGTACTGCACCGGTGTCATCGGGGCCGGTGCCGACCCGTTGCTGTCGCTCTTGTCGCTCATGTCGTCTCCAGTCTCTTGGTCAACACGGCGAGCACGGTGCCCGCCACTCTGCGCCAGTACGCGTGCGCGCCCAGGTGGGCGATCTCGACGTCGCGGTGCTCGTAGTGCCAGATCAGCAGGTCCCCGAGCGACTCCTCCTGGTCGGTCAGCCGGTCCTCGATCCCAGCCAGCGCGCCGCGGGCGTCGGCAACCACCACGGCCAGCGCCGCCCACTGCACCGTGCTGATCAGCACCTGGTCCCCGCGGGCGTCGACGTGGTTGCACTCCTCACTCGCCAGCACGACGTCGTGCTCGGCCGCGAACGTGCACGAGGAGCACAGCCGCCCCTCCTCGAAGCGCAGTTGCTTGAGGTACGGCGTCAGCAGGCCCACCAGCAGCCGGTGCTCCATCGGGTTGTCGGCCAGGTAGGCGTGCTGCGGGGTGCACGCTGCAGCGCTCAGCTCCATGTCGCAGTTGGGGCACAGCAGCACCTCCAGCAGCTCCGAGATCACCGGGTCATCGACCCCGCCATCCTCGTCCGGCTCCGGCTCCCGTTCCCCGTGCGCGGCCGGGTCCCACTTCATCGGCTTGGGCATCGCGGGCGGCCAGCCGACGGTCTCCGGGTCCACCACTGACCCCGGCGCCAGCCGCATCCATCCGGCTCCGGTGTAGACCTTCATCTCACCGATGGCGGGCATCAGCGACGCCCCCACAGCTTGTCCCACCACGTCCGACGACGGTGGGTGGGCTTCACCTGGGCCTTCTTGCGGCGCGCCACGGCGCGCTGCTCGGCGATCGGCTTGGGGGTGCGGTAGCCCCACACGACCGAGCGCTGCGGCCCGGCGTCGGGGTCCGGCGGCAGCACCGGACGGGAGCGGGGGCTGGTCCTGGGGTCGGGGCGCGAAGGCTCCGAGGGTTCTCGCTGAGTAGGCACGTGCAGGTCCCGAGTTCTGTGTGTCGTCTGTGTCGCTGGGGTCATTGAGGATGCTCCATCATGTCCCACTCGGCCATCGTCTTGCGCTCGGTGTCCATGTCCCAGTCGTGCTCGATCGCTACCGAGGCGACCGCCTCCACCGCCATCACCACCGGGGCGCCGTTCATGATCGCCCGTCGGGTCAGCCACTGCCGCCGGGTGTAGGTCCGCTCTCCCTCGTCCGCTCCTGGTGTCTTGCGCTGTTGGCGCTTCGTCATGCGTCACTCCCTCGCTCCTCCCCCATCAGGTCTTCGGTCAGTTCGTCAGCCCGTCATCCTCCGTGCACCGGGCAGAAGTCACCCACGTCCAGCACCGGGCACCGGCACACGCCGCGAGGGACGCGCTTCGCCACGCCCTTCGGCATGACCGTCTCGTACTGGTCGGCCTCGACGAGCCGTCGCATCCCCTCGTCGCGTTTCTGCTTCGCCGTCTCCTGCAGCTCGGCCCGTTCGTCCTCGGTCATCTCGTTCAGATCCCTTCCATCAGCTCGTCCAACCGGAACGCACCTCGCAGCGCGTCGTCAACACCCACCAGCGGCCCGGTCAGCGAGAGCAGCCGCCCGTCGTAGATCCGGGCGTACTTGGGCACCGTCGTCTTGCGCTGCAGAAAGTCCTCACCGCGCCGGGTGACCCGCCAGAACCCGGCCCGGCCCCCGTCCACCCGCGAGGCCCGCTCCTCCTCGATCAGTCCCCAGAACTCCAGCTTGGCGACGTCGCCACCGCGGGCCGGGTCGATCGAGGGGACGTGCACGTACAGCCGCTTGCCGAAGTCCCCTTCGCGCCACATCAGCACCAGCGCCCGGACCATCCCGGCGTAGATCTGCCGTCGGTAGACCTTCGCGAACTGCTCGCACGCGGGGCAGTGCACCCCTTTCTCGACACGACCACGCAGCCAGTCCCGGACCTCGCCCAACGGCACGTCCAGCCCTGGAGGAGGGTCCGGGATCGACCGGCTGCCGACCGGCTCCGGTGAGTAGCCGGGCTCGTCCGGGTCCGGCTCGTACCCCTCTGGAGGGTCAACCGTCATCGCTACGTCCTTGTCTCACTTCAACTTCGCCAACCCTAACCTGATGCGGCCCCGTCTGCGGCGAGTCGAGCACGGATCTGTGCGGCGCAGTACCGGTCGCCGTTGTCCGAGCTGGCCTCCAACGCGGTGGCGGCGTACTGCAGGGTGTGCCGCCACTTCTCCTCCAACGCGCCCTGCGCGGCGGCGAACCCTTTCTCGTAGCCCTGGTCGTAGCCCTCCTCCATCGCGGCGTACGCCTCGCCGCTGATGTTGCCGGGGTACTTCATCGCTCCTCCTAGCGGCTGGATGCAGGCGCGTCGAAAATATGGCGCTGCCTGCTGTAGGTCGGGTGGTTCCACGGCGGGTCGTAGAGGTGGATCAGCAGCCGCTCCAGGGTCAGGATCTGGTCCTCGTGGGCGTACCCGATCTTGACCTGGAGCCCCGACCAGGGCAGCGCCTCACGATAGGCTTCAAGCGCGAGCCACGGCGAAACATCCTCTGGAGGGCGCATCAGACGCATCCGGACCCTGTTGCTGACAGGCCGGTCGTCAGGTCCCGTGAGCCACTCGTCGGATCCCGTGACTCGGGCGGCGTCGATCACCTGGTAGCAGGGTGGCCGCAACAGGTTGTCGCCGCGACGGTACTGACCCATGCGGGACCGGATGTCGCGGGACTTGCCGATGTAGCCGACGACGTCAGGCTCGTAGTCGAACCGGAACATGTAGACGCCTGGGTCATGGCGCACGACATGCTGTCCTCGGGGCGGAAGGTTGATGAGGTGGTGCCAGTCCGTCCAGCTGGTCAGCCGGTCGATGAGTACGAGATCGCTGGTGGTGAGCGCGCCAGTCATCGCGTCAGCGCATTCACGTGCTCGCGCAGGATCAGCGGCTTGCTGGGGTCGCCCACGATCGTGGAATGGATCCAGATTCGGCGGCGATCCCACTCCCCGTCGTCGCGCTTGTACTGCTGACGTCTCCAGTGCCCACGGCGCAGGAACCGATGCGAGTACTCCCGCTCCCCGACGTGCTCGAAGTCGCCCACCCGTCGCCGGAAGTCGATCACCGTGACCGCCTTCTGCTTGAGCCGGACCGGGTGCCGCATCAGCGACTTGCGCAGGTTGGCGGGCATCCCCTTCCGCTCCACGGCAGCCAGCGGCTGCTGCATGATCCGCAAGGCTGAGACCAGCCAGGCACTGACCCGGTCCACCCCGATGTGCGGGTGCAGCTGCTCCGGGGTCCAGCCCTGCGGGAAGTACAGCGAGCGCTCCCCGTTCGGACCGGTGATCCAGCGCATCTCCCGGCCGACCTCGGGCGGGATCACGGTGCCCATCACCATCGCCTGGGGCAGCGCCCGCCCGTGCTTGAGCACGACGATGTGCCAGGGCGTGTACTGCGGGATCTCGGACCAACCGATCCGCTCGCGCATCACCGGCGCGTCGTACTTCTTGTTGGTCCACCAGACCACCTCGGTCTGGGACCCGCGGACCTCCCAGGTGAAGATCTCGGTGACGTTGACCTGTCCGCGCACGTCGACGGTGGAGACCCCGCCGGGGATGTACATGAACCCGTGCGTGGTCGGCCAGTCCTCGGCCAGCACCGGCTCGTCCTCGGGCCAGGACTCGGCCGCGGCGGTGACCAGCCGCGACATCAGCGGCGCCACGTAGAACGTCTCGCTCATCCGGGCCACCCGCACCTCGCGGGCCACTGCGGCGTCGCCGCTGCGCACGAAGTCCGGGATCTCGGCCATCGGCACGGTCTCCTCGACCAGGGCCTCGCCGCGCAGCGAGGCGCTGTAGATGTCGGCGAACCGGTGGAAGTGCGCGGTGTGCAGCGTCTCCCAGATCACCTGCTTCACGTGGAATGCGTCAATCGCTCCCATGACTTGTCCTTCTCTCGTCCTGCGTCGTTTCGTCGTTGGCAGAACTTTACCACATAGGTAAACAGGTCAGGTGCACCGCGGCCCGCCGCACACGTTGCCCTCTGACGGCTTGCAGCCCTGCGCGCACGGGAAGTCCCGCTCCCACTCCCCGCCGTAGCCGTTCTTCTCCTCCCCGGTCTCGACCACCGTCCAGTACCAGAAGTTGGACAGCCCGTGGGTGCCCCAGTACTGCCCCGAGGTGATCTCGATCAGCCCGTCTTCGGGGTGCCAGTAGCGCTTGCCGATCTCCACCGGCGCCCCGCCGACCACGGACTCGGTCAGCTCGCGGATCCGGCCCGAGACCTGGGTGTCCTCCGGCTCCGGCACCGGCTTCGCACGCTTCGGCTCGCTCCGGGGCCAGTCCTTGTCGTGGTCCCCCCAGTGCTCGAACGGACCCAGGCAGTGCTGCACCTCACCGTCCTCGTCGAGGTAGTGCCCGAAGCAGTAGGACTGCTGGCTAGGCATCGGTGCTCACCTTCCAGGGAGTCGTCACCGTGGTGACGGTCTCGGTCCGGGTGACCAGTTGCTTGCGCGAGGAGGGCCAGTCCCGGTCGTCACTGTTGACGTCGTAGCGGGCCTGCTCCTCGGTGTAGGGGATGTACATCCCCGAGCCGTAGCCGGGGTCCCAGCGGGTCAGGTAGACCGTGCCGTCCTCGTGTAGCAGTTGGCAGCCCCAGTGCACGGTCTCCTCGACGTCGACCTCGGTGCCGGGCTCGCCCTCCAGCACCGCCCGCAGCTGCTCGGCGGCGTCAGCGAGCGCGTCCTGGTAGTCCGCGGACCGCTCCTCGTTGCGCATCCACCCCGCCATCAGCTCCTCCAGCGCCGTTCCGTGCGTGGTCGCTATGTCACTCATCGTCATCTCCTACTTCCTCGATCCCGGCGTCGTATTCGATCGGCTCGCCGGGGATGTCGTACTTCGAGACCCAGCCGCGGACCCGGTACTCGCGTCCGGCCTCCAGCCGGTTGTTCTGGTCCCAGCTGTCCCAGACCCCGTACAGCGCGGCGTGCAGCCCCAACTCCTGCACGTGGCCCTCGACGATGCACTCCTCGCCGCGCACCTCGCAGACCCCGTGGTCGATCTCGTACTCGCACACCGGCAGCTCGGTCAGGTGGTTGCCGCGTGGCTCCTCGTAGGAGACCTTCGTGACCGTGATGGTGTGGGTCGGGAAGTCGGTCACAACACGTCCTCGTTTCCGTGGTAGGTGGGTGTTGCCGCGCGCAGCGGCGTGGCGGTGAAGCCGTTCGGGGTCTGGCACCAGCGAGAGCCGGACGCGTGCGCCCACTCGTCCTTGACCACGATGCCCAGGTAGATGGCCCTCTTGCAGTAGACGCAGGTCTCTCGCTGCGGCCTCTCCTGCTCAGTGTCGTCCATCGTTCCTGCATCCTCGGTCTCGGTCTGTCTCTCATCACGAGCGGTACGATCACAGTCTACCACACTGTCCCTGACTGGTATTTTTATACCTTTACCTCAGAGGTAATCCTTGGTCAGGTCGGTCTTGCCCAGCGCCAGGTCCAGCTTGTGGTCGCAGGCCAGCCGCCAGAGCAGCCGCGGCGAGACCTCCATCACCGAGGCGAACTTCATCGTCGCCTCCACGCCGGGCATCACCGTGCAGGTCAGGATCTGGGACAGGTGCTTCTCCGAGACGCCCATCTCCTCGGCCACCTTCGCCTGGGACCTCCCGGACTCCTCGATGATCTCGCGCCAGTGCACGCCGGGATGGATGGTCCACTGCGGCTCCCAGATCGCCACCTCCTGGCGCGGCGCCAGCCGTCGCCAGTCCGAGGGCAGCGGCAGCGGCTGCCGCTTGCGCCAGGTCGCGCCGCCCGTTTGCCGCACCTCGATGTCGGCCCACTTCTTCCCGGCCCGCAGCACCTCGGCCACCGCCCCCATCGCGGCGAACCGGTCGCCCTTCTTGACCACCTTCTCCGTCACGTCCTCCATCTTGCTCACGACTTCCCCTTCTGCTCCGAGAGCATGTGCTCGACCAGGTCCGCGGCCTCGTCCGGCGCGTACTTCGACCAGCTCCCGGCCACCTGGTCGATGCAGTCCGGGCAGAAGATCTGGCCCGGCTCGGCCTCGCGCAGCGGGTGCGTGACGCAGTAGTTCTTCTGCCGTTCCGGCACTGGCCCGGAGGCGATCTTGGTCCAGGTCTCCGGCACTGGCAGTGGGGTGTAGGAGGACCAGATGGTGCCCTCCTCGGTGAGCACCGAGTAGTCGGCGCGGTGCAGCTCGACCCCGGTGATGGTGACCTTGGCGCCGTCCGAGCGCTCGTAGCGGTCCCCGACCCGGACCGGCTCGACCGGGATCGTCGGCCTACTCATCGCGCACCCGCTCCCGACGTGGGCCTCGGAACTCCCGGACGATCAAGAGCAGCAGGTGCACGAAGAGGACAGTCAAGCCCACGGCCAGGAGCCGCACTCCCCACAGCATGAGAACGTCATGATCCATCGGGCTCACCGCCCTCGTCCCCGAGCTTGTCCAGGATCGACTCGGTCAGCTTCAGCAGCGGGTCGCTCTCACGCCCCTCCACAGCGTCCTTGCCGAGGATCTGGCTCAGCGTCTCGCGGGTGTTGCTCAGGGTGGTGTGCAGCGTCCGGGTCAGCCGGAGCACCAGCCCGCGCTCGGCCTTGGTGAGCCTGCTGTTGTTGCTGGTCGCTGCGGCGATCCGCGGGCGGGGTGCACCGTTGGGCTCGGTCTCCACGCGCTCGTCGAGGTCGCCCTTGTGGCCGCGGTAGTAGATCGACCGGTGCTCGTCCTTCTTGCACCAGCTCTCCGGTCCCTCGCCGTACGGGTTCTCGGTGTCTGCGTGCACCACGGTGTGCTCCAGGCAGTACACGACACCCTCGACGGGCAGCATCGTGGACCTGCTCAGGTAGGGGCTCGGCTCAGGCTTCTGCTCCTCGCCCTGCTCGCCCTGCGTTCCGTTCTCGTTGTCGTCGCTCATGTCGCTCCAGTCCTCACTCATGTCGTTGCTCGGGTTCTCATCCAGGGGTTGCGGTGTCGGCACTTCGGGTAGACGTCGTGGCACAGCATCGTGTGCGCCCGGTCCCAGCCCAGTGCCCGGTCGTCGCGCTGGCTCGGTCCGTGCTCGCGCTCGCAGGTGACGCCTTCGCCCCCGGCGTCGTAGGGCACGAACCAGGTGCCGTCCTCCAGCAGGATGCAGGTCACGCCGTCGCGGTGGGTGTAGACGTCGTGGGCGGCCAGCGTGGACGCCTGGGTCTCGATGTCCCAGCAGGTGTTCGTGGCGTTCCACACCGCGCGGCGCAGCACGGTGCCGTCCGGGCGGGCGTGGGTGAACACCCCGTCGCGCAGGGTGACCACCACCTCGCCCTTCGGGCCACCGAAGCGCATCGTCTGGTTGCCCGCCTCGTCGAAGTCCTTCTCGAAGTAGAACGTCGGGTTCGCCTCCTTCGTGTCGAAGGGGAACTCGGGCAGTTCAGGGAAGGTGCCGATCACCTTCGCGGTGTAGGTGTCACCGGGCTTGGTCGGGTAGCTCATCAGTCGTCTCTTTCGTCGTTGGGTTCGGTGGGTTCAGCGCCTCCGAGAGACGCAGCCGCAGGTCGGGGTTGGCCAGCAGCACGTAGGCCAGCACCGGGGTGCCGTCCTCCAAGGTGTCTTGCAGCGCCAGGTCCAGGAAGGCGCTCCACGCCACAGCCAGCCGCTTGCGGCTGAACTGCCGCTCCCGGTCCAGGGCCATCTCCAGCACCCGGATCCGGCGCAGGAACGGCCCGTGTGCGCGGCAGTTGACGTCCTCGCACTGGGTGGTGTGGTCCTCGCGCGCCTTGCGCTCGGCCTCCTCACCGACCATTGCTGAACCTGGACACTTCGGCCTCGGTCATCGCCCGGCCGATGTGCCAGCCGTCGCACCAGAAGCACGGGTACGCCTCCATCACCTTGGAGCCCTTGGCACCCATCGCCGCCACCGCCTTGTTGGCCGACTCCTCGGACTTGTAGTCGACCTTGAGACCGCAGGTCGCCTTGCGGCCGTAGTGCTCGCCTGCGGTCAGGTGCATCTCTCGGGTCTCGGCGTCCATCAGGATCCGACCTCCTGTTCGTGGATGGTGAAGTAGCCGTTCTGCTTGGAGTAGCGCGCGGTCAGTCTGGGCCAACCCAGGTCGGGGTGGTCGGTGAGCACCCCGTGGTGGTCGATCCGCTCCATCCGCCAATGCAGCAGCGTGGTGGTCAGCGGCTCGTAGCTGGTCCCGTCGTCGTCCGGGTCGGCCGCAGCCTCGGCGTACATCTCGTGGTACTCATCCAGCGTCTTCTGGGCCGCGACCATCGCCGCCTCGACGGTCCGGAACAGCCCGGCGTGGTTGCCACAGTTCTTCAGCTCCTGGACCTTCAGGTCCCCCTCGATCAGCAGCCGCCGGGAGCGCAGCGCGTTGGTGATCCGGCGGGCTAGGGAGAGACCCATCCGGATCTCGCCCTTGCTCTGGGCCTTGTCCTGGGCGTCCGCGAGCAGCACTTCCTGCACGGCCCGCTCGGCCTCGCTCCACGATGCTGGGTTCTCCATCAGAGCACCTCCTTCGTGGTCTCGACCCGGACGTAGACGAGACGAAACTTCATCTCCTCGAAGTCCGGGGACTTGGCAACCGTCTTCTCAAGCTCTTCGACCACGGGCCGAGCCTGCTCGATCGACATGCTCTCGGGAAGCTTCTGGTACAGCCTCCAGTCCTCGTCGTAGTCGAACTTGCACTCGATCAGGAGGTAGCCCTCGATTGACGTCACTGCCGCGCCCATCACTCCACCTCCACCAGGATCGTCCGCGCCGACTTCCGGTAGGACTCCTCCAAGATGTCGCGCCGGTACTGCAGCATCCAGGCCGCGATCTCCGCCTTGTTGGACTCGTGCCGGTACGGCATCCCCTCGGCCATCTTCTTCAGCGCCAGCGCAGGCAGGATCACCGTCCACTTGCTCAGCGCCTGCTTCGAGGTGCGCAGCGGCACCTTCCCGAAGAAGCCGTTCCGCACCCCGTAGCTGAACGCCTCGACGGCGTCCTGCTCCCCACGCCCCCGATGCGGCAGTACTCCGGCACCACGGGCGTAGCGCATGATCTGATCCAGCGTCTTCCACCGGCCACCGTCCTCGCACCAGCTGCACCCGCCGTGCAGGCAGGTGGCGTCCGGGTTCGGCCAGCAGATCTTCCGCGAGACCACCCGGTAGACCTTCGGGTCCATCTCCATCTCAGCCACTGGTGTTCGCCTCCCGCACGGCCTCTAGCAGCGCCCGGCGCTCGGTCTCGATCTTGTCCCGGTCGATGCCGAAGAAGTCGGCCATCAGCTGCTCCGGCTGGACGTAGACCGGCACCGGCTGCTCCCCGTAGATCCCGTCACCGGAGAATCGCTCCTCGGTGGGCACCCAGCGGGCCAGTACCCAGCCCTTCTCCTGGTGCAGCCAGTCGTAGAACTCCTGGATCAGCTGGGCCTTGCCGGAGCGCACGATCTCGCTCTGCTTCTCCAGCTCGGGTGTGTGCGGCATGTTCATGGTGATGCTCTGCTCTCGTCGTTGGGTGTTCAGGTGATCGGGACGACCGGGTGCACGGTGACCACGAACGGGTCCTCGTCGGGGGCCATCCCCTTGTTCAGGTCTTTCTCGTGCGCGTCGGCCCAGACCAGTGCGTCGACTGCGTCGTCGAAGGTGCCGTTGATGTGGATGCTCTTGGTCTCGGCGTTGGTGGTCAGCGTCACGAACTGCTCGGCGTTCTCCCACGCCTCGGCCTCGTCCGAGGCGATCACCGAGTTCACCCACGCCATCGCCTCCCGCCGGATCTCCTCGGTCATGGCTGCCCCAGCGGCACCAGGTGGCCGTCCCTGACGCGGTTCTCCCCGAAGTGATCGTGCTCGCAGTCGTTACAGACCGGCTGGTCCAGCGAGACCATCGCCGGGCACCGGTCGTACGGCGGGATCAGACACCGGCACCGGTGCAGCGCTGGGACCTCCCGCGTCGGCTCGGGCTGGAGCCTCTCGATCTCCTCCACTACTTCCACCTCCCGTTGCCCTCGGGCACCGGCACCAGGATCCGCTCGGCGTGGGGGAACCGCTGGCTGACACGGTCGAGCGGCCCCCACCATGACTGGTAGCCGTAGACGACGTCGCCGGAGTCCAGGTAGATGCACGGGTTCATCCGGCTGGCCAGGTACAGCTCGCGGATCCGGTCGGCCATCGGCCGAACACGCTGGGCCTCGATGTCGGCGATCACCTGCTCGCGGGTCTTGGTCACTGGGCGCCCGTCGCGGACGAACTCGTCGTACCAGGTCACGAACCGGTGCTCCTCGATCGGGACGATGTCGTCCTCCTCCATCACCGCAAGGATCGCCTCGTAGTCGTCCGGCGGCACGCCCTCGGTCGGCGTCCCCGGCATCACCCGGTCACCCACGTAGACGCCCTCGCCGTAGACGAACAGCTTCTCGCTGTCACCGTCGCGCATTGCCAGCACGGTGACGCCCTCTGTGTAGCTCATGCGGGTTCCTCTCCCTCGAACTCGACGCTGATCCGGAACTTGAGTCCCGACTCGGTGATCACCGAGAACGCCTGGATGATCTCGTCCTCGTCGAACCACTCCTCCGAGCGACGGATCTTCACCGGGACGTCCCCTCGGTTGATCACACCGAGGAAGGAGCCGAGCAGGAACGCCCGAACCGCCTGACCCTCCGCAAGCCTGGACTCCGGCATCACGCCTCCTCGATGTAGCCGATGACCTGCGAGTCGTCGTAGAGCGTCCCGCCGGAGTCCCGGTGCTTGCCGCCGTGCTGGTCGTGCCGCGCGCACCGGACGATGAGCCCGTTGGCGCCTCCGGCGAACCGGAACAGTGCGGTGCACGTGGTGATGAAGTCCGGCTGCTCGTCCACGATCCGGACCCGGTCGATCCGCACGTCGCAGTGGTACTGCTCGTTGTGGCTGAAGAACTCGACGCACACGTCCTCGGGATGGGTCTTGCGGCGCAGGATCTGTCCCCACACCAGCACCCAGTCACCCTCGCCGGGGTACTTTTTCTCCGGCAGCTCCTCGGTCACGTCGTCGCCTTGTCGTCCTGCAGTTGCCGCTCGAACCAGGTGCGCTGGATCTCCACGCCCCTCCCGGCGTCTCGGCCGCACCAGCTGCAGTCGGTGCCGAAGCGGACAGAAGTCTCGGTGGTGTCCATGTAGCGGAAGTGGCACCGGCTGCAGACCAGCCGGTGCTCGTGACCGGGTGTCATCATCGGCTGCGGGTAGCGCTCGTCCCAGCGGTGCGCCAGGTACTCCAGCTGCCCGGTCAGCCCGGAGCGCTGGTTGTCCAGCTCGTCGATCTCCTTGGTCAGCTGGTTGATGGTGTCCAGCACCTCGGTGAAGCCGGTCACGACTCGCCCCAGACCTTCGAGGGACCGAGCATGACCAGACCGTTCCCGGCCAGGTTGTCCGCGCCCTCACCGCTGATGCCCAGTGCCGCCGGAGTGATCGCCGGGGCGATCCCGGCCAGCTCCACGGCACCGATCAGCATCAGCGCCAGATCCTGCGAGCCGAGCCAGCCGCCCAGCGCGATGAAGGACGGGCCACCGGCGAGGTCGTCGGCGCCCATGGAGACGCCGAACTCGCCCTCCCCGAGTGCGTCGCGCACCGCGCTGATCAGCTCCTCGCGGTCCGGGAACTCCGGGTTCGGGGCGATCTCCACGAAGTGCACGTTGGCGCGCACCCGGTCCGGCGGCGTGTCACCGAAGGTGCCCGGCTCGGTGTCGGCCGGGGACTCGGGGTAACCCATCACCTCGGTGACGGCGATGCCGTTGACCTCGCGCTGGCTGACCACGGCGTCGCCGGTGTGCCGCTCCATCCGAACCCACATCGGCAGCGATGCCTGCAGTACCTGGAACCCGCTCATTGGTCTACCTCCATGAACTCGACGGGGCGCCCGTTGAGCACCTCGGTGATGGACGCCGTGATCGTCGTGACCGTGGCCAGCTGGGTGCGCACCACGAACCCGCACTCGGAGCCCAGCTGGTCGGCGGGCACGTTCAGCGCGGTGCCGCCGAACTCCTCGACGATGGGGATTCCCGCACCCTCGATCAGGCTGCGCACCCGCTGGTTCATGTCGGTGTCGTAGCGCTCGTTGGCGGTCTGCTGGAAGTAGATCTGGTAGTCGCCCATCAGATTTCCTCGTCCGTGAGGCCGACGGCCTCCATCAGCGCGTTGATCCGGGCCTGGAGGGACCGGCCGTTGCCCTTGTAGCCGAGCACCGCGTAGAACACCGGCTGGCACAGGAACGGCAGCGGGTTGCCCTGCCCGGCGTCGGCGTTGCCGAAGCCGTCGGTGTGCCCGTTGATCAGCTGGGTGTACTCGCCCGCGTCGGCGGCGAAGCCGACCCCGTCGGCGTCGGCGCCGATCTCACCGAGGCGCTCGTCGTAGCCGCCCTCGGGGGCGTAGCGGAGCAGGTCGCGCAGGGCGTCCTTGGCCCGCTTCTCGGTGTCCGGGTCCACGGTGAAGGTGGAGCGCTCCTCGTCGAGGTCGATGTTGATGCCGAAGGTGGTGCACAGCGACTCGGCCATCCCGCGCAGGGTGTCGCGGCCGACGGCGCGGCCCAGCGGCGTGGCGTACAGCGCCCCCTCGATCGCGCGCAGCGCGGCGAAGGTGATGTCGCCGTCGGCCTTGTTGAGCTTGATCACCAGGTTGCCGCCGCCGTCGTAGGGCTTCCAGCGACCCTTGAGATCGGGGAACGGCTTCTCGAACTTGTGCGTCACGCAGAGCAGCCCGGCCTCGGTCATCCCGTGCTCACCGGCCTCGATCGGCACGTAGAACCGCGCGTGCGCGGGGCTGCGCTGGGAGAAGTACAGGTCACCGTCGACGACGGTCTCGGCGACCTCCTCGGTGAACGCGGTCTTCCGCTTCTGATCGCAGTACCGGTTGCGGCGCGGCTCGGTGTCCGGCTCGTCGATGCCCTTGTGGTACATGTGCTGCCTCGTCTCTACGTCGTTGGTTTACCTTCAACGTAAACGTTAGCACATCACTTCGTCAGCGCACAACCGGTGCCTCAGCGCCGCTGGCCTCCCGGAACTCCCCGGTGGTGACCCAGCCGATGTAGTTCAGGTCGCGCATCACCGGCACCAGCTGCGGGCGCCCCTGGATGATCCGCAGCACCTCGCCGTTCCCGACGTGCAGGCCGATGTCACCCCACGGCTCCATGTCGTAGAAGCAGACCGCGCCGAGCACCATCGGGTACCCGGTGCGGCGCTGCTCGGCCATGGCCTCGGCCGCGTCCTTGGCCGAGCCCCACCGGGCCGGGCACTCCAGCAGGTTCCGGATGAAGGCCAGCGAGCGCCCCCGGTACTCCGACTCCATCAGACCGGCGGTGTCGGCCGGTCCCACGGCGCCCGCTGCGACGTGGGGCCGGGGTAGGGGCCGGTAGCACCCGACGGGCCGGGCGATGCCGTTCCCGACCCGTCGGATGGAGTGGGGGGCGCCTCCGACTCGGTCTGCTCGCGCTGCTGCTCCTCCAGCGACTCGGCCACCTTCGCCAGCACCACCGCGGCGTGCTGGGTGACGTCGCTGAGCTTCACCAGGCCCTGCGCCATCACACCGAGGCCCACCGCGGCTGCGGCGAGCAGTTCCTCGCGCTTGTCGATGCTCTTCATCATCAGGTCACTCACTCTCGTCGTCTTTCCTGGGGTCCGGCAGCTGGAACGCGTGCCAGACCAGTTGCCCATCAGCGGCCACCGCGGTGCCGAGGTGCTCGGCGAAGAACGGCAGCGGTTGTCCGGTACCGAAGACCTGTACCCGACGCTTGGGTTCGGGCTGGGCGTAGCGGGGCTCGATCGTCCAGATCGTGACCACGCTCGGGTCGTGCGGGTTCTGGCAGTCCACGTGCACCACCGGCCCGCCACCGACCCGGTGCACCCGATCGTCGACAGCCACCGGCCACTTCAGCACTGCCCGGTCACTCACCTGCTGTCCCACCGTCCGCGGTCGCTTCGTCATTACCTGTGAGGTCTGATCTAACACCACTGTGGAAGGCACGTCATCCCCGCGGCGGTGTCCAGTAGCCGTAGACCGCGCGGGTCCCGTCGCGGCTTGGGTCGTGGGGCGCCTGGACCACGCCGTGGAACACCGTGACCAGGCTCTTGCTGACGCTGCACACCAGCACCGGCTCGTCCGGTAGCTCGTCGTAGGCGAGATGCACCGTCACCCCGGAGCCGACCGACATGGTCGGCGTCCAGGTCCAGCCCAGCTCGCGCAGGTACCCCTTGCTCACCTCGGGCCACACCCCGACATCGCTGATCGCGGAGCCCGCCTCCTTGATCCGGCCGTGCCGCAGGCCGCGCACGTAGTTGATCTGCCGACGCTGGATCGCGTGAAGGACGTCCCAGTACTTCTGGCCGCTGGCGATCGCCAGCGCGGTGACCACCTGGTTGCCGGGGATGTGCCGACCGCGCTTGGTGGTGCGTCCGGGGTACCCCGCATCGTTGTAAACCCAGGGCATCGCGACCTCTGTTTCAGACTCGTACATGGTCTGTTCGTCTCTCCATCTCTGCTGTTGTGCCCGACGTCCATCTTCAACATCTGTTCACACCATCTTATCACCAGTGTCAAACGGGCCAGTGGTTAGAGGTACGCTCGCCCGGTGACAATCGCCCCCGAAGAGATGTCTCTGGCCCAGCAGATCTCGCTGCTGGACGACAAGGGGCGCGAGGCCGCGCTGGAGGGGCTGGACCTCGACGACCTGCAGTACGACTGGAAGTTCTGGCGACGGCCCAGCCAGACCTTCCCCAGCCGCGAGGAAGCCAACTGGTGGATCGGGCTGATGATGGCCGGTCGTGGTGCGGGCAAGACCCGCACCGGCACCGAGTGGGCGCACGAGAAGGCGATCACGATGCCGGGCTCGCGCGGGCTGCTGGTCGCCCGTACCGCGGCCGACACCCGTGACGTCCTGGTCGAAGGTGACTCCGGCCTGCTCAAGGTCGGGCGCCCCGGTGAGCGCGCCCACTACGAGTCCTCCAAGCGCCGGGTCACCTGGCCCAACGGCTCCCAGGCCACCTTGTTCACCGCCGAGGAGCCCGACGTGCTGCGTGGTCCCCAGGGGCACTGGGCGCTGTGCGACGAGATCGCCACCTGGCGCCAGGCTCCGGACGCCTCGGGCCTGACCACCTGGGACCACGTCCGGATTGGCGCCCGTCTGCCCTGGGGCTACGGCAAGGACCGGCAGCGCCCGCAGATCATGGCGCTGACCACCCCCAAGCGCACCCCGGTGATGAAGAAGCTGCTGGAGCTGGTCGAGGAGAACCCGGCGGTGGTGCTGCGCCGGGACACCACCGCGGCCAACGCCGGAAACCTCGACCCCGAGTACCTGCGGATGATCTACGGCCTCTTCGGCGGGACCCGGCTCTCCAAGCAGGAGCTGGACGGGCAGATGCTCGAAGACGTCGAGGGCGCGCTGTGGACCCAGCTGATCCTCGACGTGGACCGGGTGGAGCGCCTTCCCTACGTTCCACTGGTCTACGTCATCGCGGTCGACCCGTCCGTCGCCGAGGAGCCCACCGACGAGTGCGGCATCCTGGTCTGCGCCTCGACCACCGAGCAGGATCTCTACCGGCGCCAGTTCTACGTCGTCGAGGATGCCTCGGTGCTCGGCAGCCCGAACATCTGGGCCTCCCAGGTGGTGCTCAAGGCCCGCGAGTACGGCTGCCCGGTGGTGGCCGAGATCAACCAGGGCGGCGCGCTGGTCCGCTCGGCGCTGGTCAACATCGACCCGAACATCAAGGTGCTCGACGTCCGGGCGCGCTACGGCAAGCAGACACGGGCGGAGCCCGTGTCTCTGGCCTTCGAGCAGCACCGTGGCCACCTGCTCGGCTGGTGGCCGGACCTGGAGTCCCAGCTGACCTCGTGGACCCCGATGGACCGCAAGTCTCCGGACCGGCTCGACGCGATGGTCTGGGGCGCCACCGCACTGATGATCAAGCCCCCCGATGGCCTCTACCTCAACTCGATCCGTGCTCACTCACCCGCCGCGCTGCGGATCCCGCCGCGGCCGACGCCCTCGGCGATCCCCGCTCGCCGCAGCACCGTGCACGGACGGTTCGGCCGCGGTACCCGCAGCCCCGGATTCACGGTGGTGAACCGCCCACTATGAACGCTGACCTGCGCCGACAGCTCCTGGAGGAGGCGGCCACGATCGTCACCAAGGACCGGGCCACCACGTATGAGGAGCCCGAGGACTCCTTCGCCAACATCGCCCGGTTCTGGAACGCCTACCTCGCGGCCAAGCGCACCCCGGAGATCACCTCAGCCGACGTCGCCCAGATGATGATCCTGCTCAAGATCGCCCGGTTGACGAACAACCCGAGCCATTACGATTCGGCACTCGATGTGGCAGGCTACGCAGCCTGTCTGGCTGACGTCGCTCGTACGAAATCTCCGGTGCCGGAAGTGGACCCCTAACCATCCCCACTCTGTACACTCGCCGTAGCCCAAGGTGAGGACCACACAGACCCCATGCCGAAGCCCATGATTGCGATTCCCACGGTGCTGCCGGAAGAGGTCGAGCAACTCGCCGAGCTGCGTCGTTCGGTACGCAGAGTGCACAAGTCTGTCCCCGCGCACAGCCCGATCCGGAAAGTCTCGGCCGATCTTTCAGAGCGCCTCCAACAACTGCACCGCCGCGGTGTGCCGCTGCACATGCTGGCCGACATCGTCGGCCTGAGCCATCAGGCCGTCCGGGTCCGGGTGCGCAGCACCACGGAGACTTCGCGTACTGGTCGCCCGAAACGGGCCAAGCCACCGGCCTCGCTCAACGGGGCGCCCAAGCTGACCGAGCCGGTCCCCGGCGTGGCCCTGGTGGCCGACGCCGGAGTGCACCGACGGCTGCACGTCTTCGACCCACCCGAGGACGCCGGTCCGGCCTACCTCTCGATGATCCCGAGCATCCCGTTGCTGGAGGAGCGCCGGACCGTCCTGGACTGGCTGGAGTCTGAAAGCGACACCCCACCCGCTGGAGACTCCTCGGCCACGGCGACCCGACTGCGCGTTCCTCCCGCGGTGTACCTGCCCCGTGCGATGGTGGATGCGGTACTTGTTCCGCTAACCACGGAAGGAAGCAGGTCGGGTGATGCTGAATGAAACTCCCTACCCCCACGAGGTGATCGAGGGTCCGGTCAAGGTGCGCAACGACGTCTACCCGGCCAAGGTGACCTTCTCCTTCGGGGTCAACCCCTACAACCGCGCGCGAGCCATCGTCACCGCGGACCGGCTGCTCGTCCTGGTCGAGAACGGCGCTCGCGGCGCCGGGGTGCTCTACGACGAGAAGCTGGAGGATCTCGTCGGGGATCGGCGTCAGATCGTGGCCACCACCGCCGATGGCCAGATCACCATCAGCCGGGCGGGCGGGTGTGGTTGCGGGTCCTCCCTGCGCAGCTACCGACCCTTCAGCCGATCGCTGCGGATGGCGTCCCGGTGACGCCACTGGGCCTGCTCGTCGACGCGCTGGCGGTCTTCCGGCTGACCAAGCTGGTCAACGACGACGAGATCCTTGGCGACGTCCGGGACAAGCTGCTGGATCGGTACCCGCCAGAGGACACCAAGATCGGCTACCTGATCACCTGCCCGTGGTGCGTCTCGATCTACGCCGGTGGCGCGGTCGCGCTGGCCCGTGAGCTGGCCCCTCGCACCTGGAACGTGGCGGCCTCTGCGCTCGCGTTCTCCGCCCTTACCGGGCTGGCTGCCGAGAACCTCTGATCATCTGATCGTCCCTGCTCGGTCGTGTTTACAATGCGCGTTCGACACTGTTTAGAGGTACAGTTCACGGACACCCGCTGGGGCCTCTGGCCTACGTCGCATGACGCCTGGACCTGAGAGGAGCGGTCGTGGGCATTTTCGTCCGGGAGTCCGCTCCCGTTGAAGCTGCCAAGATCATCCCCTTCAACGCGCCCCGCGCGCTCCAGGCGTCCGCCCAGCGGGTCAAGCTCAACGAGCCCCGTGACGTCGAGCAGCTGCGTCGTCGCAGCGAAGTGGTCTGGCAGCGTCGGGCCTGGGAGTACTTCGACATCATCGCCGAGATCAAGTACGCCTTCGGGCTGCTCGGCAACGTCACCGGCCGCGCTCGGCTCTACCCCGCGTTCGTCGTCGACCCGCACCAGCCCCCGGTCCAGCTGGAGAACCTGATCGAGGACGGGACCCTGCCGCAGGAGTACGTTGACGACTGCCGAGCGGTGCTCAACCGGATCATCAGCACCACCGGCAGCCAGGCCACCTTGCTCCGCGACGCAGCGTTGAACCTGTGCGTGGCCGGGGAGTGCTACTTGGTCCAGGTACCCGAGCGGCTCGGCAGTGGGGAGCCGGAAACCTGGGACATCAAGAGCGTGGACGAGGTGATCGTCTCCCCGGACGGCAAGGTCCGGCTCAAGCAGCGGATGGACGCCCGCCAGCACGAGTACATCGAACTGCCGCCGACCGCGTTTGTCGGTCGGATCTGGCGCAGTCACCCCCGCTGGAGCCAGCAGGCCGACTCCTCGATGATCGGCGTGCTGCAGCCCTGTGAGGATCTGCTGCTGTTCAGCCACGCCGCGCGGGCCACCGCCCAGTCCCGGCTGAACGCGGGCGCCATGTTCATCCCTGATGGCCTCTCCGCCTCGGCGATGCCCGCCGAGCCCGACCCCGCGATGGTCGGCGAACCCGAGCCCCCGATCGAGG